TTCTTTACATGGCAAACTACGTCTATTACTGGTATACAAGAGCAAAGAGAAGATTATATTTGTTTTGATACGAAGAATAGTAGATATGAACTTTTTAAAATCAAAGACAATGAGTAAACCAATATTCATATGGAGAGTTCCATTACATGCAGTAGTAGGCAATAGTGAACAGTTTGAACAAATACAACAAGATCTACAAGCAAAGTTATCTGACTATCATGTACTGTGTATGACAGATCCGGGAGTATCTTCGCCCCAGTTCGAATGTTATAATGCAGTTAATGCCGAAGAAAAGGATATTGAGGAATTAAAACAAATGGGAACTGCAATGTTAAATTCTCGATCACGATGGCAACGGGCTCTAGAAGATATGATGCGCGATGATGAAGATTCAGGATTATATGAAGAAGATGAAACAAACAGTAGTATATAAAGGTAATGCTGCTTATAGCAGATCATCATATTTAATATTAGAAGACGATATGGTTGAATTTGATTGTTCAGATGAAGAATATGGTCCAATCCGCTTTCCTTTACAAACGTTACTTGATGCTATAAAAACTCACATGGAAGATGAATAAAGAAACTTTAGACATACTCATTAATGCTATGAGTGATACCGAATGGAATGAGTTACGATCTCGCGCTGATGTGAAACGAGCGCATAATGCTGCAGCTATATACTCGGCAAAACGTTCCTCAGCAATTGAATTTGCAGATTGGATTTTAAAGCATAACTTGGCAAATAGTTATGACAAAGATGGATTTGCTTGTTGGGTTCTAGCAGATGGTAGTGGAACGACCTATACTTCACTTGAACTATACAATGCATACATGAATGGCGAATTCGAACCTGATGATGAAGATGACTTATCAGATTGGGATAATACTCTGATGGATGGACTAGATGATTTGGATTAGTAAAGAATTATTCTTATATTAAGGTATGGGAAAGCATAGAGTAACATTGATATCGGATACGCATACAAAGCATGCCCAGCTGACAACGACAACATCGTTACGCAAGGCTGATCAGCCCGTAGATTTACCCGGTGGTGATATACTGATTCATGCAGGTGACTTTATGTCTTCGGGTTACAATCCAATGGAAGCAGTAATGTTTTTTCAGTGGTTTGATGCAATTGATAATTATGATACTAAAATACTCATTGCGGGTAATCACGATAGGTGGATGCAAGACTCAGAAGATGAAGCTCGTAGTTTATTGAAAGGTTATTATAAAACAATAGAATATCTACAAGATGAAGGCATGGCCTTATATAACATCGATGAAGATGCATCTATTAAATTATATGGTTCGCCATGGCAACCTGAATTTCATAATTGGGCATTTAATTTACCTCGTAATGGTGAAGAGATGCAATCACGATGGAATGCAATACCAGAAGATACCGACATACTCGTAACACATGGACCAGCATTTGGTCATTTGGATATTCCAGGAGGACAAAGTGTTCGTGTAGGTTGTGAAATGCTTCGGCATCGAATAGATACCATACGACCAAAGATTCATGTGTGTGGACATATACATGGCAGTTATGGTTACCATTTTGATGGTCATACACATTTCTTCAATGCATCGGTATTAGATGAAAGATACAAATACGCTCACGCACCATTTACGTTTGAATGGGATAATATAACAAATAAAATAACATGGCTATGAAACAAACAGCAGTAGAATATTTAATTGATGGGTTAAGAGGTAGCATCACAGAAATTGTAAGTGATGCTAAACTTCATGTTTTAATTGAGACTGCTTTAGAAATGGAAGAAAGTCAACGAAAACTTGATACGTTTTATGGCTATGCTCAAGGTTATGATGATGGTGTAGCAAATAAAGAACCAATGAGGCCTAAATTGTTAGACTTTGAAGCGGAACAAGAAGACTTAGGACAACACTACAAAGAAACCTTTAAATCAGAATAAAATGAAAAGACGATTAAGACTTAGCAAAAAAGATTTAAACATCTGGGCATTAACGCAAGAAGACGATTTAGTAATGCTTAAGGTACCTTTCAGATATCGATCTCAGTTTATTGAGACATTTATACCAAACTATCCATTACCTTCTGCAGATGATGTAGTATTTTGGTTAGGAATGATGAAAGTAGTAGAAACATACCAAATTGATTTATAATATGGCAAAGAGATTAACACGACAAGAAAAGTGGGACAATGCAGTAATTGATATTATCAATGCAATGTTTCAGATTGCAGGACATGCTGTTACTTATGATGATGTAAAGGATCGTAAAGACGATTGGTTCACACAATGGACTATGACTGAGGCTCAGCATGACGAATGGAAACGCTGGGGAAAGAAATATCTTCAAAAGAACCTAAAATTATATGCTAAACAAGCAGAAAAAGAAATGATGTGGACTAGTCTTATGTGGGGACTTAAACTCAGCGACTGGCCTAACAAAGAAACACAACCAACCGGGGAGGATTCTATTAACATAGGAGAATAACATGATATTAGAATCAATGGCCGTAGGTGCACTTACAGTTATAGTGATGACAATTGCTATCATTTCAGTTGTAGGTTTGCTTAAGGCAGTAAAATTGTCAACAGACTTAATGCAGTTAAAACAACGTTTAACAGACGACGAACGAGAATTAAGTCGCGAAATTAACATGGTGGAATCTGTGTTAGCTAATGGCGTACGTAGTGAGTATGATCGACTCAATAATCGAATCGATGAAGCACATCGCCACACCGATCAAGTGCAACAGTATGTCGACCATCGAGTTGACAAGTTAGAAGCTAAACTAACAGGCACACTTAAATCAAGCAAAGAAGTACTTAAAGGATAAACAAGAAAAGAATCCTCTCCGGTTGGTTGTTATATTTATTTTTCTTATTATTTAAGTAAATAAAAGAGTTATGAAACGTAAAAGAAACATACAAACATCAGCTTTATTGCTGCTTCGTCGGTTAGGTATGCTTTGCAAATTGCCTAGAGATGAAAAACCAAAACTTCGTATCGCACGTACAGTGTACCCAGCTGGTCGAGTTAATACGATTGAATCGGAACAACATGTATGGATTCAAACTAAATTAATGAGTCGTCCCAATTGTAAGTTTGATGCTAATACTAGAAAGTGCGTATGTGGCGCAGCATCAATCGAAGAATTTGCTTTAAATTGTAATTCAAATAAATAACATATCAAAACAATTAAATTATGAAAAAAATCATGTTAACAATAGCATTAGCTCTCGCAACAGTATCAGCTAATGCACAAATTGGTGTAGTAACAGTAGATAAAAATGCCAAAGAAACGCCACTAGGATTCTGGTACGTAGTAAATGGGAAAGGATTTGAGAATCAAATGTTTTTCCAGGATGAAACTGTTAATGTTTTAATTAAATTAGAATCAATTCTAGGTTCATATGATTTAAACATGGATACACCAAAAGGAAAAGATGATGCTGGAGATCCTTATTGGATTGTAATGGATGAAACGGAACGAATAACATACATTTATCTGATTAAGAATAAATTTGATAAAAACTATTCAATAATAAATTTATTAACCAAGTAGTTATGAAAAATATTGTAGTTAAAGTTTTAAAAGATTTTGTAGTTTCATTATCCACGTGGATTGCAATTGGACTCGGATACATAACACTGCTAATTGCTGCATCAGCAAGTTGGTTTGAAATATGGATATGGATTCCGGCTCTTACGTTTTCCTGGTTAGTTTTTAGACCATTACTTAAGCATTGGGAATCATTCTTTGATAAAGTCTTTAAAAATGAGCGCGATCCGGCCTAATCTTAATTTTTATAATGAACGGCAAGAACATGTGCCATATCAGGATTCGGTTGCTGAGAAAGCACGTGCTGCATATCAACGGATGCAACAAGACGCCGGAAAGGTATCAAAGAAACCGTTAGCACGAGTAGATCCAGTTGCATCCGCTAAATGGTTTAAACGAAACGACTAATGAAAGCAAGAAACACAACATGGTGGGAACGAATTGCATTATGGTGGCGATTCGAAGGCAAGTATTGGCACAAAGACTTTGCACAAGGAGTACGTAATTTGTGGCGATGGTTGCCTGTGATATGGAAGGACCGCGATTGGGATGCAGCATATGTATATCGCATAATGCAATTCAAATTGGAACAACAAGCTGCAGGAATCGGATCCAGAGACCGACATGAGTCAGCTCAACGGACTTCCGAAGTATTATTAACATGTGCCAGATTGTGTTGGCTGATGCAGGATGGAGCTTATGAAACTGAGTATTTAGAATATATTGATTCTGAATTTGAATTTGTTCCTACTGATGAAACAGGCAAATGGTACACGATGGAATCTACGGTACTCAGAAATGATTTAGATGAGTATTTTAAACGATATCCTAGGCAGTATAAACGAGTAGTTAATGGCGAGATACGCTGGCTCACGAATAGTTCAATTGACATCACTAACAAAGAACATGTAGCAATGTGTATTGCGTATGAGAATCAGCAAAGATGTCGACGACTGCTATTTAAGTTATTAGAACAACGATTAGATGATTGTTGGGATTAAAAGGAAATGAAATGAAAACACTATTACTTGGCAGCATTGCCTCACTATTACTAACAGCATCCAGTACATCAACGCATATAGCTACTTGGTATGATATGCATGGAAGACGCACTGCATCAGGCACGCGGATGCATCGAGATTCACTAACGGCCGCATACAACTTTGCAAAGTTTGGCACCATATTGGAAGTAACTAACATAGCAACTGCAGTTAAATGCACTGTAACAGTTACGGACCGAATGGGAGTAAAATCCAGCAATCGAATTGATTTGAGTTATGCTGCATTCGGATGTATCGCAAAACGATCTCAAGGACGAATATCCGTACGGCTTCGCAAATTAAATTAATCAGTTATTTGGACGTTTGCAAAATAATTCTTATATTTAAAGTATAAAAAATAAGAGTCATGAGAGAACAGACAATAAAGAAAATGTTGGAAGCTGGGTTCGAGCCAGTTAACTTAAAATCAGGAAATGTTAAGATTGGTGATGCTATCGCTAGTCGCAATGTGATGTTTGGTACACTGCAAACTATTACTAAGCTGACTGGCAGATATGGAGTACGGTTTGATGCAGACTATCTGGATGATGAGTTAACATATTTCACTCCAACAGAGTTCGAAGAATTTTTCCTAGTAGATAAACGAAAACGATAAAACGAGAGTTATGAGAATAAGAATCAACAACATTGAATGCCGTTTCGATCAAGGACGTTATGAAATAGTTAAATGGCAACCTAATCATTATTACGGTAAGCTAGCTGAATACTTAGAAGGTGGTTGGGTATCCGATGGAGAGTTTTTACGACTTAACAATACTGCCATACAAGAAACGGTATTCGATCGACCAGAAGGATGTTACACTGTAGCTACATTGCATTATGATGACGATGAAGCATGTTGTGATTTGAACACAGTTGGTGCAAGACTATTGGAGTTAGATCAAAAAGATCGTGCTGACTTCTTTGCAGTGTATGAATATGCAGAGGATCGTATTAAAGCAGAAGAATTAGCACGTACAGAAGAGCCGGAATTTTAAATCAGAATAGAATGATAGGAAGATGGTTTATGTGACAGAGCAATACCAAAACTTGACTCAACTGGATGTTTAATACTTAAAAAGATTTAACGGATCCTGGACTAATTAGAAGATGTAGCTGTATACGGATAAGCTTCTAAATAAAAATAATAGTAAGAATGATTGTAATAAAGACTGTAATAGGAATAACGAGTATAATAGCTATATGGTACTCAGTATATTTAATAGGATGTCTCACAGAACGTTACATATTAGATGAAAAACGTCCAGACTATGTGTGGATATGGGGTTACGTGTTACGCACATTGACAGGCATAATGGCGTTAGCTGTAATCCTAGGATGCATAACAATCGGAGTAATGGCGTGGGCAGTGGGAGACGCGATATGGCAGTGTGTTATAGGTTAAGTAGTACCTGGTATCGCATCGCATTCAGTGTCTAGTAATAAGACTCCCTCAGCATCTCCCTGTCGTTTTTAAGGTAAAATACGCAGATATAGGGCGTTATTTTTAGACGAAATGGTGTCTAGTAGCATCCAGACAGATAGGTTATATATATCTCCCTCCCTATACAACTAATACGGGGGGCATAGACTCTTTATTACGGGTCGCCTGGATTACTGATATCCGTTACACTGTAAACCGTGTTATATGTGCGTATACTGTGTCTTGTAATATCCAACCTTTTTGGTCTATTTTTAGATTGATTTTTGCTTTTGGTTGGATATGTGGCGAATTCTTCTTATATTTAAAGTGTAATTAAATTAAAGAGGTATGATGGTATCGGTGTTATTTTTCGGGTTAATAATAGGGTTTATTGCTTGGCGAGAAATCGGTTAGTTCGATTCTGTAGCTATACGGAGTAACCTGTATTCGTTCTTATAGTGCGTATACGTTCGGTTTGCTAATTATACAGAGTAACTGTCAGGTTTATTTTTAGATGGATATCTGATGCTCCCCGGCTATTTTTAGATGAATCCGCTATTTTTAGTCGATTTTTAGCTCAATATCCGGTTTGATTTTTAGACGTATTTTTAGAAAAGTAGCACTTTTGGGCCGGTTTCTTTTGCTTTGCTAGCTATACGGAGTAACCGAACAGGCTATTTTTAGACGATTTTTAGACCAATATCACGTTATTTTTAGATGTATTTTTAGATTTATTTTTAGATACGGTTGGTTTTTAGATTTAGTTTTCATATTATATATTTGTAATTAAGAAGGAAGGTTGATCCAACCAAATGCTTAAGGCGGCCAGAAGGATCACGAACAAAGATATGGGAAAGATTCATCCCGCGATAAAACATGGATCGATTAGGCCCGGTAACCACAAGCATCAGAGCACTACGGAGCACAACTTGCTAACACCTCCGGGCCTTTGTATTGCAAACATGTCTCTCAATATACCGACGGGGTCCGGGATCGTAGTGCTCGCAAGACACTCCCGGCGGATCGGATTTAGGTAAGGCGATGTGAATCGTGTAGGGACTCGGGTTTCTCTCTCTTATTCCCGGGTCCTTTTTTACTGTTTATATATTTATTTAAAACATCGGAGTAATATGACAACGAATCGAAATATACTTGCAGAGAATATGCATCGTTTTAAAACAAAGAATTTATCTGAAGATTCTGATGAAACAACACTACTAAGCCTCGATATGCAAGATCCTCGAGTTTTAGCATTAGCACAAAAAGTAGCAGAAAAACAGTATGCGATGCGTAAAGCAGGCGACAAGCGCCGATGGCTCATCGGAGATTATAATTTAAACTTTTGGAATAACGACTTTGTACGTGATGAATATTATGATGCAAATATAAATGACTATATTAAATTAATAGACAGGTTGCGCGCGAAAATGCTCCGTAACAAAGTTTAAAAAAATATAAAAAAAATCGTAAAAAAGTGTGTGGATAATTTGGTCCGCGCACTTTTTTTACTTATATTTAAGTATTAATTTAAAAATAAGAGATATGCAAGTAGAAGTTAGAACAGTAAAAAAGGGACAAATAGTTGAATTTGCAATGAGTAATCCTAATATGGTGCGACGTGCAAAAGTAATAAAAACAAGGAAAAATGCAGTTACTGTACTATTAGAAAATATTAATGATATCGGATGGACCATAATGCCAGCTGATAGCTTAGTTACTATAGTTAATATTTAGTTAAACTTTTTTAAAAAATGCTTGACACGCATAAGTATTTTGCTTATCTTTATATAAATTAAAAAATAAGAGATATATGGAAAACTTAGTAATATTAGGAACTGTAGCAAAAGGACAAATTGTACAATTTGCTTGGGATACAAAACCGGATGTATTAATACGGGCAAAAGTAGTAAAAACTAGAAAAAATGCACGTATCGTCGAATTAGAGGATATCGATATTAAATGTTATTATGGCATGAATCCTAATGTACCAGTTACCGTAATTGAAAAAGTTTAAAAAAAGTTTGCTAAAAATTAGGATCCGATCGAAATTATCCTTATATTTAAGTATTAATTTAAAAAGAGAGAAAATGAGAGAGTTTAGAGTAAGTTTAGCAGATGGTTTTAATGGTGATGAAGCATTTTTAGTTGTTGATGTAATGGCTAAGGATTTGGTGGATTTAGTTGATAAGGTTAGAGAGAATGAAGAGTTGGCTGAATATTGTTATAGCAATAAGGATTTGGTTGAGTGGTGGTGTGGTGTTGATGAGAATGGCAATTTTCCTGAGTGGAGTGATGATATGATTGAAGGTTGTATTTATGATGAAGATGGCGAAATGTGTTTAATATTAAATGAAGTGATTGAATTTAGAGTTGAGGAAATAAGTTAAAAAAAAGTTACAGAGATGCTTGACACGCATCTCTTTTTTGCTTATATTTAGATTATAATTTAAAAAGAGAGAGTATGTATAGTTTAGATTGTGTTTATTACGAGAAAGAGTTTACCTCATTGTCTGAGTTGATTAGCGATGTGACAGCATCCGGCATGGATCCTAATTATGAAATTACCCGGAATGGCCGTTGCACGGGAGAGATGTTGTGTGATTTGATTGGATATTAATTTAAAAAGAGAGTATGATAGTATTAGTAGTAGCCACAGGTTTAATCACGTTTGCAATAATCATAGTAATAGCTAAAGATTTTTTAAAATAAGAGATATGAAACAGACAGCAATAGAATGGTTTGCACAACAGGTTAATTCATCTAAATGGAAATTTGCAGATATGACTGATAGGCAATTAATTATTGACCAAGCTAAAGCCATGGAGAAGCAACAGCTAGGGAAGTTTTACAATCATGGTCAATGGACAACAGTTCATGGTGATACATTTGAAGATCACTATAACAAAATCTTTAAATCAGAATAAACTTTTTTTTAAACTTTTTTCAGAAAAAGGTTGACACGCATTGATTAAAACCTTATCTTTATATAAATTAAAAAGAGAGATATATGAAAAAGGTAGCAAAAGTAGAGTACGGAATCCAAATCACAAAGCCATGGAGCCGCGATATGTATGACCACAATGATGCAGTAGCCGTAGTGGTTCGAATCAAAGTTAAGCAGCTTTGGATTTCTGCCATGGCAGAGTTCCGCAAAGAGTTTGATTATAATGATCAAATGCTTGAAGCAGATTGGGTTAGTGCAAGTGATGAGTTAAAAAGAATCCAGACAGCAGTTACATGTTACGGGTTTGGATCAGGATATGATGTTAACCAAGTAGTAGATAGAGTGATGCAGGAATTAGATGATGCTGCTTATTACCGACTTAAGGATATAGCTGAGGAGTTAGAGTTGGAATTAGAGAAAGGGTTTGTTGGCTTAAGTTAGCCAGCAAACTTTTTTTACATTTTATTAGGATCGCATTATTATTTTCATTATATTTAAGTATTAATTTAAAAAGAGAGAAAAATGGATTTTGAAAAATTTGAGAGAATTGAGGGACTTGTTAATAGCACTGTCGCAAACAAGTTGGAAGACGCAATCCGTTACGTCACACTGGATTTGTTAGCAGATGGATTTGACGACACGGATATTAAGCAGTACCTAGAAAGTGTTGTAGGATTTGTAGTTGATGACACTGTGGATCCTTTATAAAAAAAAAGTAAAAAAAGTTAACAAAAAGGTTGACACGCATTGATAAAATGCTTATCTTTAAGTATAGAAATTAAATAATAAGAGAGATGGCTAAAAAAGGAAGAAATTCAGGATTTGAAAGACAAGGAGCAGTAATGGCTCAAATGAGTCGAGATGCAAGAACCGGAGGCAATGCCGTAACAGTAGCACAAGCTATTACGCAAGGAGCGCGCAACGCAGAGTACCGGGCACGGGTTGAGAAACCGATCCGAGTATCATTCAAGTTCTTAGCAACCGGCAAGTAGTCGGTTGCATTCAGTTATTCATTTATTTAAAAACACAAGAGAGTTATGGCAAAAAGAATTCATGTAAGCACCGGAGCAATTGTAGCAACCGCAGAAAGCACCAATCAGTTATTAAGAGACATTAAGAAGCTCCCAACCTTAACCCGGCAGCAGGAACAAGAGTTAGCCGGCCGAATCAAATCCGGAGACCGCAAAGCAGTTAATGCGTTAGTGGAAGCTAATATCCGATTCGCGGTGCAAGTAGCAAAGCAGTATCAAGGAATGGGATTACAATTGGAGGATCTTATCGGATTTGCTAACATAGGACTCTTCGAAGCGGCTGAGAGATTCGATCCCACAAAAGGTGTTAAGTTCATTACATTTGCTGTGTGGTACATTAGAGCCGAATTGCAGAAGGCATTGAATGACTTATCCAGAGTAGTTAGGATCCCATCACATCGAGTAGCAACTGAGGAGCAAAGCATCAAATCAATCCACACTCCGGTAGGTGATGACGAGAACAAAGAAACCTATGCGGACCGATACTTGGCTGCGGATAGTGTGAAAACAGCCCGGGACACAGAAGATCTCCGTTATGACTTAAACAGAGCCTTATCACAACTTAAACCGAAGCAGCAAGAAGCTATACGCAGATTCTACGGCATCGGACAAGAGTATCCACAATGTATGGATCAGATTGCTGAAGAGATGGGAGTAACCGGAGAGAGAGCTAGACAATTGGTTCGCCAGGCAGAAACCGAATTAGCAAAGCTACCGGGCATTGAATTGCTAGAACAATACCTATAAACTTTTCTGAAACTTTTTTATAAAAAAGGTTGACTCGCATTGATATTATCGGTATCTTTAAGTATAATAAAAAATAAGAGGTATGAAAGGAAAAGGCAATTTTAAAAGGCTCACCGCAAAGAAGCAGGTACAGCAAATCGAAATGATTCGTCTGCAGCAGACGTTGGCAGGTAATGCATTTATTTATTCAGTAATTTTTAATTAATAGGACATATGGGAACACCACAAATTATTTTATTGACAATGATAGGTATCGGATTATTACTAAATGCTTATAAGCATGGCCAACCGAGAACCGACAAGTATAACATATTCTTTAAGCTAATTGATGCAGCAATCTTTATTTGGATCCTTTATGCCGGAGGATTCTTCGGATAAAAAAAGTTACCAAAAAGGTTGACTCGCATTGATTAAAACCTTATCTTTATTAAAATTAAAAGAGAGAGAGATATGAAAACATTAGCATTGGCATTAGCAGTAGCATTGGTAGGATGTACATCACAAAGAAACCCGGAGACTAGTTATCACGGCGGATCGATTCAGGTTATTAAATTCGAAGGACATGAGTACCTATCATTTGATGGTAACCATTACGATGGAGGAGTGGTTCACTCTGAATCTTGCCCTTGCAAATCCAAGTAAAAAAAAGTTTGAAAAAAGTTTCAAAAAAGGTTGACACGCATTATTTAATTCATTATTTTTATATTATAAATTTAAAAGAGAGAGATATGACAAAAGAAAATTTAATTGCACAGTTGGAGGGAGCAAAGGCGCTAACCTCAGTAGTAAGCATTGACAATGTTATTGCATTGATCCAAAGCATCGAGCCGGTAGTTATCGTTGAGAAGGATTTCAAATTGACTCCAGACTTTGCTGAAGAGATTGCTAATAGAATTGAACGAAGTTTGGATTATAATAGCAGAGACTTGATTGATGTAGATTCTGCGGAGTTTGAGTTGACTTATGATAACCGAATCGAATTAAATAGTGTCGACGTCAATATGAGGGAAATAATGGATCATGTCACTGCCTCCTTAGAAAGATTCGTTGAGGAGCCGGAAGAGGCGGAAGTTGAAACTGACGACGTCGTAGAGTTGGAGCGCAATGAAGATGATGAAGAAGCCGAAGACGAAGAAGTAATCGACGGCGACCCAGAAGAGTAAACATATCTCTCAACATAGTCCCGGGTCAGCAGCAATGTTGGCCCTTGCGGACGTAAAAAAGAGAGCATATGAAAGAAACAACATCAGTATTAGCATTGATCACCGGACTTGCATTAGTAGCAACTGGTAACTGTATTGGCCTATTAGGTCTAATTCCAACCACAATCCTTCTTACCGTCGGCGTAAAAAAAGTTTAAAAAAAGTTACCTAAATGCTTGACACGTGTTCTTATTTTCCTTATCTTTATATAAATTAAAAAGAGAGAGATATGAAAGTAAATGTAACAGTAAAGGGAGAGTTAACCAGAGGGATCGTTCAGCAGTATGAATTAGACATAGCTCCAGCGGATGTATTAGCAACCTTTGAGGAGTCACGCAAGGTATGGGATGAATTCCATGTCGAGTTCAAATCAGAGGATCCGATTGCTCCATTTGAATTGTATTGTGTTAAGACATACAAGCAAGAGATGATGAATCGTCAGTGGTTATTGGATCTACATGAGGAAGTAGCCGGCGAAGAATAGCCGGAAACTTTTCTTAAAAAAAGTTACCAAAAAGGTTGACACGAAGGGTTTTTTTCCTTATCTTTATATAAATTAAAAAGAGAGAGATATGATGAATGTATTTGAAGCAGTAAGAGTAAAAGGCAAGTTAATGGCGAAGAATGTGAAGTCAGGAGAGTTCGCGCCAAAGGGTTTAATCCGCGATGTGCAATTACGCACGGCAGAAGCTAACCGAGAAGTATTAATGGTAAGCGCTAACGGCAGAGTAAGCAGAGTAGCAGCAGCCATGGCAGGAGTAGCCGTAGCACCAGCAGCACCAGCAAAGATGTCTTTCATGACAGTACTCGAAGGCAGAGATCCACAAGTAATGTTCAGCAACCTGGAGCGTCTTACTAAGATGGTAGGTAGAGGTATTCAGCCTTCATTAGTTATCACAGGTATGGCAGGTGTAGGTAAGACACACTTAGTTAAAGAGACTCTTAAAGGAATGGGTCTTACAGAATCCAAAGACTTTGTTCACTTCAAAGGTCGTGCCACAGCAGCCGGATTGTTTATTACCTTGTATCAAAATTCGGATAAGATTATTGTGTTGGATGACTGTGACTCCGTATTCAAAGATGACGATGCAGTTAATATCCTTAAGGCAGCATTAGACAGCTATGACACACGCAAGATATCTTATATCTCTAGCAAGCCACTTAAGGATGAGTACGGCGATCCAATCCCACCACACTTTGAGTTTACAGGTCGCATCATATTCATCTCCAACATCCATCAAAGCAAATTAGATGAGGCAATTCGTTCACGTAGCTTTGTGTCAGACATCACAATGAACACCACTCAGATGTTTACTCGAATGGAGCAATTGATGGAAGGCATGGAGCGTAGCATTCCAATAGCAGCAAAGCAACAAGCATTAGAGATTATGAAACGTCTAGACAGCAAATTTGCCGGCATCGATGTTAACCTCAGAAGCTTTATCAAAGCAGCAAGAATATGCGCAATGGGATTTGATAATCCGGAGGAGATGATAGCAGAACAAATCATCGCAGCAGAATAAGTAAACATATCTCTCAAATAAGGATCCGGCATCAGAAATGGTGTCGGATTTCTGCTGAAAAAAAGTTTAAACTTTTCTTGGAAAAAGGTTGACACGTGTACTTATTATCCTTATCTTTATATTATAAAATTAAAAGAAAGAGATATGAAAAAAGTAGCAGTAAAAGAATTAGGCGCAGGATTTATGATCTTTGGTAACAAAGGCAATGTGTGGACCGGCACGGCACACGCATACCAATTAGGCAAAGGCAATGTATGTGGTACTCCAGCATTAAGCAGCAATCACGCATTATTTGCCGGCATTGAAGAAGTAGGGTGCGCAGAATGCTTAAAGGCATTAGGTAAGTAATAATATATAACGAGAGAGATGCATATAGAAACAGCAATGTTAGCAATAGGCCTAATTGTAGGTTTTATCCTAGGAGTTCAAGTTAATAAAAAATAAAAGAGAGAGTATGACAAAGAAAGAGTTAATCCGAGCAATCCAAATCACAGAAGCCCGAGCATGGCAAACACTTCAAGCCGACAAGAAGACATTCGGAGAGGACCACGTGGTGACAGCGATAAGCCGCAATGCTTGGGGTCCGGTATTCGAATTGAGAACTGCATTAGGCATACCGTCATTAGGAATGAGTGACTGCATAGCAGAAGGAGTGTTGCCACAATAGCATTCCATACATATATAGAGTCTAGAAAGGGGGGTAGGTAGCCCCCCTATTTACATGGGGTATAGCCCCCCCGTATTTGACCCCGGTAGCCCCCCCAAAACAGGGGGGTGGGGGAGGGTTTCATTAAGGGGTAGAACACCCCCTGATATATGGAGGAGGTTATATATGTTTTTCTAGCACGGGTAAAAATTTTGCTATATAGATGCTCTTTATTAGAATATGCGGTGCATATATTTATTATAGTATAATAATAAGGTATAATCATGATTAAGCTAAAAAACATTTTTAAAAACATCTTAAACGAACAATTCGCCAACCAAATTCCTAACAAGGAAGTGCCGGAGCCTAGAAGCCTAGAAACAGTTCCAGTAAACATGTATCATTTACGTAAAGGACCTAGTAACCCCGATGGAATTGCTACGGCAAAATATGTACCAAAAACTGGAGAGTTACTGGATGCAAGTGATAGCAAGGTTATCGCAGCGTTACAGCCAGGATTAACTCCCGATCAAGTTAAACAAATGTTGCAACGCAATAAATTGCATAAAGGCAAAGTTTTGCAAATGTTCGATCGTATGTTAGATAAAAAGATTAATGGTAAATATCTTTCTTTAAATCAATACGATAAGATATATCTTAACAAACAAACGACTAATGATAACAAGAATCTCGCGGAACAAGAAATGAACTACGACGAAAAAGTAAAAAAAATGCAAACTCGCAAAAAGGTTAATAAAACACAATTATTCTCGATATTGCCTATAGGTAAAACTGCGACAATAATGCAGGCAGATGGTATTATATTAATAGTTGATGAAAACAATAATTATTACGAATTAATTTAATAATTATTAAAATAACACATCTTCTTCGAAGAATTAATATGATACGATTAAAACAATTGCTCGCAGAAATAGGGGAAGGCTCAGCGACCCCATATCCATTTCAAATGTACAATGGAGAAGCTTATTTCGAGACTGCGGGTGGTACAATGTATCAAGTCACATTTCCATATGGGTCTGATGAGATCATGGAAATTTCTTTTGCAGTTAAAGGTGCGGATGGACGGTTCCACCATGATGTGGAAACGGCGGAGTCTGATGTGTATCGTGTAATGAGCACGGTTGTTGAGATTGCGAAGCGCGCAGTGGAAAAACTGCGTCCTACACAAATAGTGTTTGGCGTTGCTAAATCGGATCCACGCAGAATGCGGCTATATCGTAGTTATGTGATGCGCGGGTTACCAGCATATGAGGTTACGGCAGAGACGGCATCATTTCTGGAGTTAACGCGTCGGGCTAAACGTGGATTCTTGGATCGATTTGATTGGACGGGAATTAAAGACAAGTAAAAGGCTGTGAATCGTTTCCAGCATTTATGCGGAAACAGATATTTATGTGTATATGATACGTTTGCAAGACTTATTAACTGAAATTGGTATAGGAAGTGTCGACCCCTATGTGAGCAATTTCGTGTGGCGTGAAAACGGAGAACATCGTGAAGCAGAAATTGATGCTGACGGCGTACGCATCTTGTTTGCATTTACACCACATAACAGCAGAGAATGGGATTTTGCCATACTAACTCCAACTCGCGAGCCCGGTGGATGGACTGCGGCGCATGCCCGTAGTGCAGCGACAGGTCAAATTTCCTATCTACGCTTAATGAGTACTGTGGCGGCCGCCTTGTTAGACTTCATTGCGGATTGGCAACCTGAGAGCATTGACATTACTGGATCGGATACCTCAAGCACCGAGAAGGATCTGCAAAAGACTCGTATATACAAAATGATGCTTCAAGCAAATGCATCACGTTTAGCTACGTCTGGGTACACCTGGTTGTATCGCAACGGTAAATTGTGGATAGTTCGTAAAACGGCGTATGATGCTTCGGGTGTATCGGATGCCATGAATTAATACTGTGCGGACCTGGAAGGGCGCACTTATCTTATTCGGGCTTACTAACGTTCTATTACCATGAAACTTTTTTCGAACTTTTCTTGCAAAATGCTTGACTCGTGTTCTTTTTTTTCTTATCTTTAAGTATATTAAAAAATAAGAGATATGACTAAAGAAAATGAAGAAGAGTTAGCTCGAAGGAATGCGAGGTTGTATGGGTGGCCTGGACGAACTAAGAATAGCCCAAACGCAAAAACAGGAAAATTTACAGGTTATTGGAAATCGGGACGGGCAGCTTGGCATGGTCGGTTCGAAGTTGGTGAACAAGTTGGTTTATGGGAATATCATCTTGTAGCATCGACATCAGGTGTAGTTCATGAATTTTATTGTAACCTTTAATTGCTAGTTATGAAAGTATATTTTTTCCAAGATACCCCAGGATTTTTCTATGAAACAGATGATGACACGTTTTATGTTATAGATACTGTGTGGCGAAGCAATAAACAGTCCGTATTAACTTCAGCTGTGCTTCGTTTTTTAAAAACCAAGTATACTAATCGCGAACGTTTTATTGCCGGATTTGTTGCTCCAATTGAAGAATCTATTAATAAGTGCAATAATCCAGAATTATTAACACCATTAGCTAATGTACTAACACAGTTTAGAAAAGAGTATGATTCTGTGAAACCGTATAGTTATACAGAAGCTTTTCAAATTAATTCTGAGTTATTTAAATCTATTGTGTTTGGTTGTATACGAGTACCAGATATGATTAAGGAATTAGGTCATAAAAGATTTGCGACCGCAGGACAGCCTGTTCGTCATAAACAATTTTCTAAGGACGGTGAATTTTTAGGATATCGTGAATATGATGTTATTTTCGAAACACACCGAGTTAATGGCAAAAAATTAGGATTACGTGAAGATGTATATGCTGTTAGATGTTGGTGCACAACGACTGATAATGAGCATTGGCTGTGGATCGATGAGCAATATAAAGCAGATCCATTAGAAGCAATTGCTCGTACATTTTTCATACATGAAAATTTAATTCCATTTATTAAAGAACTAAAACGTCAAGGTGATATATTATTAGTTGAATTAACTGAAGATATTGAACCACGTGGAAATATGGTATCTTTAAGCAAAGAACAGTATTTTGGATTATTAACGGCACAAAGTTAATAATTAGATTGTATATTTCAAATAATTTTATTATATTAATTAAGTAATCATAAATCAATATCATATGCAAGTAGTTGTTTTAGAACCTAGTACAAACACACACTGTTTAGAATCCGACACAGTGCAAGTAACCGATTTAGGACACGGTATCCTAAAAGTAAAAACTTCGAAACGAGGTGGAATTGTTACCCATGGTGAACATGGTACTTTAGTAACAGAATCTGAGAATGTTATTAAATATGTTCAGCAAGAATTAAATCCAATTACACAGAAAATGCAAAATGCATTTGATTAATTAGATTTTATATATAGTTATTAAGGCCCCGTATAAGGGGCTTTTTTACTGTTCATATATTTATACTAAAAGGAATATCGTGATAAAACTTAAAAACATACTTGCCGAAGGTTTTGCGTGGGAACGTAAAGCAAATGGATCTTTACCTACCCTTGCTGATACAACCGCAGCATATGAACGTAAACTGCAAGAAGAGGCAGAATTAAATATGCCGTTTGAAGATGGTGAAGAAGTAGATGTTGATGCAGAAGAAACTGTAGAAGAAGAAGCTAAACCAGATTATATCGATCTAGATGGCGATGGTAACGAAGAAGAATCAATGAAGAAAGCAGCAGCAGATAAAGAAGATTCAGATTTTTCAGATTATTCACTTAATGCATTAACTGATATGAAAGTTAATCTTTCTCGTTATGAAGGTAACGAAGAGGATATTGAAAAAATAAATCGCGAAATTGATAAACGAAAACAAAATGAATCACTTCTTATTACTAAAGGAGGACTTCAAGCATTACGCGAAACTCCATTAATAGATCGAATTCGTAAAAATTACGTTGGAAATAAATAAGGAACGCAATGTTTGAAAAATTAGTATCCACCCTAATGGCTTCCCGAGACCAAGCACATATCTTTCATTGGGGAACAACAGGTCCAGGGTCGTATGCTGCTCATAAAGCACTTTGCAAATATTATGATGCAGTACCAGATTTATTAGATGCATTAGTTGAAGCATGGCAAGGCCGTAACGGATTATTAAATGGATTTGTACCTGCTGAACGATTTGATGAATATTCAGAAGAAACAGCTGTGAAATACTTTAAGGCGTTAGCTACTTATATCGATCGTGCATATAATAAAATACCAAAAGAAAACACTAACATAATTAACCAGTTAGATGCATTCAAAGATTTAATTTATACTACTATTTATAAGTTAGAAAATTTAAAATAATAGCAAGTTAAATAAATGTAAGAAACCTTCCCTAAAAAGAAGGTTTTTTTACTGTTTAATATTTATTAATATGAACAGGTTATTTGGATTTTTAATTGGTATGTTTTCTATGGCATTTGCTGGGTTATGTAATGTTATTAATATTATAATAAAGGATTTACATGGCCGCAGTAAAAAAAGTTAAAGGGAATGCTGTTAAATTACATATTAAAAAACCAAAAGTAAAAAGACCAGGTATTCATGCTAAAACAAAAATAAGTCGTAGTAAAAATGCAACTAACTACGTTAAACCATATGTAGCACAAGGAAAATGAAACACATCAAATTAATAGAACAAGACGATCGGCAACAGAAGTTGCGTGTATTATTTTTAGGAGATTCGCAGACTGCGATGTCTTCTATAAGTTATGCATATAAACTTTTAAAAAACGGAATCGTAGATGGTGATGTTGTAGCCAAAGGCGGCGCAAATACTTCGCAAATATTGGCGATGATGCGAAATTCTATTAATGATAGCTATGATGTTGTATGTATTCTAGCAGGAAGTAATGATGCATGGAGAAAAACTGCTGATGTTTCTGCCAAGAATTTAACTGCTATGTATAATTTAGCACATATAAATGGCGCGTTAGTAATTGCTATTACAAATCCTACAAAAAAACATACTAAAGATCCATCAAAATTTCCAGGAGCCGATGCAATTGCACAATGGATACGTTCTCAAAACATATCTGACTTCATTGTTGATGCACATTTATTAACACAAGACCGTTCAAATTTTTTAGGAGACCGAATTCATTTTAATCAAAACGGTCAAAACATAATTTATGATGCAGTAAAAACAATACTATTGCAATTAACTTCTAGAAATTCTGCTAATACTTCAAGTATTCGTAAAACACAAGCAAAATTACAGCGACTAGGATATGACTTAGGTCGCGAAACTGAATTGGGAGTGTCTGGTCCAAAAACACAAAAAGCAATTGAAGATTTAGCTAATAAACAAAAACAGGCTGAAGCCGATAATTCATGGTCTCAAAAAGCAATAAATTTAGTTTCAGGAATATTAGCTTCGGATTTTGTTCAAAAATTACTAGGCCGACAACCACAAACAGCAAAATCAACAGCTAAACCATCAGAAACGTATAGTGGTACTCGGATAACTGGTGATCAGATTGTTAAATTTTTTAAAAATAAAGGATTAACAACATCACAAGCTTCTGGAATTGCTGGAAATCTACAAGTTGAGTCAGGTTTTAATACAACCGCAGTCGGTGATAACGGCACTTCCCATGGTTTAGCACAATGGCATAAGGATCGTTATCAAAAATTACTAAACTGGAGTAGCAAGAATAATGCAGATCCTAAATCCGCAACTGCCCAACTTGAATTTTTATGGCACGAACTTAACACAACAGAATCTCGAGCTTTATCTCAGTTAAAAAAACAAACAAATCCTAGAGACGCTGCATATATTTTTGCAAAATATTTCGAAAGACCATCATCAATTTCTAGTAGTCGCTTAAAATATGCAGAAGACATTTATAATGATATAACAAAAGATGTTGTAAACCGTTTAGTATAAATAAAAAAAAAAGTTAAACATATGAAAATATTTGATCATAATAATCCTAGACATATTAAAATTCTTAAAGAAGAATTAACTCGTATAAATAAAATAATTTCCGAATCTTCTATGTATTCTGCAGATGAAATCTGGAAAAACATGAATGAAACAGAACGTGGTACTGTATTATTAAATGCTGGTTTAGATTCGGCTGATCCATATAATAAAGAATCAGATTGGGATAATATTCCTGCAAATTTGCAAGATCGTTTAGATATTTCAGATTATGAATTAGCTAAATATGATTCAGTTTATCGGGTATATCTACGAGGTATCAATACCATGTTGCAACGAGATGCTAGAACACAGGAAGTTATCGACATGTTTTTGAAAAAAGTAAACCGAATGGATGTAAACTCATTAACTGGTAAACAAGCTGAACAACTTAATATTGCGATACAACGATTTTTGAATGCAGGACAAAAACCTACTACATACGGTGGTGATGCTATGCGAGATTTTATGGATCGCGAACGAGCAGCGGGTCGTACTAGAGGATTAGATTAATGAAACCCTATACATTTATTCCAATAACGGTTACGCAAAAAGATGGTAACCATATGGTTCGTTATGTGAATATAGCACATATACAACAGATTTATGAAGATTCTGGGATTATATTTATAGAATTAACTGGATATGATGTATTAGAAGTGAGAAATGAAAATATCAACGTATTTATGGATCGTTTTGTACGATAACATATTTATTAATAAATAAAAATAATAAAAAGGTTAATAATGACATCACAAGAAATCTACGAACAAATTGAAGCACATTGGTTATCATTTAAAGAAAATCATGAACGATTTCAAGATAAAAAAGTAAAAAAAGCCGCGGCTGCAGCTAGAAAATCCATTAATGAATTAAAAAAATTAGCTAGTAAATACAGATCAACACAATTACTAGAATCTAAAAACGTATAATGAAAAAAATAGACCATATCATTAACACAGTGCTCCAAACTATTACAGAACAGGACGCAAAGAGTAATGCTCGAGTAACAGCTAATGCTAAATCTGATGCTGATACATCACCATTTACTCCAGCAGAAGAAAAGTTTTTAGGAAAATTTGATGCATATGGTACTACACATTTAGGAGTAATATATTCTCCAACTGATATAGGTATACGAGAATTTATTGCTAGATCAGGCAATGATTTAAATATAACGCCTGGAATACTTCTAAATTTAATAAGAAATCTAGTTATTAAAATTGTACCTTATACAGGATTTGGTAGAAATACTGATTATACTATCGAATTGCAATTATCACTCGATGATGTTAAAGGTTTAGGTAAAGAAGATAAAGAAAAAATTGAAGCTGGTGGCGGTGATGGTAGTAGCGCTGCTGCTTCTGCAGCAGAATCGCCTATGCCAGAAATACCATCTGAACCAGCTCCTGAAGTAGCAGGTTATATTCCAACTGGTAAATTAATTAAAGAAATATCAAATGTAACATCAAAAATAAATCTAAATGAACATGCTGATTTATTAATCGAAGCTATTAGATCGTTAAACGAAATTGATGAATCTCCAGAGAAAAAATATCTGCAAAGTAAATATCTGACTATGGATAAAAGTTTACAAACGGCATTTAATTTTTGGAAATTGATTGATACATCATTATCCGAATTTGATTGGGATGAAAAACGGTTTTTTAATGCATTCAAAGTTTATATAACTAATCAGCCTAATGCAGTTCGACAAGTTTTAATCACAGATGCAATTCGTACTATAATGTATATGACCGTTCAAGCTTCTCAACAAAAATCAGCTCCTGCTACTAGATTCATGAAAGATTGGTTTAGTAAAGAATGGAGTAATTTAGTCGATTTGGGTAGTGAATTTAAATCAATTCAACAAATTTTACAAGACCCAGATGTAGCTAAATATATATTTTCTGAAAATCAGCCTGAAACGTTTGTTAGCGGAAAAGATGCTGAAGGCAATGATATTAGTAAAACCATGACATGGAAATTGCAATCTGATTTAAATAGCAAAGGAATTGGCATGCTGGTATCAGCTGATATGAGAAGCAACCCATATAAATTCTTCCCAACATATACATCTGCAGATTCAATGGCATGGGTATTAAAATTATTAGCTCCATATCAGTCTGATGCTGTTACTAAAGGTGGTGCTATAACAAAAACTAAACCCGTAACATTTGCAGATACTTTAAGTAAAGAAGAAAAAATTAAACGTGGTAAAGCTGCAAAAGACCAAATCAAAAAAAATATTGATACATTTATAGTCAATATGCCAGACGGCCAATCTAAAGAAAATGTACGTAAAATAGTTGATTCATATAATGCATGGGTCGATCCAGCTGGATATGGTTATGTATATGCTGCAACCACACAAGGTAATCAAATTACAAGATTATATCCAGATTCTAAATGGGCTGTTGTTGATAAAAAAACTGGAAAAGTTATTAAATCCGGAAAAACGTGGTATTGGGAATGGTCATCGACAGATAAAAAATGGAATCTGGTGATTTCATCAAAATAAAACTTTGAATCAATAATATTTTTTCTTATATTTATTAAAAAGTTATAATCTAAATTAAAAACAAATGAGTTATTATGTAGCAAAAGTCCAATTAACGGACGAAGTAGACACGCCGAAAGGTCCAAAAATCAAAAAAACTACTGAAATGTATCTTGTAGAAGCAATGTCAGTTACTGACGCAGAAGCTAAGGTTATTGAAGACTTTAAAGGATATACTTTCGATTTTGAAGTAAAATCAGTAACTGCAAGTAAAATCATTAAAATTTTAGAATAATGGGATACCGAGCAGGTGAAACAGTAATCGTAACAACTCATGAAACTAATCACGTAGGTGTAGTTTTAGATCGAAACATTGTTAACAAACAAACAGTATACAATGTATTATTAGAAAACCGTACAGCATTAGTAATGGTACCTACGGCTCCTTCAAAGAATACGTTTATTAATAAAACATTAACGGCTAAATTGTGTGATACGAAAATGATCGAAACAACCATTCCGTATAAAACATTGTTAGAAGAAGATCTTTTACCTATTTGTAATGCATAAATCATAGTTCATGCAACCATCTGAATTACAAAATAAAATACAGTCAGTATTAGACAATAGTATCGATGCTAACGAATGGGATTCATTGTTACCAACTGATGAAAACTATTTATTATATAGTCCAAAACCTGTTGGATATCATAGTACAGCAGAACAACACTATATCTTTCAAAATTTATTAGTGGGATACGATCCGTCATTAAGTATATTGGATATTGGATGTGGTCGTGCTGATCTATCTAATTTTATCAATGATTTCTACGGGCAACCAGCTATCTACCATGGCATCGATCACAATCCATTAATGGCTCAATTGGCAACCGATCGTTATTCATTAGAAATTCAAACTAATGCATTTGAAACTGCAGAATTACCTAGTTGCGATTGGGTAGTTGCAAGTGGTTTATTTACACAACGTCGTTGCAACGATGAAAATGAAGATTTACAAAAATTATTTAGCGATGTGCATTTAATGTATAACGCAGCCAAAACTGCAGTATCTTTCAATTTATTATCTCCAATTAATAACACATTGCATGAAGGTTTCTTTTATACACATCCAGGTTTAATTATGGATATGATGATTGAAAAGTATCGATATGTCTCGGTTCGACATAACTATTCAAATGATGTATACACAGTAACAATTTATAAAATCAACGCATAATATTATGACAACAAGTATTAATCATCCATGGGCAATTAGCGATAAATTCAGAAGCCGGTATGGAACAATCTGGAGTGATATGGATTTTGTATTTCAAGACAAAATTTCAAATGATCACTTTAAAACAGATCCAATGAACACATTGATTGGTCAATTACATATTGCTAATCAAAAAATTAATATGAAATATAAAGACTTAATTTCATATGCAAAATCAATTGACACGTTATCTACAAACTTATATTCAGAACGAGTAGATAAAACACATCGATTTGAAGTTTCTGTTAAGGGTTCTAAATTTGATTTAACTTGCACTGAAATTGGTCGGTTATCACAAACATTATCCGAAGCATTAGCATCTTCATTACGAGCATATGAAATAGGTTTATATTTATAATAAAATAGGCCTATGAACACATATGTATATTTCTTTAAGACAGATTCTACTTGTGAACCCATAGGACGTGTAATGGCAATGGATTTGCGCGAGGCACGTGAATTAATCAAACAACGAAAACAATTGTCTGGTGAGGCAATTGATGAATTATTTGAAATTAAACAGGTGTTGCCATATGAAAACCGTATTTGATGTATTACATGTTAATTATGCCGAGTATACTTATTATAAGCAATTATCGCGGCGTGATCAAGTAATGTTCTTTTTTGAAATCTATGAAGCTGCTTTAATAAAGCATAGCGATGGGTTAGATTTATCTAAAATATTTAACATGGTGCATGAATCCTTAAAGGAATCGGATCCAATCGATCAGCAAACAGCTCCGGAAAGTTGGCCAGATGATATTGAAAAAGTAGATGTAATGATTGATGATGATAACATCATGATAGAAACAAATAGTTTAATTGGATTGCGTGTTATAATTTATAAATTTTTTGAATCCGGATATATCTTATCTCGTGATAAAAATATGGAGAAAATGTTTCGTCGGGACAAAGTTACAAAGTACTTGCGAATATTTCGAATAGTAGATCAAGTTTCAACAATATGCATTAACTAATGGCAAAACAAAAAATACCAGAAGCACTTCAAAGAAAATTTGATAAACCGCAATTCTCAATAGGGGATGCGGTTTTCTTTTCTTGGCTTGGACAAAAATATTACGGATATGTTACAAAAACAAAGAAAACTGGATGGGGTATTCAGTACATGGTGGAATCGACTATGGGTGTTAGTTACCCGTGTGGTATACAAATTAAGGGGCAAAAGACGAGCTATAACACAGGATTCATCTTCTTCGAAGACACTATATCCATCGGACCAGACGAACTTGAGAGACGCATTCAAACAGCCCCAAAACGTCGAACAGTTACAACAATTTCTATCGACACCAGCAGGCCAACGAATGAAAGCCGAGTTAGCGATCAAGATGGCAACGCAGATGATGGAAACCATAACGCTGAAGATACAAAGGTTAGAACCAAGCGATCTACCAAATCAAATGCTGTTTCATTTGGCTCTGATAGAACTGGCAGAAACAATACAACAAAACGAAAAACTGCTAAAAATGTAGAATTAGATGCGGCAATTGCAAAACAACGAAGTTTTTTAGATTTTACTAATCCAGTAAAAAAAGATTAACGGGTGGTTGGACGTTTGATTTATTCTTCTTATATTTAAAGTATAAAAATAAGAGAGTATGAAAAAAATAATCACAATTGTTAGTATTATAATATCTTATAATTCTATTAGTCAAAATCCAGTCAAACTTATAGATTATAGTAAAACCTCCATAATTGAATATTATTCAATGGATTCGGTGAATGCCTTTAACAGTCGGAAATTTGATTCAGTATCAATTCAAATTGAATTTTTACGTTTACTTAATCAATATCGAAAATTCAAAGGATTGGGTGAGTTGCAATTAGATGTAAATTTATGTGCCGCGGCTGATAACCAATGTCGCTATATGGTCAATACAAAATATGTCGGTCACGTACAAGATTTTAATAATGTTATTTCTGGCGATATTTATCCAACTTTGACTGATAGAATTCTTCAATTTTACCCAAATTATAACTGTGTAGATTATCGTATTAGTGAAAATGCATTATGTTTCCCTATAGTTATTTGCTTTGGTCGTAATCGTACGGTAGCACAACAATCATTAGATCAATGGGCATCTAGTAATAAAGGTCATGCTCAAGCCCAATTGAATCCAAATTTTACAAAAATTGGAATTTCGTTTATCAAATCGCCAATTGATACTAAAATTTATGCAGTAACAGTGTTTTCTAATAAATAAAAAATGGGAGCCTAAACTCCCATTTACTAAATTATTTTTTAACCAGCCCAACAGTCAGTTGTACTAAAATTTTTAGCTCTCCGTTGTTTCGGTTGCATTACTCCAATTTTTGGTATACTAATTTTTGGTATTCGAATTTTGTGCCAATCTATTTTAATTGCCCAATTGCCAATTGGTGTATATTCTGTATTCGAGCTAGGTTCTTCCGGTTGTGGTTGATATATAATAACAAATTCACCATAACTTCCACGATGTGGTCCGTATAATGCATCATACTTTTTTTGTGTTTCTGGATTAGCTTTTCGTTTCTCTGGTGAATATGTATCTCCATCATAAGCTGGACCTACTTCAACTTTGCGCTCCGGATCAAGTTTTGTTACTTTAATACCTTTGAGATCTGGATTATTTGCAATAGTAGAAGCTAATACGGTATCGATAGACTTCAATCGTGCATCGGTCAATCCCTCATTTCCTCGAGGAAACCTCGTAGGAACTTTACTAGTACTACTACCAGCTTTATATTGTACTTCTAGAATAGTACCTTGAGATTTACAATATTGTACTGCTTGTTGCAATGTGCTAGCAAAACCTGCTTGTTGTTCTGGACTTACTTGATATTTATCATCCCCGAAAAAGTTTTGTATTAATGGCGAATTTGGATTTTTAGGTGGATATGCAATTGGAAATGCCATGGGCGCCGCCGGCGTCGTTTGTTCTTGTTTAGAATATAAAACTGCGGTATTTTTAGGACCTATATATATACGATCTGCATTACTTAAAGGTTTATTTGCATTTCTTGCTTTTTGTATGGCTTGACTTATAAGTTTAACCTTATCGGTATCAGGTATTTTTGAAGAATATGTTTGTTTACTATAAATTTGTTTGCCTGGCGCAGATTCTGCATCTATATTTGTTAAAAATTTTTGCAAATCAGATGGTGCTGGTACTGTAGATGATAACCGATCGATATCACCATAAACTTTAGTAGATAGATTATAAATTTTTCCAGCTAGATCAACTCCTTGCGGGCGCCAATTATTTATGTATATATCTTTAGACATTAATGAATTTAGTTGAGCTCGAACTTGCTTTAAAAGCATTAGTCGTTTATCTAAATCTGAAATTTGTATATTAAATTTACCAGATTTAATTGATTCTAAACTAGAAATCATAAAATCTATATTTTTAATAACATTATCAGTTTGATCTTTTGCTCGGTTCTGTTGATTATTTAATTGTGGGGAACCGGACCACCAACCAATAGTTTCAGTTGCATATTGTTCGGAATTGTTATACCCATCGCCTTTACCAGATTGTAATTCAAATACGCGTTTAAATAATTCTGCATATCCTGGTGTTTTTGTTACGTCAGCTGAATCTAATGCAATAAATTCTTCATATGTTTTTGGTAATCCAGAAACACCAGCTTGTTCTATTATTGTTAAAATATTACTAATAGATGTCTCATCTAAATTTTTAGGTGCAAACCTAAGCATATTTTCTGCAAGTAGTTTTTGTAAATTCATAATACTATCTTTATTATATCTTTTCATATAAATATAAACTACAATAAAAACATTGCATTCTAGGTTATTTACAAAATTTTTCTTATATTAATAAAAAAATACTATGATTAGATTTGGTTATTGCTGCATTAACATGCAACTTAGTTCTCAAGGTATCCGCACAGGTCGCACCATGATTGAACGTAAATTCAAGGCTGGCGGTATGCAGTTAGCTTCTGATATTTCATTAGCTAATGCTCGTGACTTACTACCTATACTCCAATGGAACGAACAGCAAGGTATACGTTTATTCCGAATTGGTTCAGAAATATTTCCTCGATGGAATCATTATGAATTAGCAGATTTGCCTGATATTGCTGAGATTGCACATCACCTTCGCGTAGCAGGCGATTATGCTCGGGCACATGGCCATCGTCTTACTACACATCCTGGTCCTTTCCATATATTAGGTAGTCCAGATTCTGTTGTGGTCGAAAATAGTATTGTTGGATTAGAACGTCATTCTGAGATGTTTGATCTTATGGGCTTTGCTCCTAGCTTTGACAATCTTATTAATATTCACGTAGGTGCTACTTACGGCGATAAGGCAACTACCATACAACGTTGGTTGAAGAATTATGATCGTTTGTCTGATAATCTTAAGGCACGTCTTGTTATTGAAAATGATGACAAGGCTTCTATGTATTCAGTTCGCGACTTGTATGAAATGTTGCATCGCGATATTGCTATTCCGATTACATTTGACTATTGGCATCATACATTCAATACCGGTGACTTATCCGAACAAGAAGCATTCTTTATGGCTCGAGAAACTTGGACTCGTCACGGTGTTACTCAATGCACTCATTACTCAGAATCTCGTCGACGCGAAGCACAACGTCTTATCGAAGGCATTTGCGATAAACATGGTATTCCGCAAGAAGATTTACCAAAGTGGCCTACATTTGCTAAGATGTACAAAGAGTTCAGCAAGATCAAAGCACCAGCGCATTCTGACTTTATTTTGCAATTACCGAATACTTACGGTGTTGATGCATTAGATGTTGAAGTAGAGGCTAAGGCAAAAGAGCAAGCTATTCAGAATGTTGGTATCGATTGCCATCGCGAAAATCCAGCAATTATTTTAGGATAATATATTTATAATAAAGGAAAAAAAGTTATGGCACATTACAAGTACAAAGCAAAAATTACGGATGATATTGAAGATGCAAGAGAGATTATCCGGAACACCGGTCGTATGTTAACAGAAGGTAAAATTGATAAAGATTCTGCCTTAGATAATTTAGCAAGAGCTTTAACAAAATTAGATTCGGCTCGTTATTACATTGACCGCGAATAAAAAATCATCACATGAAAAAATCAAAACGTGCTCCTTTACCAAAAGGTTTTAAAAAGTTACAATGTAAATATTGTGATACTATCTCCGAACGAGTCGATGTTAATGCAACTGCTATTACATGTTGGAAATGCACATTGAAACTAGTTAATGGCGAAACATTGGAATTACGAAAGTAATATTATATTATTTATATAAACTATGTTAGAAGCAGAAAAAATAAAATCTAATTGGGAACAGTATCGTGCAATTGTTGATACAACATTTACTACCCGTAAAGATGCCTTAAATCGAATGTATGATGATTTTGAAGAACGAATGGTTTTAATGCCAGCATCTTCAATTGCACATTTTCATAATGCGTTTGCTGGCGGATATGTAGATCATATACTTCGTGTTATTGATTGCACAAAAGCATTATATGCAACTTGGAAGTCAATGGGTGCTGATATGTCTGGTTATACTGAAGAAGAAATGTTATTTGCAGCAATGCATCATGATTTAGGAAAAATAGGATTTCCAGGCGATGGTAATGAAGTATATCAAGTAGAAACTTCGGATTGGCATCGTAAAAACCAAAACAAAATGTATAAGCACAATGAAAATATTCCGTTCACAATGGTACCAGATCTTTCAATTTGGTTGCTACAAGAATATGGTATTAAATTGTCTTGGACTGAATATCAGGCAATTAAAATACATGATGGAATGTATGATGATGCAAATAAACCTTACTTTGTTGCACGATCGGCTCAAGCTAAATTAAAAACTAATTTACCTTTACTTCTACACCACGCAGATCATATGGCATCCCAAATTGAATACGAGCGATGGAGAAACCGAGATAAAGTGACTCCAAAACCAGTTGCAGAAAAAAGTAAAGTAACAAAATCAAACGGACTTAAAAACTTAGCAGAAAATAATCCAGATGTTGAAAAAACATTAACAGATATTTTTAGTGCATTTAATCAGGATTAATTATGGTAACATTGTATATAATATTATGGATAATAACTGGAGGTATTGCTGGTTATTTTGGAGCTAGAATGTGGCAATTAGCAGGAACATTGGCTGAAGCTCAGGAATATATTGAAGAATTAGAATCTACCAATCAATTCATGTATAGTCGAATCGAATCATCATATAACATCATGAAACAAATTGATCGATTAGGTGCATTTGAATCTGAAGACGAAGCAGGAACTACATTTCAATTATTAAACGAAGTAATCACAGAACTTAAAGAACAATTCGATGGCGAAACGCAAGAAAAAAAGTAATGTTTACTTTACAAAAATAACAGACATTGCAATATCTGCATATAACAAGTCAGACAGCACAGTAAAGCGAGAAAAGATATATCGCAGATTTATTTATCCTCCATTCATGAAACTTGCGGAAAATCTAATTAATAAGGTTAAACCTACCTATATAGATTCCACATTTACTGATTTACAAACAGATTTAGTTACATATCTGACAGAACGATTAAATAAGTTTAATCCAAATAATGGTAAAGCCTATTCTTATTATACTAGAACATCTTTTAATTATTTAATTGCTGAAAATCAAAAAGCATATAATAAACTTAAGGCAGATACTCTAGAATTAGATGTTGATGATCAACGAAATATTATGACTGAAATTCATAATATCGAGATGCGTGAAACATTAGAATATTTTATGAATGCTTATATCGAACATTGTTATGATAATTTAAATTACATATTCAATAATCCAGTTGATATACATGTAGCCGATTCAGTTTTACATATTTTTGAAACTAGAGAAAATATTGAAGATTTTAATAAAAAAGCATTGTATATTTTTATACGAGAACGAACTGGATTAAAAACTACTAATATTACTAAAGTTATTAAAACTTTAAAACAAATATACGATGAGAATTTCTTAATGTATGAACGTACAAACTTCGTAAAATTGCCTTTTTGATATTTATATTAAAGGATTTACGTTATGGACAAAAATGATGAACTATTTAAAGGTACTTCATTTGCGGATTTAATGTCAGATGTCTATCATAACTCAAAAAAGAAAGATAGGCAAATTAATCAACTAATCGCTCAGTTACAACCTTTAATTAAAAATGCATCAGATGCTACTATTATTGTACCTTTAATTAAAGAGTACTTAGATGTTGCTGTAAAAAATGATGATCATCTTGTTAAACTAACAGCAATCGTGCAACGATTTATTTCGACTAAACAAACAATTGCTGGAGCTGATGGATTATTATCCGATGAAGAAAAAGAACAATTACTCAAAATTGCAGAAAAAACTTTATCCGATGAATTAACTGATGAGTTAACTGATATTACTAATGAAGATACAGTTTTAAATCAAAAAATAACTGCAGTTAAAAACAAATTAGAAGAAAGAGATATGAATGTCTAATGTAGAGTTTCATATCGGAGAAGTAATTTCAAATCCAAATGTATCTACATATGAGTATGTGGATAGTAATAAATTTCAAATATCTGTAAAAACATATACTGATTTTTATAATCAACAAGAAATATTAGCAATTCCTTTAAATTCTAATATAAAAGATATACCGCGTGTCGGAGAACATGTATTATTAGTGCGCGGATTATCGGCAGAAAATAACTCAGAATCAGCATATCCACAGTGGTATTGGATTTCAAGTTTTGCTTTAAATTCAGATGTTAATAGCAATTTTTTGCAAGGAGTTTCTCAACCACAAAGTATACCATATATTCCAAAAACATCATTCGAAGAAAAAGAAGTATCATTTAAACAACCGTATGAGGGTGATATATTAATCGAAGGTCGATTTAGTAATACTATTAGATTAGGTAGTACTGTTATCGGAGGCGAATATGAAACGCGTCCACTATGGCGTGGTGCTATAAATGGCGATCCAATTATTGCAATTTCCAATGGTACTCCATATACAAAAGATTCATATGTTATTGAGAATGTTGAGGCAGATGCTTCATCTATATACTTAACAAGCACACAAAATATTCCAAATTTATTATTAGGCGTTGGTAATCAAAGAAATCCACTTACTAAATTTGGTCCTAGTGAATCACAGTTTTCTAGATCACAACTAATTGGTGTTGCTGATCGTATTATATTAAAAGCAAAAACAGATATTGCGGTTATTGATGCGCCAGTTGGTATCGTGTTAAATACCACCGGTGAAGTTAAAATTGGAAGTGATGATGCTACAGAATCTATGGTACATGGTGATGTATTAGTATCAATATTACAAAATATTATTTTACAACTGCAATCAGGAATCGTAGTCGGAGATACATATGCACCCACTGGCGGTTATGCTAATGGAGGATCATACGTCCAACGAGCCCAGCAATTATTGCAAGAATTACTAAGTTCTACATATTTTATTAAGAAAAATACATATTAAGGAAAGTTATGCCATCAATAGTACCACCATTAGATTTTATACCTAAATTACCAGCACGTGGCGCCGAATTTATAATTGATCAATTAAATCAACAATTAGATCAATTAACTGAAATTGCTTCGAATGTCATACAAGAATCAGTTAAATTACCAGGAAATATTCAATGTGATGATCCTCGTATAAAAAAACTAAAAGAACAATTAGCTCAAATACAAGAAATTATTCAGCAAGTACAAGCTGCTATACCAGTAATACAACAATCAATCAATGCAGTTAAACAAATTGTTAATATTGCACAAGGAATTAAAGCCACGATAGCTGCAGCACAACTTTCAAATCCAGCAACTGCTGGTTTATTTATTGCATTACAATTACAAGCAATACAAGATGCTACGATTGTTAATGCAATTGCGTCATTAAATCAATTTGCAACGTTGCCGACTCAATTATTAGGACGTTTACAAACTTTATTACCTCCATTAATTGCAGCAATTGCTAAAATTGGAGAAGCGTGTAACGGCGAAGCGCCGGCATTAGAAGTACCAGATGAATTAAAAAATGCCAATATCACGGATTATAATGATTTAGTTAACAGTGAATTCTATAACGAACTAAATGTATCAGATTCTGATTTAACAGACCGATCTGGCCAGATTGAACAACTTTTACAGCAACAACAAGATTTACTAACATCGTTACAAGAAGCACCTAGCAAAGTATATCAACAGGCTGGAATACCACCGGTAGATTTAGGTAAAACTGGCGATTATTATATTGATACAACTACAAATACAGTTTACGGACCAAAAGTATCTGCTACTAATTGGGGTAATCCCGTAAATTAATATTTACAATATTTATATAAAAAATATACCATGGATTCAAAAACATTGATAAAAGCGCTTAAAGTAGCCGTACGTGAAGTTATTAAAGAAGAATTAACAGAAATTCTTCGAGAAGGATTACAATCTACTATTACAGAAATGAAACAGCCGAAGCGAACAACAAATTTGCCAGGCCACCGAAATCCACCTCCGCCACCGAAGAAAAAATCTACGGTTCAATTCACAGAAAACAAATGGGCATCGATATTAAACGAAACAGATGCGTTAGTTGAACAGGCGCCTTTAGCAATGAATAGTTTTTCTGATTTAATGAATGAAGGCGTAGATGACTTATCATTCACTTCAGCAGATGCTCAAGGATTTGGTATGATGCGACAAAATATGCAACAGGCAATGGGATTGGCACCACAAACACCGACAGTTATGGAAGATCCAGAAACGGGTAAAACATATGAAGTAGCGCCTGAGGTTCAAAAGGCGTTAACAAGAGATTATTCGGCTTTAATGAAAGCAGTGAATAAGAAGAAAGGATTATAATTAAATGGCGTATCAAGTATTAAGTGTAAATCAATCTGATACGACTGAAAATCGTGCACTAGGTGTACAATTACCATTTAATGGTGCTTTTGGAATTTTTTCATCGACATATACTACCGTCGATCAAGCAATTAGTAATCTTAAAAATTTACTGTTAACAACTAAAGGTGAACGACCACTTCAGCCAAATTTTGGTACTAATTTAGTTAGATTACTATTTGAACCTAATACAAATGCAATTAAACAAAATATAAATGATGTTATAACACAGCCAGTTAATTTTTGGTTACCATATATTAATATAATAGAAATTGCTACTGTAACTGCTGAAGATGATGCAAATTTAGATCATAATATTTCTGTAAAAATTACGTTTCAAGTGCAAACAAATACTACAGATGAATCATTATCAACTATAACATTAAATGTAACAAATGATAACCAATTATTAATTGCTGATGGAAACTAAAAAAGATATATCATACTTAGGAAAGGATTTTAGTCAATTTCGACAAAATCTAATAGATTTTACGAAACAATACTTTCCACAAACATACACTGATTTTAACGAGTCATCTCCTGGAATGATATTTCTGGAATTAGCTGCATATGTTGGCGATGTATTATCATACTATGCTGATACAAATTTAAGAGAATCTTTTTTAGAACAAGCATCGGAACGAACAAATATATATGATATTGCAAAATCATTAGGTTATACGCCTAATAATGTTGTACCAGCATATGTTACATTAGATATATTTCAGTTAGTTCCAGCAACAGGTACTGGTGCAAATGTGCAACCTGATTATAATTATGCATTATCAATTAAACCGGGAATGCGTATACAACAGTCAAACGGACCATCTATATTCAGAACATTGGATAGCGTAGATTTTGGTTTTTCATCATCATTTGATACTACTGAAGTAACTATATATGAAAGTGATCCATCCACTAAATTACCAACATATTATCTTCTTAAAAAACAAGTACGAGCAGTGTCAGGTGATGTTCGAACAACATCTTACAATTTTACTACTCCAATACCATACGATAAAGTTGTATTACCAGATACGAATATTATAGAAATACTTTCTATGACCGAATCCGATGGCGATAATTGGTATCAAGTTCCATATTTAGCACAAGACACTATCTTCGAAGATGTACCAAATTTAGCAGAAACTGATCCGGATTTATATGTTTATAGATCATCATCTCCTAGCTTATTAAAACTTAGAAAAACTGCAAAACGATTTATTACCAGATTGCGAAGTGATAATCGTTTAGAAATACAATTTGGTTCTGGTGTTTCTGATAATAATGATGAAGAAGTAATACCAAATCCAGATAACGTCGGGAATGGATTAGCCGGCTTTAGGCGTGCCGTAGATGTCGATATAGATCCGTCTAATTTTTTATATACAAGAACATATGGCCAAGCACCGGCAAACACAACGTTAACAGTTATATATACAGTTGGTAACGGAATTGTTGATAACGTACCAGCAAATGTATTAACACAAATTAATTTTATCGAATATAATGATGATATTAATAGTAGTTTAAGCGCTGCATTAGTTAATTTTGTTAAAACAACAGTAGCTGTTAATAATCCAATTGCGGCAACTGGTGCTAAAACTGCCGATACTGCACAAGATATAAAAAATAATGCACTAGCATACTTTGCTACACAAAATCGTTTAGTAACACGTGAAGATTATATTATTCGTGCATATTCAATGCCGGCAAAATATGGAAGTGTTGCTAAAGCATATATAGTTCCAGATGATCAATTATCACAACAAGATTATCAGGAATCTCGTGTATTAAATCCATTAGCAATGAACATGTATGTTTTAGGATATAATTCTTCGAAACAATTAGTACAATTAAATCAAGCTATTAAAGAAAATTTAAAAACATATTTAGATTATTATCGTATATTAACAGATGCAGTTAATATTAAAGATGCATTTATAATTAATATTGGTGTTAACTTTGAAATATCAGTTTTACCAAATTATAATAGCAATGAAGTATTATTAAATTGTATTAGTGCATTACAATCATTTTTTGATATCGATAAATGGCAAATAAACCAACCAATTATTAAATCTGATATAACTACTACATTAGCCAATGTAAAAGGAGTTCAATCAGTTATTGGAGTTTCGTTAAACAATTTATTTGATACGACTTTTGGGTATTCAGGTAACATTTATGATTTAAATTCTGCTACTAAGAATGGTATTATTTATCCTTCATTAGATCCTAGTATTTTTGAAGTTAAATTTTCAACAAGAGATATTAAAGGTCGAGTAGTAAATTATTAAAGGTGATACATGTTTAGAATTTTTTATGCAGAAAAAGATGCAACATTATATGAATCGGCTCCTAATGCAAATACCGGTTTAGATGAAATACTAGAAATAGGCAAACGTTTAGGCGATGATGGTGCTACATTGTTAAAATCTAGAGCTGTTGTAAAATTTGATATGTCTGAAATTTCAGCATCATTAGCAAAATATAATAAAACGGTAAACGACTGTAAATTTATTTTACAATTATATACATCTCATGCAAAAAGTTTACCAGCAGAATATTCTATCTTTTCCAAACTAATAGCACAAGATTGGATTAATGGTACAGGATATCAAACAAGTCCTACTACAGATGGTATAACATGGAATTATCCGGTATCTGGTAGCACATGGTATTCTAGCAGTCAGAACATACAAATTGGTTCTAGTACATTGTATGCGTCAGGATCTGGTACCGGTAGTTCATGGATGTTTCAATCAGCATCTGGTGGTAGCACAGCTGGTTTAATAACATCAGAATCATTTTCATATCGTACTACTGATTTAAATATTGATGTAACCGATTCTGTTAAAATATGGTTAAGTGGAAGTGGTGGAGCATCTATTCCAAATTATGGATTCTTACTGCAGTTTTCTGACTCTGATGAGCAAAATGATAATGTATCAGGCTATATTAGATTTTTTAGTAGAGATACTCATACTATATATGTCCCTAGATTAACTATGTACTGGGATAACAGCACTTTTACAACAGGATCTCTTACCCAGGTTAATATTGATTCATATGATGTATATACCCAGGTTAAACCGCAGTATAAAGACACTGAAGTAACAAAAATACGTATATTTGCACGTGATAAGTTTCCTAGAAAATCTCCAACAAATTTATTTCCATATGAAACTGTAAAATATTTACCATCTACTACATATTATGCAATATTTGATGCACAAACAGATGAACCTATAATTTCATATGATAATATTTATAATAAAGTTAGTTGCGATAGTACGGGAAATTTTATTTATGTTGATATGAATAGTTTTATGCCGGAACGCTACTATCGTTTAGAATTAAAGATTATTGATGGAATTGTAGAACAATATGTTGATGATCAAATTTATTTTAAAGTAGTTAGATAATGGCTAAAATACAAAAGTTAGATCCTGTTAATCAAAAAGTTCAAGCAAAATATAGACTTGATGGTTTAACATACATTTCAAATGATACAAATATTATTCCGCGAGATGATGCAGGTAATATTAAAATGACTGAAGGATCTAATAACAATCCATTATTAATAATTGATCCAGTTACAGAACAAATTGCTACTAATTCTTTGTTACGTGTATTAGATACTCGTTTTCAGTATTATAAGTTCCCAGTAGAAGTTCAAACTGGTGATAATTTAAATTTAAATGTAGATCTTACATTAGATATAGATCCTGTATACGCAAGATATAAACCAAGTGAAAATGCTACGGTTAATGCTGGTGGAATTCCATCCGGAATATTATTAGATCAAATTGTAGAAGGCGTTCCTCAAACTGTTACAAATACATATTATATTACTAAAGATGTTAAAAATTCCGGAGTGGATATTCGTATACGTATTAAAATATCACATTACTTTTTAGCAGTATCTGGCTTTGGTACATGTTATTTTACTTTGATGCAAGGTGGTCCTAATAAACCGCTTAATCGTTATTTTAGACCAGGTCCTAATTTAGCATATGCATCTCCCGCGGCAAATCCATATAATAATGATATTGCTTTTAGAGCATCTCAATTTTTAACAAGAGCTAATTCATATATTGATTCTGCAAAAACAAGAATTAATCTACTTCCACCAGGGCCACCAAAAACTGCATTAATAACGCATTTTGATGCAATGAAGTCAAAAATACCAACTGATATACAATCAGTAGTAATACCTGGATATCGTATCGATCCAAATTTAATAACATTGTTTATATCAAACGTTACGTCTGGTGCTGTTATTTTAGCAGATTTACGAAATGATTATGATAATACGATTGCAGTATTAACATTATATAGAGATGTACTATTACAAGCAGCTCAAGTAGATGAACCAATATTTGGTTCTATTACTTCTGGAGAAACTCAAATATTATATATTGATGAAGTTATCCCAAATTCACAATTTGATATAGGAGATTATTTTGGTATAGGTGCATATGCAGGACAACCTGATCAGCATACAATTTTTTCAGAACAAACATACATGGTCGTTACAGATGCGGCAAAAAATGTTGATGAATGGAATCAACCGGTTGGGTAATTTATGTTAACACAATATAAAAATATCGAAGAAATTAAAAATTCTACAAAATCAGTTTCTGCTGATCGAATAGCAAAAACAAAATCTGAATTTTTTAGTTATGATGCAAATGAACGTGTTGTACCAGTACCAGAAATTTCTCAACAATCTGAAGATATTCGTGTTGAATTACATGTATATTCTGATGACACGTGGATAACTGGAAATCATAAAATACAATTAGAATCTAAAATTCCAGAATATCGTAATAAATTAACTAAACAGATTATTTCAATTAAAAATCGACCGGTTGCAATTAATTTATATGATGAATTTAATAACTTAAAACTAACATCTGGTAATTTTAGATTTGCTGTTAATTTCTTTAAAAATTTAATAGGAGGTTACGAAAGACAACATTTACGAATTGATGAAATTTCACCAGATCGTACTGAATTACGTTTACGTGCAATCGATGCAGAAGATACTGAATTTTTAAAACAGATTACATCGTATATACAGACAGTCCGACATACATCTAGCAAATTTTATAAAAAATACTTATTAAATTTTAGCAGAAATAATAATGTACTTTTTGTTAATAGTGTAGTTATTGGTGACTATTTATATGTTAAACTATATGAACCATTATCTGTTGATATTGATGTTGACTTTAAATGTTGGGTTGTTGAAGAATTAAAATCAACATATATTGATAAACTTTCAATTTCTCCAAAGCCGATTGAAACTACGTTTCGTACATTAGCAAATCCAAATTGGTATGCAAATGCAGTATATAATACATCGACTGAAACCGGTTTTCAGGCATGGACAGATTTATTAGGATCAAGTGTACAAACTTCACAACAAATTGTTGATTCATATTTTTCTGGAAGTTTATCTGGAATAAAATTAAATATAGATTATTCGGACTTTAATAATTTTATATTTTATAGTTCAGCTACAGAACGTTTAGAAAATTTCAAATATAAATTAGAATTAATTGAGTATTATACGTCTCAGAGTTCAGTAGTTTCTCAATTATCGGGTAGCGTAGCTACAACTAATGTTGCAGATTTCCAAGCAAGTAAAACAAATTTGATAAGTGGATTTGATGGATTTGAACAATATTTATATTATCAATCATCATCTGGATTAACATCAAATCCAATACTATCAGAAAACTTTACTGTAGCATCTGTTACTGGTAGTTATATTACGCCAGCCCCTAAAATAAATTCAACAGTACCGTATACATTAGCATCAGTAACATCAAGTCAGTTTATTAATTGGTATGATAACATTTATGTATCAGCTTCATTATATGACACATTGAATTACAATGCGTTAGTATATGCATTGCCACAATTTATAAAACTAGATACAGCTAATGAAGGTATAACTTCATTTGTTAATATGTTAGGACATCATTACGATATATTATATTCATATATCAATCATATGTCTCAAATTAACAAGCGAGAAGAAAATCCTAAATTAGGAATGCCTAATGAATTATTATATTCGGTAGCAAAACAATTTGGATGGAACTTAACAGATGGGAATCAGCGATTAGATTTATGGGAATATGTATTAGGAACATCTGAAACTGGTACTCCATTAACTGGGTCTAATACTATAGGAGATCCATCGGTATCTGGTCGAGATCGTACATATGCCGTTTGGCGACGTATTGTAAATAACTTACCGGTATTATTAAAATCTAAAGGTACTAAACGAAGTATACAAGCATTGTTATCTTGTTATGGTATACCACAATCTATAATATCCATTAATGAATACGGTGGACCTAGACTTGATCGAGTGCCTATATATGAAAAATTGAATTTTGATTATGCATTAGATTTATTACAAAATCCTGCGGGTACTGTTACTATAAATTATTCCGAATCGATTAATACGGTAGAACTTAGATTTAGAACAGATAATGTAATTACTAATCCAACTATGTCTAGTACAATGCATTTATATACCATTGGGTCAAATGTAGTTACAATAGATTATACAAGTGGTACGTTAGGTACTATATTAGTTAATGGTACGGGGTCTGCTAATATTGAAATGTTTGACGGAGGATGGATATCTACGATGCTTCGTACGAACGGCTCCGATTTAGAAATTACAGCAAAACGTTCAAAATATGGTAAAATAGTAGCAGCAGTTTCAGCATCTGGCACTGGTTCATTTAATCCAACTGGATCTATTATTTTAGGTGGTACTAGTACTGGTGCTAATAGATTAGAAGGACAATTGCAGGAATTAAGAATTTGGACTGTTAATTTAGCAGATTCTGATTTTAATAATCATGTTAAAGCCCCTGCTGCATATAATTCGCCCGATCCATATAACGAATTACTATTTAGATTGCCATTAACACAAAAAATTAACCATAATCTTACTGGATCTTTAGTTGGTGTACAACCTAAATTATCTTCATTATCAGCATCATTTTCTGGATGGACTATAGCAACACCATACGATTCCATAGAAGAAATATATTACTACGATTCTCCTAGTTTAGGTGCAGGTACGTTTGATGATAATAAAATTCGTTTAGAAGATAATGAACTAATTGGAACATTGGATGTAAAAACTAGAGCGGAACGAAGTCAATTTGATAAAGCACCATTAGATAGTAAAAAACTAGGAGTATATTTTTCTCCACAGACAATGATTGATGAAGATATAATAGCTCAATATGGTTATATATCGTTGGATGATTATATAGGAGACCCGGGTAATACTGAGGAAACTGCGTACCCAGAATTAATACACAAAGCTCAGGAATATTGGAAAAAATATTCTACTAGAAATGACATTAATTCATATATAAAAATATTTTCATTGTATGATTTATCATTTTTTAAACAACTAGAACAATTATTACCAGCCCGTGCTGATAAACTTACCGGCGTATTAATACAGCCAAACTTTTTAGAACGAAATAAAGATTCTATACTACCAAAAATTGAACGTTATAATTCAGTATATGATGCTAATTTACAAAATATAGTACCATCCGGATCTGGAGATAGTTTATTATTTACTGGAAGTTTGGATGCAAACGTATTAAATGTTATTGCAGAGTTTGATCCAGAATATACAATGTATTTAACTGCTTCAAATTCTGAAAAGTATGATGGGGTAATATACTCACATGAATATATTTTAAGATCTGGAAGTACTTGGATTACAGGATCTACACCATATTGGTTAAGTGAAGCTCTTTGTCCTACTATTATTTCAAGTGTAAAATCCGAATATCGTTTTGTTTCTGGTACTGTTTCATATGTAGCAGAAAATGCAATTGGATCATTATATGGAGCCGGCGTATATGGTTCTGGTACGTATGCAACATACACATATGGATTATCTGGAAGTTTAGCTGAGGTGCAAGATTACTTACCACAAGGAATTGATAACCAACGATATTCAGGTGCAAAAATGTCATCGCCAGCATTTAACATTAATTCTACACAAACAGTAGATGGTGGTCCAGTCGTAGAATGGCGTACTACTAATCCAAATCAGTTAATCTATCAAACATTAGGGGATCAAGGGTCTTTTGTTTTAGTTTAACATTAAAATTACTAACATGTATATTTATATAAAATAAGGTTAAAACAATATGGGATATTTAGATAATACAAGTGTAACAGTTGATGCAATTTTGACGTTAAAAGGTCGTGAATTGCTTGCTCAAGGCGGAAATGCTTTTAATATTACACAATTTGCAGTTGGCGATGATGAAATTGATTATACATTATGGAATCCGGATCATCCATTGGGAACGGCATACTATGGGGTAATTATTGAAAATATGCCTATTACTGAAGCAATACCGGATGAAACGCAGGCATTAAAATACAAACTAATTACATTACCAAAACAAACTACTAATATTCCAATTGTAACTGTTGGAAATACTGCGATAACATTATTAGCTCCAAATGATAGTGCGACAATTGCACCAAATACAAGTAATTTACAAGGTGGTAATGCAAACTTAGGATATACTGCGATATTATCAGATTCGACTGTAGCAGATATACAAGTTACACGAGCTTTACAAAATTCAGTACTTCCTACTACACCAAGATTCATTGGGGATAATCAAGATGCACAAAGTGTTGCAGTTGTAGGATTTGAATTCCGTGTTGTAGCTAAAACGCAATTATTAAGTGACAAAACTGCGACGATTACAATTATTGGTAATGAAACCGGAGGAAGTGTTACTATTAATTTAACTATTAAACAAGCAACAACTGCAACATTATAATAGAATAATAGGATATTATGAATACATATAATTTAATTGAAAAATTAAAACGTCAACCCAGACATGGTCAAACTAATAGAATTGCGATAGATGTGGCTGGTCAACCTGTACAACAAGGTTCAATTGGTGGTGTAACTGTTGCTAATGCTGCAGCTGCTACTGCAAATGCTGTTAATGAGCAAGTGCAAGTATTAGCACAACAACTAGCTAACCAAATGGTTGCAGAAATGCAACAAGGTCAATTATTAACTAGGAACGGTCGTATATTTACCAAGTTTGACATGGCAAATGATGTTGTGCAAAATCAGTTAGAAGTTGTTACCGGTGGATTATGGAGTGATAATCTTGCAAGTCTAACAACTTTTTTTACAGCATCAACACAGACAAATTCGCAAAGAACATATTATGTTGATGTTTTGCAAGAAACGCCGTTAGCGGATGGGTCTGCAGTGCAATTTTCATTGGCATTTGGTCATGCTTTAGGAAGTGGATCTGATTCACAGGGTCAATTAAATGATTCGCCATCAAAAGCAGTGTATTCACAATACAAACAGTTATTATTAAGTCCGACTGATAGTAGATTTACAACTGCAGGTTCTGGAAGTACTGATTATATTTATGTTGTTAACTTTAAAAGAAATCGATTTAAAGAGAGTTTAGATGCCGGCAATTGGGAATTACCATTACGAACAATTTCTGGTTCTAGACCATTAAATGCAACCGGTAGTGTTAATGTCTCTGGATCTCAAGTTATTACATTGATCGATGATTCATCTATCTCGCCTGTTACTTTAAATGGTGGCGTTTCTGTGTATAACATTGTTTCTGGATCTATTAATACAGGAGTACATAATCCGGGTGCACCAGTTTATTATGGTTTAGCATATCCGCAATATGGTACTTTGGTATTAGATGGGAAAATGTTAGATCAACAATTAAATTTCCAAACAAATACAGGTTCTAGCTCAGAAGGTAATAATCATTTTGCACTATTTCGTTCAATATCTGGATCGGCATTAATTACGAATCCAGCAACTGGCGATCCATTTGGGTTCCAGGCTCGTAATTCAGAAACAATTACTAGTACACATTATTTTGTTAGAATTAAAAATGCAGAATATAATTTTTCTAATAATCCATCCTATACAACGGGAAGTGTTGGTCAAATTGCACAATCTACATTTGTTGGTGATCCAAAAACATATATTACAACCGTTGGATTATACAATGATTCTCAAGAATTATTAGCAGTATCTAAATTAAGTCAACCGTTATTGAAATCATTCCAACGAGAAGCATTAATTCGTGTTAAGTTAGATTTCTAACATAGTTAAAAAAATACATAGATTTAAGCCCTGTTATATTTATTAATAAATGTAGCGGGGCTTATTACTGATTATGGCAGAATCTAGATTAAATAATCAACAAGATACTTATCAAGGCGTATATCCATCTATTTTTAAAAAAGTGGATATTAACGATGTATCTGTTAATACGTTTCAAGTATATAAATCATGGTCGTTTATTTCTGGAAGTGCTACTAGTAGTGCATTGCCATTAATTGGAATTTATAGTGATATAAATACATTACCGGCTCTAGGCACTGAATTAACATATAATGATGCTATGAATATAGATGATAGTTTACAGACTATTACATATTTTTCTATTAATCATTTATTTTATCGTTGGAAAAATGAACCTTTGAAAACTTATGGACCAACTGATTTAAATCGTACTAAAAAATATTTATTTCAATCGGCATCTATATTATCAATCCCGCAAGTAAAAATTGGTGAAGGTATTAAACCAGCATCATTTACATTTACCGGATCATCTTTGAATTTAGCATCTGATGTATACAGCAATTTATATGATATCGCGTTTAACACTAGTAGTATTGTAGATAATGTAAAATGGTATGAAGGATTTAATGAATATTTTGATATTAATAGAATTAATTTTGAGTATTCAAACATTGAATTTAAAAATGGTGTACCAACAACATCTGGATTACAATTACCAGTTGGGTATTCTGCAAAATTTTCCGGAAATGGCTATTTAAAAAGTAGTATCAATGGATACTATGATCGAGATCATGATTATGCTATATCATTTTTTATATCAGCATCCAATATTGGAACTAATAATGAATTGATTATTGCCAAAGCATCAAGCAGTTTATCTCCAACATATCCATTTAATATACAACTAAGTGGTTCTAAACAATTGGTATTTTCTGCTGCGGTGAGCACTACGTTTAAAACACAGGTAACATCATCATTGATATTAACCGGATCATGGAATCATGTTGTTTGTCAAAAATCCGGAAGTAGTTTACAAATGTATATTAATAATGTATTGCATGCTTCTGTTACAAATAATTTATTAATTAATACATTTTCACCATTTACTGCATCAGGTCGAATTGATAATTTTGATGGTTTATATGTTGGCGGGTTTGACACGCAAAGTTTAAATTTTAATGGTTCGTTAGATGAAATTCGAATTTATAATAATGCATTAACTACATCTAATATTAATTCATTACGTGACCGATCAGAAGGTGGTACATTTTTACAAACTGCAAATGTAGGAAATGTTTTTAGTAAACAAGGTTTAGTTGTTATAACATCGCCTGACTATCGATATCACACCTTATTATCGTCACCATATACTTCTAGTTATCGTAGCACATTAACAATAAACGAATTAAATGTTATTACAAAATTAGATTCTGGTGATTTTAATATGTCAACAAATTTAACTCTTACTAAAGATGATGATAGTACATATCAAAGTTTTGTATCAGGAAGTGATTTTGCCCCATATATAACTACAATTGGTTTATATGATGATTTTGGTAGATTATTAGCTATCGGAAAATTAGCACAACCGGTTCGTAAAAGATCTGATGTAGATATGAATTTTTTAATTCGTATTGATTTAGATAAAACAATTCAATTGAAAGCATAAATATGATACGTTTAAAACATTTACTTTCTGAAATTTCTACCGACACAATGAAACGTGTTTTAGATAAAATTAAATCTAAAAAGTTTAGATATATTGGTATGGGTGATAATAGCCGTGTATATGAAATAGATGGAGAAGATTTAGTTTTAAAAATAACAACTGATGATCAAGAGTTAGAAGTTGCAGATGTAATACAAAATAAATACACTGAATATACAACGTTTATTCCAGTATATTATGCTGGTACTATTGATTCTGTAAACTCAAAATCAATTATTATGGCTAATGCATCGGAGTTGCCGGCAAATATAAAAAATAAAATAAATGATTTCATTAATCAATTTAAAACATATTCATATGATCAGGGTGGTGAAGTTTCAATTTTTGATTTTTTAAATAGTGATGCTGTATTTGCAATTGATCCTATAGTTAAAAACTTTTTAGATGCGTTACAACAAGATGTATCTAAAACAAATATTCCAGATCTAGATTTAGATTTAGATTTTAGTTCTGATAATATCATGATATGGAATGGAAATTTAGTAATGGTTGATTGGTGAGATATATTTATATAAAACGGAATAACATGAGTAAACAACTAGAATATATTATTAAACTAGTTTTACAAGAACAGTTTAAAACTAAACCAAAATTAGTAACAAAAACAGCGTTACTAGATGGGAAAGCTACTAATTTTATTAAAACAGAAGTATGTCCAAAACTAGGTATCAATCCAAATGCTTTAACAACCGATCCTAGAATTAATGGATTTCAAGTTATAATAGAACGAAAAGGCGATGTATCAGTCGATCCAGATGAAACAGCAGAAATTTTATATACGCCGGAACAACTACAAGAAGATGTATTAGATTATTTAGAAACTAGTATCGGTGGTGTTTGGGCAAGAAGTCGAAGTGCCGGTTATTTTTGGTTTATTAGTGGGGATATTGATGCTAAAGATACTAAAAACGAAAAGAAACGAGCAAGATATAAAGTTGTATGTACCTATGTAAAAGCTGATATGATTAGTCAATTTAAACGTGTAAAGATTAATTCATCGACGCCCGGATGGTTAAAAACGTTTAAACAAGGAGGTTTGGTTTTTGATATAAATAAAATTAATATTTCTGATTGGGTAGTTAGAATTAAAGATCCTGCAGAAAAACCTGAACTTTTATCGATAGGTGATACACCTAAACAACCGGAAACATCGACAACTACAACTAAACAAGGTATTCCAGTTTTAGATTTAACACCTGATAAAATATCAAATGAAATTTTAAATTCTATTATTGTGCCAGCTGGCGGATTTAAAGTAGGATTAAAAGATGATAATGAATTTTATAAAGTGCAAGTTTTAATGTTAAGATTTGCAGAATCTATTGGACGCGTTGAAAATAAAGCTTGGTATAACAATGTTAAAAATGCATTAAATACAAAAGAAAATCGTGGTGATTTTTGGGATGGTATGCCGGTGTTGAAAAAACTAGGTGGTACACAACAAATAATATCTGTTATAAAAGATCTTTTGAAATATAAAGATTTAAATCCAGATATAGTAACATCAGATTTTATAGATTTATTACGAACTAAATTGAAATAACTATATGTATAAAATTAACGAACAAGAAGATCCATGGGCTGGGGCTGATGCTGCAATACAACAAGCAACAAAAAGTAAATCTACTAGTACCGGTAAGATAACTACACCACCTAAATCCGGAGGAGATGCAGATGCAGCAAAACGAGCTAGAGATGCCGCAGCTTTAAAGGCAAAACAAGATGCGGAACGCAAATCAAAAGAAGATGCGGAACGTAGATTAAAAGGAGGATCTAAAGATCCTAAAGATAGGAACGTAGCTATAATTGCTAAAAAAGCATGGATTCCGTTAATAACTAGCTCAGTAGAATTTTTACAAAAATTTGGAGCTGCTAGTCGTAAACGAGATACTGATTTAATGTATAACTTAATTAAACAATATATTATACGAAATAATACTAATTCTACATATATGGTATGTGTATATATTGATTGGATATTACGATTATCCACACCTGGATCTATAGATCAAAAACTAGCAATGAAATTTCAAAAACAATATAATTATGCATTATCTAGTAACGGATTGAATAGTATTTCAGTAAATGCAATTTTTAATATGCCAAAAGATGCATCTTTAAAAAATATTAATTCAATTTTTAATCCACAACAGCCAATTGGTAAAATGTTAGATATGTCATCTGATAATAAAGTAGTTGCTGAAATTCGAAGCAATTTATATGGTGTTATTAATTATACTGACGATAATACAAGTTCCAAATTTGAAAAACCTAGAAGTGCCGCGGAATTTCATGAAATGATTATGAGAATGTATGAATTAGGATCGTTTAATTTAGAGAATAAATCGGCAAATGGAAAAATGTTACCAAAATTTAAAACAAAATTTTAAATGAAACGAAATCATTTTCATAGTGCCGGTAATGCTAAACGAGCGGCGGCATTAAAATATGGTTATAAATCAGGATTAGAACATACGGTTGCGGAACAAATAAAATCTGCAGAATATCCTTTGAAATATGAAACTGAAACATTAAATTATATAGTACCGGAACGTAAAGCAAAATATACTCCAGATTTTGTTTTTATTAAACGAGATGGTACTTTAATGTTTATTGAAACTAAAGGTCGATGGACTAGTTCTGATCGTTTAAAAATGAAACATGTACTTGCATCGAATCCTGGCATTGATATCCGCATGGTTTTTCAATCTCCTACGCAAAAAATATCTAAAGGAAGTAAAACTACATATGAAAGTTATGCTGTAAAATTAGGTATACATCATGTTGCAAAAAAAGAAATTCCTAGCGAATGGCTTGCGGAATGTTTAAAAAATGGCGAAGAACCAGTTAATGTTAGAAAATTTTTTGCATAAAGATTTGAAATGTGAAATATTTTTAATACATTCATAGAAATTAATGTTATATTAATTAAATGATTGATTCAGTATTGAATCGATCGTTAGACCAGAAATGTAGTGTATGTGTCTAACTAATATTAATAATATTATATTAATAATTAATTGGATTAGTATAGTAATTTAATTATATTATTAATAATGAAGAATATTAAGTTATTACAGTTATTAGAATCAGTATTAGGTAAAGGTAAACCTACATCTGGTGATAACATAGCATTCTTTTCTCCATTCGTTTCTCACTACAAGCCAAAATTAGAAATTAATATTAACACAAATCATGCCGGTGAAAATCCATGGCATTGTTGGATTTCTGATAAAAAAGGTCGGTCAATTGCTACTTTATTTAAACAACTAAATTTAGGTAAAGAAAACTTTGAGCAACTTCAAAAAATATTAAATAACGTTAGATATAAATCATTAAATGATACCGAAACTAAAGTTGTTACATTGCAACTTCCGGAAGATTATAAACCGTTATGGATAAAAAAAAATACTCCGGATTATAAAAATGCAATGCACTACTTATTAAATAGAGGTATTGGTGTTTTTGATATAATTAAATATCGAATTGGATATTGCGAATCTGGTGAGTATACAGGCAAAATAATTATTCCTAGTTACAATAGCGCAGGACAATTAAATTACTTTGTTAGCAGAGCATTTTATAAAGCAGATTCGCAAAAACATAAAAATCCTAAAGTATCTAAAGATATTATTGGGTTTGAAATGTTTATTAATTGGGCGGAACCTATTATACTATGTGAAGGTGCATTTGATGCAATTGCTGTTAAAAGAAATGCAATACCATTATTTGGTAAAATAATACAACCGACACTTCAAAAGAAAATAATTGAAGAACGAGTACGAGATATATATCTTTGTTTAGATGCAGACGCTTTGCGTAATGCAATACAAATTGCTGAACGATTCATGTCAGAAGGATTAAATGTTTATTTTGTTGAGTTACAAGATAAAGATGCTTCTGAATTGGGATTTCATGCAATAAATAATATTTTACAAAATACCGATGTATTAACATTTGAACGGTTAATGCAGTTAAAGATGGGAATGATATGGACATAAAACGTTATGATATTGGAAAAGAATGGGTAGATACAATTTTTCATTGTTCTGACATTCATATTCGCACATTAAAACGCCATCGAGAATACCGAGAGGTATTTAGGAATTTATTTGATCATATTGCACAACATGCAACTAATAATAGTATAGCTGTTGTTACCGGTGATATAGTTCATAGTAAATTAGATATGTCTCCGGAATTAATAGAAATACTTGTTGAGTTCTTCGAAGGATTCATGATACCAACGGTTGTTATTTTAGGTAATCATGACATGAATTTAAACAACATGCATCGAACGGATGCGGTTAGTCCAATAATCAATGTTATTAAGAATCCTAACATTATTTTTGTTAAAGAGAATGGATTATTTCAAATTGCTAATGTTGTATTCAATCACATGGCTGTTGATGTTGCACCAACTGAATATATTAGAGCTGATCAATTCGAAGCTGCATATAAAATTGCATTACATCATGGAGCTGTGAATTCTGCTCGTACTGATATTGGTTATCAAATATCTAATGAGCATGTTGGAATCGATTTGTTTGCTGGTCATGATATTACATTGCTAGGCGATATTCATAAGCCGGCACAATTCTTAGATGATAAACAAACAATTGCATATCCAGGATCATTAATTCAACAAAATCACGGTGAAGCATTAGATCACGGAATATTAGTATGGGATTTGCCAGATCGTTCAGCAAAGTTTGTTCCAATACACAATGATTATGGATATGTAACACTCGATGTGCAAGGCACCACAGTTATTAACGCACCATCACGTATTCCGAATAAGCCCCGAGTTCGTATTAAATTTTCCGACACTAGTGCAGCTGATATGAAAAAAATGATTGCTGCTATTCGAAAAAAATATGATGTACAGGATATCACAATACAGCGAAACTCTACTTCAATTCATAATGAAGCTTCTTCATCATTTACTATAGGAAACGTACGAGATGTTGAATATCAAAACACATTGATAACAGATTACATTGCAGTTAATTTTCCACAAGCAACATCGGAGGAAACAGATGCAATTCGACACATTAACCGAACAATTAATTCTAAACTACCAGCTATCGAATCTGTTCGTCATATGACTTGGCATCCAATTGAATTTGAATTTGATAACATGTTTTCATATGGGGAAGGCAATGTTATTAATTTCGAAAACATGCAGGATGTATGTGGATTATTTGCAGCAAATACATCTGGTAAATCATCTTTACTCGATGCAATTACATATACAATTTTTGATAAATGCAGCAAAACAGGCAAAGCACATGAAGTATTAAATAATAAAAAAGCTACATTCCGAGGTAAATTTACATTTGAAATGAATGGTGTTAAATACATTATCGAACGTAATGGTATTAAACAAAAAAATGGTCATGTTAAAGTTTTGGTAGATTTTTATACCGACACAGAAAATTTAAATGGAGAAGAACGAAGTGATACAAATAAATCGATTCGTAGGTATTTAGGAACATATGATGATTTTATTTTAACTGCATTTTCACTTCAAGCTGATAACAACAATTTTATAGAAAAATCACAAAGAGAACGTAAAGATCTATTATCGCAGTTTTTAGACATAACGGTATTTGAACAACTATATCAACTTGCTGCAGATGAAATTAAAGAAACTGCTGGTAAATTAAAAGAATACAAGAAAACAGATTTTGCTGAAATAATTGTTAGTACAGACAACATAATAAATGCAAATCATGGAACTATTCAAACGTTAGAAACACAAGAAGATGAGTTTCAAGAAAGACGAAATTATTTACAAAATCAAATCGTATCATTAATTGAAACAAAATTACCAACAACATATGATGGACCAGATATTACAAAATTACGAAAAACTGAATCTGATTTAACAGAAAAAATTGATGACTTACAAAATAATATCGATCAATCAGAACAAACTTTAGAAGATTTAAAAACACAACATGTTACGATTAAAAAAGAAATTCGTACTTATGATGAACCTGGTTTATTAGAACAATTGGACCAATTGAAAATTTTTAAAACCAATCTCAAACAAATTGAAACTCAAATTGACAAACAACAAGGAGTTGTAAATGCTAAACAAGAAAAAATTAATCATCTTGCCGAACATGAATATGATCCGAAATGCAAATATTGTACATCTAACGTTTTTGTACAAGATGCAATCGAAGCGCAAAATACAATCGATTCGGATAGAAACATATTAACAGGACTACAAACCACTAAACAAGACATTAATGCTGAAATTGAATTGCTTCAACAATATGAACAACGATATGCTGAATTAATTACACTTCGAACCAATTTACAAACCAAACAAAGTGCTGTAGAAAAATTAGAATTGCAACTTCAGATTGCAGAAAATGAACTGCAAACTAAAGAATCAGAACTTGAAACTTGTTTGGAACGGCAAGAATTATTCCGAAACAATGAAACTGCTATAACTCATAATAAAACAATTGATGAAAAAATTACTGAATGTAAACAAGATATCGATGCATTTACTGAGGAAATAAAATCTATTCAAACACAAATCAAATCACTGTTTGGTGCTATAGAAGTTGCAAAAACAAATAAACAATCTGCATTGACGAGTTTAGATGCATATCATAAATTAGAAACAGAATATAAAGCATATGAATACTATTTACAAACGGTAAAACGAGATGGAATTCCATATGAATTAATTTCTAAAGCAATGCCGAAAATAGAAACTGAAATAAACAATGTTTTAAATCAGGTTGTAGATTTTAATATGGTGTTGCAAAGTGATGGTAAAAATATCAATGGATACATTATTTATGATGAAGATAATTTTTGGCCATTGGAATTAACAAGTGGTATGGAACGTTTTATATCATCATTAGCAATTCGAATAGCACTTATCAATGTATCTGCACTACCACGACCAAATTTTATTGCAATAGATGAAGGATGGGGATCATTGGATGCAGAACATATTTCTGCAGTAGTAAATCTATTTGATTATTTTCGAACTAAATTTGACTTTTCTATTATTATCAGCCATGTTGATTCTATGCGAGATATGGTAGACAATTTAATTGAAGTTAATAAAATCGACGGATTCAGCCAGATTAATCATGTTTGATATTTATATAAAAAGAATATCAATGGATGAAACGCAAAGAAGCTGTTTATAAAGGTTTAGAATTTATCGATGTTTTATACAACGATACATCATTAACATCACCAGATTTTTTTCAAATTTCAGAATTTCCACTTCGGTTAACTGCTGGAAAAAATTTATTTAAACTTCGTGGAAATCCTACGAATTTAAAAGTAGGATCGTATCTAAATATCGAAGTACTAGATTATAATGGTGATCCTATCTATTCTGAAGTTATTGATTATTTAGATGAAGATAAATCCAGAGTTGTTGCAATTTATATATATGAAAATACATCTCCGGGTGATTGTCGAATTACATTGATAGGTGAAGCAGTTAATGCCCCATCTGAATGGCAAAATCGTGCTAATGTTAAATGGACTCGTACGGTACCTGTTAACCCTAATATAGCTAATGATACTGAAATAATATTTGAAACATTACCGACTATAACGTTATCAGAACAGGTTGGAGTTCAGTTAGACAGAGTATACGCAAATAACACGCAGTTTCCTACATATAACACCGGCACCGTAAGATATTATAATTATAACGGTGCAGCTGCTATAGAAATTACCGGGGGATCTTTTACCGGAGATATGATTGGCGGAACATTAACAGTAGCCACTCCACAAAATCCTTCTCCTACGCCTAATTACACTGTATCTAATGCGGTTTATCAAACAACTATTAAAAAGATATTATCTCCTAGTTTAGCACTGTTAAACACAGAGTATACGGTTTTTAGTAGCCAAAGTATTTCATCTCATACATACACTGCATTTGATTACTCTGCTTATTCGGTAACATATGAAGCAACACCGCAATATGTACCTACACAAAATTCTGAATCATTCGCTCTTATACAAATTGATGATTTAGAACCGGCAACTGGTGACATATCCAGAATAAAAACATTTGTTAGCAATAATGGTACTATCGGGTCATGGGAATTAATAAATGATGTAGAATTAGAAGAAACGGAAATATTTGTTTCTAGCACATCATCATTATATCCATATGAGAGTTTAGGATTATTTTACAGTCAAAGCGTAATTAATACATACTGGGAAGGACATACGTATCAAGGTAAAACAGAAATTGCAGCACCGGTACTAACTTGGACAACGGCATCTATTAATAATGCTATGCGTATTTCGAGTAGTGTTAATATTGATGCAGTAAATACTATTACTACTGCAGAATTGCAATCTGCATATAACGGAATTTTTATTAAAGATGCATCATATAAAGTTATGATAGATGCATTAGGAACTAGAACTGGTACAACTAATCCAAAAATTTCTGTTTATTTGTCAGGTAGTGCGTTTAATTTTAATACAACAGACTATTTTAACCAAGATTTTTCCAGACGATTTGGAAAACGGGTTGGTGAATTAGAAGTACAAACTAACAACCAACGATTTGATGATGAAACGTTTGAGTTTACTGCAGATAATACCGGTACTGGTGTATTAATATTTATTGTAGAATCTGGAGAATGGCAAGTTTCTGATGTACGTACAACTTCTGATAATGAGTCAGGATATACACCACAATATACACGTCTTCGAAGTTTAGTACCAACTCCACATAAAGCTGATAATCAAGTATCATTTAAAGTAGAATATTATAATATAGCTGGCGAAAAAAGCAAACAAATTAATTACATTTATAATAAAAATTGGGAAGGTGGTAATCGTTATATAGATGGCGATTATTCTATGCTTACTGGATCTTTGTATGTAGCAGACTCATTAGAAACTGGCGTAGCGATATCTGGATATAAGAATACCGGATATATAAGATCATTAGGTTATGAAGGATTTACTGCTGGCTTTCCTGGATTTTTAATGTGGTCTGGATCTGCTTTAAGTGGATCTTTAGGAACAAAAGGTGGAGTACCATATAGTGGTGTTGGTTTAGAATTATACGGAGATGCTAATAATTATTTTCGTTATTCAACAAATCCATCCGAGTTAGATGTACATACAGAAACATTTTTCTTTGGAGATCCTAACTCACAGTATATTTCTGGAAGTAATGGTAATTTAGAAATATCATCGAGTGGATTTTATTTAACAGCGGATGGGGATGTAACTGCATCATCATTTATTGCAGTAAATGGAAGTAATGTTTTATTTGATTCGAACTCAGAATTTGTTGATGGATTTAATGTCGGCCGGGTTGTATATTTTGATAGATCAGAATTTACAGCTTCTGGTAATTTTGGAAGTAATGGTACACCTGTAACTTCATCGATATTTGAAACATTTATTTTACCAGGCGAAACTAGAATGCAAATATCAGTAACTGCTCAATTTATAAATTCTGCTTCAGGTAATAGAACATTATCGGGTGAATGGTATATACAATCTGCTAGTAGTATAGATTTAAGTCCATTGACTAATGAATATGATATGTGGAGTACTCCAAAATCTTTGTCAGGCGGATCAGTACCGATATTATTTACACCTGTTACTTCAATTCGAGGAAATTCTAGAACATTAGAAGTAGTAGGTGGTACTGTTGGAAAAGCTAATTTTGCTGAATGTCAGGGTAAATATGTAAGAATTTACATGTTAACATCACACGCGGGATTAGGGTCGGGAACGAGTGAATTTAAACTAAAACACTTTGTATATCGTACTAGTCGAGTTGTAGGTAGCGTTACTGGATCTATAGGAATATTACTTCCGGAAATATAATCAATAATTTATTAGATAATATTTATATATAAAGAAATAAAATGAACAAAATAACAGTACTGTTTCCTGGCGGGTTTAAACCATTAACTGGTGCTCATCTAGATTTAGCAAATCGGTATGCACAATCTGCAGATGTAGATCGTGTTATACTTTTAATTGGTCCTAAAGAACGAGATGGAATTACCCGAGATAAAACAATTGAAATGTTTAATATCTTAAATGATAATCCTAATATTGAAATACAACCAACAGAATTTAATTCTCCTATAACGGCCGCATATGAATACTTATTTGCACTTCCAGAAGATGTGACTGGTCGGTATGCAATGGCTGCATCGGCTAAAGGTGATGATTATGTTCGTGCAAAAGATTTTATCCCAAATGTAGATAAATACGCAACTATCGGAGACAAAAAAGGCCGTACGATTCCCTCCGGTATAGATGCAATAGAATTAAATGTTAATGTAGATCCAATGCAATATCGTAATGGTGAACCGGTTTCAGCAACTGTTGTTCGAACGGCATTAGCTAATAATGATTATGAAACATTTCGAGCATCATATCCACAATACGATGAAGCTAAAGTAAAAAATGTTTGGCAACTATTAACTGGTATGCAAGAATCATTATTTACTAAAGATTGGTGGTTAAACAATTTACAAGAAGATGTAGATTCTGTTGTTGAATCAATGATGTTTCCACGTGAAAAAAAACATCATGCTGATAAAATTAAAAAATTACGTGCATTTTTAGATAAACATCGAGGCAAAGATTTTGTATATGATTTTGATGATTTTCATAAAACAGTATATGGTGCTAAATTAGTAGAAAATATAATTAAAGAAAACTATATAACACGGTCCGAATTGGCATCTATAGAATCAGCAGTTGATGGATTTTTTAGACATTATGGAATTGATGTAGATTTTCAAGGCAAGTTTACGCATTTTATCGATCGATTAAATGACCCAAGAAACGAAGCACCTATTTATACAGATGAACTCCGAGATTTTTTCGAAGATTTAGCAAATGAATATGGAGATAAAATTGCTAGACAATTGCATTTAGATCGACCAAACGGTGTTGGTTCTGATTATCAATTTGATATTCCAATTCATATGCCATTCATGCTGCAATGGAATCCTAGTAAAAAAGTGATTGAATTAATTCCGCGGACAATTAAAAAACAAAGAAAACGATGGCAGTCAAATAATCCAGAAGATATTATATATACAATCGAATCTCGTTTAAAAACTGGAGGTATATTGTCTGAAGGTGGTGCTGCAGGACATATGGCACATCCATGGGATGATCATGGATTAACATTTAATGACGTTCGGGAAATTGTATCTAGAGCATTATCAGGTCGTTTAGATATTGAACAAGCTGTAACAGAAAAAACAGATGGGCAAAATATTCAGTTTACCTGGAAAAACGGACAGCCTGGTTTTGCTAGAAATAAAGGTACTATTATTAATCCAATGACACCTGATCAGTTGATTGCAGATTTCGAACGTAAATATCAGGAAGCAATTCAGAAAAATGGAGCTGAGGCAGCTGAAGGATATAAACTAGTAGTAGATGCATTTCGGGAAATGGCACAAGATATTACTGCTGCATTATCTTCATTACCAGCTGGAGAATTAGAACGTATATTTAAAAACGGCCGAGTATTTGCAAACATGGAAATTATTTATCCAGCAACTAAAAATGTAATTGCATATGATAAAGCACATCTTCAGTTTCATAACTTAGTTGAATATGATGAAAAAGGCAATGTTGTTGAAACTGACTTAACCGGTGGTGCAATGATGCAAAAAATCATACAAGATGCAAATGCTCATATGCAAAATACATTTTCATTTATTCCGCCACAACGTATTAAACTAGGGCGTGTATATGATTTTGAAGATCAACAAGCAGCATTTTATAATGAAATTGATCAACTTCGAGACAAGTATGGATTAAAAGATACGGATTTGTTAAGTGATTATCATAAAGCATGGTGGCGTGATGTAATACAAACAAAAGCAAATGAAGTAGGATACGAAATACCGGATGATATTTTAGTAACATTAACCCAGCGCTGGGCATTTGATAATAAATCTACAAATATATCAGTACTTAAAAAACAAATTGATAATCCGGAATTTGTTGCATGGGTTGATGCATTTGATAAAAAAGATTTTAAACAATATCGTAAACAAAACTTAGAACCGTTTGAATCAATCTTTTTACGTTTAGGTGTATTAGTATTGCAAAATGCATCTAATTTCTTAGCAGCAAATCCTAGCCGAACTGTGCAAGCAATTAAATCCGAATTATCACAATTGATTAAAGATTTACAAGGATCTCCAAATGAAGATACGTTACGTAAATTAGAGTCAGAACTTCGTAGAATTCAGAAGTTAGGAGGATTTGATTCAATTGTACCGTCTGAAGGCATAGTATTTACATATCAAGGTAACACATACAAGATGACAGGAGCATTTGCACCAGTGAATCAGATATTAGGCGTATTAAAATACGCACGGTGATATTTATATAAAAATAGGATAATTTAAAATGGCTCAAAAACATAAAAGCAAGTATAAAGCTCCAAAAGATCTAGAAAAATCACAAAAACCAAAAGCTCGTAAAGATCTTAAAGATTATACAATGGATGATAAAGATGGAGGATTAAATCCAAAATCTACCAAAGATAAACAATTAGGTGTATTACGTAAAACGGATAAAGAAGTTGTTGATACTGGTAAATTGGATATTAAGTATGATGCTGATGATCGTCTTTATACAAAAATTGAAGATGGTGAGTATGATCCTAAAACTGCAGCAAAACGACTAAATAAACGTTCTGAAAAAGAAGAAAAAGAAACTGCGGATGTGTTAAAAGATAAAATTGAAAATTTAACTCGAGAACAAAAAGAACAAATTGTTCGTGAATATATTCGAAGAAAAATTAACAAAGTATTAGCAGAACAAGCAACACCACCAACTGACGAAGAACAGCCGACAGAAGAACCAGAAGCAACACCAACCGAACCAGAAGCACCAGAAGCTACTGATACGACTGCAACACCTACTGCAACACCTGCTGCAGCACCAGATATGACTGCAACACCCACACCTGCTGCCGATCCAACTGCTGCAACACCAACTGAAGAGCCTGCTACAGCCGAAACAACACCTGAACCAGAAGTCGATCCAGAAACTAAAAAAACAATGGATACCGATCGTTTTGTTCAATCATTAAAAATGATGCCTGGTACAGTAGAAAAAATCAAAGCAATTGCTAATGTAATTAAATTAGCAACCAATGAATTAGAATATGATGATTCTAAAAACTTCTTCCAATTATTACGTACATACGCAATTAATAAATTAGAAAGATTAGGCTCAGAAAAAGAATCTAAAAAATAGTTATATGTCAAAAAAGTTACAAAACATTAAAGCCGTTCAACAAATGTTGGAAGGTAATCACAAGTTTCAAACAAAAAAGACCATTGGATTTTCTGATGCAAATGAAACTGCTGAAAAAAATCGAAAACGTTTAATAGGAGACGTTTGGGAAGAAACTGATTCTGCAACCGGAATTACCCATGTAATCGAACAACGAGATGGGTTTCGAATTAAAAAAACAAAAAGCAGTGATGTATTGCAAGAAGTTCGAGACGAAGTTCGTTCATTTCCTAATTGCCGTAAAGAAACATGTACATGTTTAGGTAAACATCCCATAGATCAAAAAATGCAAAAAATACATGGAATGTGTTTTGATTGTGTGGTTGAAATGGAACATGAATTAAAAAAATCTGGCAAATATACAGAATATGAACAGACAAAAATTCGTGAAAATGCCTTAGCTTGGTTAGCTTCTGCAGAACGAGATGTTGCTATGTTAAAACAAGCATATACTCAAGCATCTGAATTCGTAACAAATTCGGCCGGCGAAAAAGAATCATGGTCAGCTCGTATGACTTCTGAGGAATTTGAAGAAACAATACAAAAACAATTTGATAAATTTAAAGAAAACTTTTTAACAAAATTAAATGGAGAAACAAATGAAAATGATTAAAAAATATTGGGCAATACTAGTAGGAGCAATTATTGCAATTATCGGAATATTTGCAGTAACATCGCGTCGAAATTCTGATAAAAAATCGGATAAACTAAAAAAACAAATTGATGACAACACGCAACAAGTTAATCAATTGCAAGGTAAAGTTGATGTTATAGAAGAACAACGAGAATCTGTTAAAACAGAAATTGAACAACATGAACAGACAATTGAAGAGTTAAAACATGAAAAAGAAAATATTGTTGTAGAAGAAGCTAAAACGGTACAAGCTGCAAAAGAAAATATTTTAAATAAAACACGCAGAGGTCGTAAACCTAAAAAGAAATAGTTATGAAACGTTTATTATTATTATTAATATTTCCCATTTCTTGCTTTGCACAAGAAGTTGATGATACTTGTTTTACGGAACAAGAAATATTAGATATTTCATTTACACTCGATTCACTTTACAAAGTTATTGATATAAATGATAATATCATAATAGAACAAGAATTTTTAATTGATAAACAAAGTAAATTAATTGAATTAGATTCAATACAATTATCATATAAAACACAACAAATAGATTTATTACAGAAAAATATAAATTTATATGTTGAACGAGAAAAGCGTTTACAGCCAAAATGGTTTGATAATAAAGCAATTTGGTTTGGTAGTGGTATTTTAACTACGTTATTTACTGGCGTAATTATCAATCAATATTTAAAATAAATGTCGCAACCTAACATAAAGCAAATAATACAGCAACAGTACATGATGTGTGCTAAAGATCCTGTATTCTTTATGCGTAATTATTGTTATATCCAACATCCAAAACGGGGTAAGATTAAATTTAATCTGTTTCCATTTCAGGAAGATTCATTAACTGAATTGCGAGATAATCGATACAATGTTATTTTAAAATCTCGGCAGTTAGGTATATCAACATTATCAGCTGGCTTTGCTTTATGGAGCATGTTATTTGCAGAAGATTTCAATGTGCTTGTTATTGCCACTACGCAAGAAGTAGCAAAAAACTTAGTAACTAAAGTGCGAGTGATGCATGACAATTTACCAAGTTGGCTTAAAGGTACAGTTGAAGCAGACAATAAATTGTCTTTAAAATTTAAAAATGGTTCGCAGATTAAAGCAGTATCATCAGCAACCACCGGAGCTCGATCAGAAGCATTATCATTATTAATTGTGGATGAGGCTGCTTTTATTAGAAACATTGAAGAAATATGGATAGCATCACAAGCAACTCTATCAACGGGTGGTGGTGCTATTGTATTATCTACACCCAATGGCGTTGGTAACTGGTTTCATCAAACATGGGCAGATGCTGAAGCTGATATTAATGGCTTTCACACAATTAAACTGCATTGGACAGTGCATCCAGAACGAGATCAGCAATGGCGTAATGAACAAACACAGCTTTTAGGTGAACGGGGAGCTGCACAAGAATGTGATTGTGACTTTGTAAGTTCGGGACATACTGTTGTTGATGGTCCATTATTATTAGAATATGATGCAAATTGTTCAGATCCAATAGAAAAACGTGGGTTTGATGGCAATTATTGGGTTTGGGAATATCCAGACTACGCACGTGATTATATAGTAGTAGCTGACGTCGCGCGAGGCGATGGAGCTGACTTTTCTACTTTTCAAATATTTGATGTAGAATCAGTACGTCAAGTTGCCGAATATAAAGGTAAAATTCCACCGAATGAATTTGGTAATATGCTTGTAACTGTAGCTACGGAATGGAATAATGCATTGCTAGCAATAGAAAATGCAAATATTGGTTGGGCAGCAATACAGCCAGCATTAGATCGAGGATATCAAAATTTACATTATACATACAAAGACGATGGATATACTGATGCTGATGTACAACTTCGTAAAGGTTATGATATGAAAGATAAAACACAAATGGTACCAGGTGTGTCTACAACATCCAGAACACGACCATTAATGATATCTGCCTTAGAAATGTATATGCGTCAAAAAACCCCTATTATTCGTAGTAAAAGGCTTATACAAGAACTATTAGTGTTTATTTGGTTAAATGGTAAAGCACAATCACAACAAGGATATAATGACGATTTAGTTATGGCATTTGCTATCACACTTTGGTTACGAGACACCGCGCTAAAACTACGTCAACAAGGAATTGATTTAAATAAACGAGCTTTATCATCATTTCAAAAAACTGATACAGTTATTTATACCGGTAAAACATCTCAAAAAGATAGTGGATGGAATTGGAATCCAGGCGATGGCGATCAAGATTTAACTTGGCTTATTCGATAAAAAACAAGTAGATCTAAAACTAGTTATATTTATATTAAAAAGAAAATATGGCGTCATTAAGAAAACGTTTACAAAATCTATTTACTACTAATGTAATTGTCCGTGCATATGGTAAAGACCAATTACGAATTGTAGATACCAATAGATTACAGAGCTCTGGTAATTTAGGTCAAAGTAAAATAGCCGACAGATATACTAGACTGCATGGTGCTAATAAACATCGTGTAGGTGGAATGGGTGGATATGATTCTAACTATTATATGCATCAGAATCGTATGCAACTTTATGCTGATTATGAAATGATGGATAAAGATCCAATTATACATTCAGCATTAGATATTTATTCTGACGAATCTACATTAGCCGATCAGTTTGGTGAAATTTTAACAATTAAATCTAATAAATCGAACATTCAAAAAATATTATATAATTTATTTTATGATGTATTGAACATTGAATTTAATTTATGGGCATGGATACGTAATTTAACTAAATATGGTGATTTCTTTTTAAAATTAGATATTGCTGAAGAGTATGGAATTATCAATGCTCGTCCATTTTCTAGTTATGAAATGGAACGTTGGGAAGAATATAATGAAGCTACTGGTGAGTATGAAATTAAATTTAAAAATATTGCATCGGAACAAATGAAATATGATGTGTTTGAAATTGCACATTTTCGTATGTTATCCGATTCAAATTTTTTACCATATGGTAGATCTATGCTCGAAGGAGCTCGTAAAGAGTTTCAGAAATTAATGATGATGGAAGATGCTATGCTAATACATCGTATTATGCGAGCACCTGAAAAACGTATTTTCAAAATAGATATTGGTAATATTCCACCAAATGAAGTTGATTCTTTCATGGAACAAATTATCAATAAAATGAAAAAAATTCCACATATCGATCCACAAACAGGTAATTACAATTTACGTTTTAATCTTAATAACATGTTGGAAGATTATTACTTACCAGTTCGAGGAGGACAGTCATCTACGCAAATAGATACATTACCAGGTATGACATTTACTGGAATGGATGATATTGAATACATCAAAGACAAAATGATGGCTGCTTTAAAAATACCTAAACCATTCTTAGGATATGCAGAAGCAGTTGAAGGAAAATCTACATTAGCATCAATGGATATTCGTTTTGCTAGAACTATTGAACGAATACAAAAAATTGTAATTTCTGAATTAACTAAAATTGCAATTGTGCATTTGTACGCTCAAGGATTTGAAGGAGAGGATTTAGTCGGTTTTGAATTACAATTAACAGCTCCATCTATTATTTATGATCAACAAAAAGTTGCGTTAATGAATGAAAAGATAACATTAGCAAACGCAATGAAAGATTCAAAATTAGTATCAGATCAATACATTTACGAATTTATATTTAATATGTCCGAAGAACAATGGTTACAAGAAAGAACCAATGTTATTGAAGATCTTAAATTAAGATTCCGACAAAATCAGATTGAACAAGAAGGTAATGATCCGGCAATAACAGGTGTATCATTTGGAACTCCACACGATCTAGCAACGGTTCATATGTCATCTAATGAAGTTGAAGAAAAAGACAAAGGCGGTCGTCCAAAAGAAGGAATTAAATCAGGTCAGCATAAAAACGCGTTTGGTTGGGATGTTACTGGTAAAAAAGAAATCGATCAAGCGTTTGATCCTGAAAATCAAAAAACAGCATTTCAGCCAGATCCAAATTTCCGGAATAGTTCTACAATTGCCGTTGAAAGTTTTGTAAAAAAATTACAGTCTGTAAAAGGAAATAGTGTATCTATTATAACTGAGACATTAAATTCTAATAATAAACAAGATGAAGATTCTGGAACTATACTAGATGAAAATAACATTTTATAATTATAAACATATTTATTTAAAAGATTCGGGGCAACGTATAAAACATGAAAAAATTAAAACATTCGAAATATAAAAATACGGGTATTTTATTTGAAATGTTAGTAAGAAAATTAACATCTGAAACATTATCTTCTGATAAATCGGTTACAATTGATATAATTAAAAAATACTTTGGACGTAATACTGAATTAGCAAAAGAATTGCATTTGTATAACACGTTAATTAAAGAGCAATTTAAAAGTGAAGCTCAGGCATTAGATTATGTACGTACAGTAAAATCTGCACACTCTAAATTAAATCAAAGTGCATTAAAGCGACAACGATATAATTTAGTAAAAGAAATTTCAGAAAAATTTGTTTTTTCAGATATGGCAAAAATGCATATCAATAATTACAAAGTTTTAGCATCTATTAACATGTTGTTCGAACATGATGAAACTCATAATCCAAAACAATTGCTAGAATGTAAAAATGTAATTATTACACATGGATTAATATCAGAACAACGTACCCATGTAAAAAAAGACAATATACTCGAAACATTTGAATCACAATCTAAGGATATGCGTTTGTTAGCATATCAAATGTTAGTAGATAAATTTAATAAAAAATATTCAGTATTATCCGAATCTCAGAAACGTTTATTAAACAAATATATTACAAATGTTAATGATACTACTGCTTTAAAGGAATATATACAACATGTTATTCCTGTTATTAAAAAAGATTTAGCTGCACAAGCAAAGCATATCTCAGATCCTGCTACTAAAATAAAAGTAACAAAACTATCTGAAATGTTATGTAATGTTGAAACAATGAAATCTATTAAAGAATCACATATTTTATCATTACTTCGTTATTTTGATTTGATAGACGAATTAAAAGGGATTCATTCATGAGGTCATTTCTTAAAGAAATTGAAGATAAATTTTTAGAATTAAATTCAGTTCATGAAAATTTAAAGTCTAGTTTAGATGAGCCAAACTACATCGAAGTAGCAGTACGTGATGCTAAACGAGCTTTAGAAACATATGCGGATATTGCTAGAAGTTTTAATGAAATTACTACATATGGATCTAATGTATATGCTTCATTTAATGGAGAAGAAATACAAGATCTATATGACACGTTTATTAAACAAAATATTGAAATTATCGATCATAATATTTCATTGGATGAAATGTCAACAACTGGGGGAGTTGCTGGATTTAATACACCAGCTGCTTTTGCTAAACCAGGCAAATGGCGTGGTAAACAAGCTAGATATGAATCAGTAAATACCCCACCAACATATAAATTCGATCCATTTACAGATAACGATCAGTATCAAAAACCTGAGTCTGAGGAAGAAGAATATAATTCTAAATTTCCATTTGCAGTTGATGGTAAAGATTGGCAACATTCTGATTATGAATATCCATCAAAAAATTTAGTAGGAAAACCAGGTACTGCTACTAAAAAACATAAAACATTAACTGTTAATGAAGTGATAGAAACAAAATATGAACAGTTAATTGAAAGTTATCGAAACTTTAAATCTGAAGATATAAAACCTTCGGTTAAAGTTAAGAAAACAATACAAGAAATTGCAAAAAAACTTTCTGAAATTGAAACGTTGGTTAATTACAATACAAAATTAAAAACAGAATCTGGTGTAACATCTACATCATATGGACCAGCGACAACAAAAGCGTTACAAAAAATATCAGAAAGATTAATAAAAATATCAGAACGAATAAGATCATTAGGGGAATAATATGTCAAAACAACTAATTGTAGAATATATGCCATTTAAACCGGTTGGTTCATTAAATGAATCAAATGGGGCTGCATATGGAATACCAGGTGGTTTTGTAGTTGAAGGAGTTTTACAAAGAGCTGGTGCTAAAAATCAAAATGGACGAATATATCCTAAAAACATATTACATAGAGAGTGCCAGAGATATCAACGAGAATATATTGATCAACATAGAGCATTAGGTGAATTAGATCATCCAGAATCATCGGTAGTTAACTTGAATAATGTGTCACACAATATTCTTAAAATTTGGTGGAGTGGTGATGATCTACATGGTACAGTTCAAGTATTAGATACGCCATCTGGTAAAATTCTTAAAGAGTTGTTCCGAGCGGGAATTACATTGGGAATATCATCGCGAGGATTGGGATCTGTAAAGGAATTACGTAACGAGTCAGCAGTAGAAGTTCAAGAGGATTTTGAATTAATATGTTGGGACTTTGTATCAAATCCATCAACCCACGGTGCATTTATGCGACCAACATCAATGAATGAATCTGTTAATAAAAATCAAACAACAAATAAATACGCAAATGTTAATAACATTATCACATCTATATTGTGTGAAGATGGAAAATGTAGGATATAATATGAATACACCGAATTTAAAAAGAATTTTAGAAATGATGACTGGCGAAGAAGAAGTAGCATTAACAAAAGAAGAAAAACGCCAGTTTATGCAAGATGTAGCAAATTTTTCTGCATTAGGTGAATCGGTATATGGAAGTGGAAAACTAAAAGATTTAACGGAACGCGTACGTGGTATCGTTGACAAATCACAACGAATAATGACCGAAGATAAAGACTGGTTTGATAATGTAACTGTAAGTCGTCATGCGAAAGGTTTAACGGAAGCTTTTAAAGTATTTGAAGCTACTTCTAAAGAAATAAACCAATTACAGCAACGATTAGAAGCTGCATATGAAGATATTGGACAGCATTTAAACCGATACTTCCGCGTTGGATAATTTGGAAATTAGTATAAAATACTTTATTATTAAGGTAATATAAAATGAATAAACTAAAAAAACTATATCGTGACTTTTTTGGATTAACTGAACAAACATCAATTAATAATAAAAAAGGATCTGTACATTTACCGAAAACAACACCTGCACCTGATATTAAAAAAATGACTGATCAGGGATTAGATGTTAAATTAGAAAATACTGAATTAGAAGAAGCAGAATTAGTTAATAAGATTACTGATTATCAAGGCGGCGTACGAATGTTATTTGCTGATCCGGCAACAGCAAAACAAACAATGATGGATATTATTGATTGGTCAAAGAAAAAAGGATTTGAACTAATTACAAAAGATTTATACAAAACATCATCTGGTGCAGTAGCTGGATATCTATATTTTAGAATTGGTACGGATCCGTATAAAGATTCACAGAGAATACAAGGTTATATATCACAGTCTCCGGGAATTGCTAAATTTAAATTTAAAGTTAAAAAATAAACAAGTTATATGAGTAAAAAACAAAAACAACATCAACAAATTGTTCCTGGTAATTCTTTAGCTATAAATGTAGTAGGTACAGAAGCAATGGATTTAGCACATGCATTAAAGGCATGGAAACGTAAAGTAAAATCTGCTAACATATTGAATCGGGTTAAAGACAAACAAGAATATATTAAACCTAGTGTAACAAATCGTCAGCAAAAAACCAAAGCTGCATACATTCAACGTATAAAATCAGCAAACGAATAATAAACACGAAAATATAATAATTTAAAGCCTCAACAAAAAAGTTGGGGCTTTTTTACTGTTTTTTAATACATTGATATATTTATTAAAGAATACGCTATTTTCTTTTATTATATAGCGTTTAGATGTATAAAAAATATTCTATTAAGATTCATAATAATCTTACTTCCAAAAAAAAAATTTAAGGAGAAACAAATGGCAAAATCAGATTTGCTAAAAGAAGCAATCGCTGATGCACGTGCTGTTAAAGAAACTGCATTAGCAAACGCAAAACTTGCGCTTCAAGAAGCTTTCGCACCAAGAATTAAAGAGATGCTGGCAACAGAAATCGAAAATGAATTGGCTGACGAAGATGCGATGGAAGCGGATGTAGAAATGGATTCAATGGATGTTGACGCTGGTATGGAAGGCGAAGGCGAAGGAGTTGAGTGGGTTGACAATGACATTTCATTTTCAGTAGGTGATGAAACTTATGATTATGAAATTAACGAACCAGCTGACGAAGAAATGCCGGCAGACGTACCTGCAGAAATTGAAGCTGATGAATTTTCTGAAGAGGGTGAAGAAGATCTAAATTTAGAAGCAATCATTCGTGAGCTTGAAGGCGATTTAGAAATGGAAACAGAACCAGAAATGGAAACAGATGTTGACGAAGAAATCGTTGCAGATGGCTATATGTCTGACGAAGATGATGAAATGATGTCTGAAAATATCGATTCTATCATTGAAGCAATCTTACGTGAAGAGGAAGAAGCAGAAGAAGATGAAGAGGCAGATCACATGAAAGAAGAAATGGAAGCTAAAGAAGAAGAACTTAAAGAAGCTTACCGTACGGTTCATGAACTTAAGTCTATTCTTTCTGAAGTTAATCTTTTAAATGCAAAACTTCTTTACACAAACAAATTGTTCCGTAACTTTGAGTTAAACGAAACTCAAAAAATGAAAGTAATTGAAAATTTTGATCGTGCCGGAACAACGAGAGAAGTTAAATTAGTATTCACTACATTGGCTGAATCATTCACTCGTCCAGTTAAAAAACGTGTAGTTAAAGAGTCGTATGCATCTAAAGCAGTTGCAACAACAGCTCCTAGCAAAGCAACAACACAAGTTTTATCTGAAGGGTTTGAATTAGCTAACCGTTGGAAAAAATTAGCAGGATTGCTATAAACATTAAAAAAAAGGAAAACAAAAATGAGTATTTCAAATTTATTGCAAACTAACGATTTTGTACAAAGAAATCAAGCAAAAGCGTTAGCAGCAAAATGGGAAAAGACCGGTCTATTAGAAGGTCTTAAGGGCGAAACCGAAAAAGCAGGTATGGCTCAATTGCTTGAAAACCAAGCACGTCAATTAGTAAAAGAAGCATCATCTACGGGTGTTGCTGCAGGATCTGAAGAATGGGCTGGTGTAGCTCTTCCATTGGTACGTCGTATCTTTGCTGAATTTGCAGCTAAAGAATTCGTTTCAGTTCAACCAATGAACTTGCCATCAGGACTTATTTTCTATCTTGATTTCAAATATGGTACAGCACAACCAGGATTCGATGATGACAACTTGAACCGTACAGGTGATCCATTTGGAAATCCTAATGCATTAGATTCAATGTTTGGTGTTACTACAACTGGATCTGACGCAGCTGGAGGTCTTTATGGAGCAGGTCGTTTTGGATATTCAATTCATAACGTTAGTTCGACAGTAACTGCAGCAACTGGTTCTGCACCATCATCTGCATCTTTAAATTTCGATTCAGATTTTACAAACGGATCATCAAATTATAAAGTTGTTACAGTTAACGTACCAACAGATGCTGATTTATATGCAGTTCGTGCATTTACACTTAGTTCTGGTTCTGCTAACACAGAAATTGTACCGGTACAAGCTTTCTCAACAATTACTAGCAACTACACTGCGTCATTCGTTGTAACTGCAACTCAAGCAATTGCAATTCAAACTGCAATTAGTGCATCTAATTTCAAATTGAATTATAGCAAACAACCTACTGATATTACTAGAGGTGATTTTGAAGATAAAAATCCATTTAAAGGATCTTCTGCTAACACAGGTATTAATACTGGTATTGATATTGATATCCCAGAAATCAATCTTGAAATGCAATCAGAACCAATTGTTGCTAAAACACGTAAGTTGAAAGCAGTTTGGACTCCTGAATTTGCTCAAGACCTTAATGCTTACCACTCAATTGATGCTGAAGCTGAATTGACTTCAATGCTTTCTGAGTATGTATCAATGGAAATCGATCTTGAGATCCTTGACATGTTGATCGCAGCAGCTCCAACAACTGAGTATTGGTCAGCAGTTAACAACGAAGTATGGAACGGAACTGGTTTCACTCAAACTTCTACTACTACTGGTGGTTTCTATAACACTCAAGGTGGTTGGTTCCAAACATTAGGTACTAAACTTCAAAAAGTATCTAATAAAATTCACCAAAAAACATTGCGTGGTGGTGCTAACTTCCTTGTAACTTCTCCTGCTGTTGCAACTATCCTTGAGTCTATCCCAGGATTTGCTGCTGACACAGATGGAACTAAAATGGAATTTGCAGCTGGTGTACAAAAAATTGGTGCAATCAATAACCGTTACACAGTTTACAAAAACCCATACATGAAAGAGAATGTAATCCTTATGGGATTCCGTGGAGCACAGTTCCTAGAAACAGGTGCTGTATTTAGCCCATACATTCCACTTATCATGACTCCGTTGGTATACGATCCAGTTAACTTCACTCCACGTAAAGGTGTTATGACACGTTACGCGAAGAAAGTGGTCCGCCCCGAATTTTATGGGAAGGTATATGTACGTGGATTAGATACTCTATAGTATTTAATATTTAACGAATAGGAAAGGGGTGGCTTCGGTCACCCTTTTTTACTGTTCAATATTTATATTAAAAGAAATAATATGGCAGTACCTTATAACAAGTATTCAATGCAAACAATTATACGATATGATGGTCGTTTAGTCGATGTATTAGATCGTATACGAGCAATTAGTTTGGTATTAATGGTTCATATCGAACAAGACTTAGGTCCAGATAAAGAATTAATTACCATCAAAGTAATGACACCTCATTCTCCTCATGACACGTTTAAAGCTATCCGTCAAGCCTGTTTAGGTAAGATTGAAACACTTAAAGACATGACACTTCGAGAATCTACACTTACAAAATTATTTTAATTTTAACTTAAAACAGGTTACTATGACAACATCAAACAAGGAGAAAACTCCACCGAAGAACGACATTAAATTTTCAATAACATTATCAGAAGAACAAAAACTAGCAAAAGCAAAAATTATTGAAACACCATTCAATTTTATACTAGGTAAAGCTGGGTCTGGTAAAACCTTGTTAGCAGTCCAAATTGCTTTGGATATGTTTTTTAAACGACAAATAAACAAAATCATTATAACACGTCCTACCGTATCAAATGAAGATAATGGATTTTTACCCGGCTCATTGAATGAAAAGATGGAGCCATGGTTAGTGCCGCTTCGAAGCAATATGCGTAAGGTATACAATAAACCGGATATACTGGAAAAAATGGAAAAAGAAGAAAACATTGAATTGGTTTCTTTAGCACATTTCCGAGGACGTACTTTTGATCATGCAATTTGTATTGTGGATGAATTTCAGAATTTAACCAAACAACAATTACAAATGGTGTTGTCTCGATTAGGTAAAGACAGTTTAATGATATTAACTGGCGATAAATATCAGATAGATTTAAAATTTACAAATGATTCGGCAGTGCATGAAGTTCCTAAATTAACTAAGTCTAGATTTGTGAATGAAATTATATTGTTAGATAATCATCGACATGAAGCATTAGATGAAATTTTAAAGCTCTTAAATGAGACGTATTGATATTTATATATAAAAAGGAAACATAATGGATTATAGTGTATCAAAGCCCATATGGCCCGGTTCTTCTTCATTTACAACTGGATCTACACCATTTGGATTTTTTGATACAGATCCATTATTTCAACAACAAGCCGATCGATTTGCTAAATATGCAGCACAACATGTTGGATATCCTATTATGGATGTTGAATTAGTTGATGTTAATTTTTATACTGCATTTGAAGCTGCTGTTATAGAATACTCAAATCAAATCAATCAAATTAATATAACTAACAATTTGATGAGTACATTGGGTATCCAAACCGGATCTAGCTTCTTAGGTCCGCAAGGTTTTACCGGAGCAGTAGTTGGAAGCTCTTTAGGATACATTACAAAACTATCTAGAGCATATGGTACTGAAGCTGATTCTGGTGGTACTGTAAAATGGAGAAAAGTACAGATAGATATGATTCCTGGTCAGCAGACATATAGTATGCGCGCAGCTGTATCTTCATCATTAGCAGCAGAATCATCATCATTATCTCCAACTAGCTCAATTGAAATTAAACGAGTATTACATACACCACCGCCAGCAATTGTTAGATATTTTGATCCATTTGTTGGTACTGGATTAGGATCGCAACAACTTTTAGATTCATTTAACTTTGGAGGATTTTCACCTTCTATTAGTTTCATGATGATGCCAATACATGCAGATTTGTTAAGACTACAATCGATTGAATTCAATGACCAGGTACGTAAGTCTCATTATTCATTTGAAATACATGGCGATGATATTAAGTTTTATCCAATACCAACATCAGGCACCGGTAGTTCAGCATCTACTATATTCTATGGTCAAGTATGGGTAGAATATATATTTGCCGATGAAAAAGATAAGGATGCCTTATTATTTGGTAATACAGCACTTTTAAACGGCGTTGTGAGTGACGCATCTAATATACCATATACATATCAAACATACAGTAGCATTAATGATATGGGGCGATCTTGGATAATTAAATATGGTGCTGCACTTGTAAAAGAAATGTTAGGATTTGTACGTAATAAATATTCATCAATTCCAATACCTAATTCCGAAGTTACATTGAACGGTGGAGATTTAATTTCACAGGGACAATCGGAAAAAGATGCATTAATAACGCAGTTGAGAGAATTTTTAGATAAATTGACAAAAGAACAAATGCTAACACGACAAAATGCTGAATCAACTCAGATGCATGAAATTTTAGCAAAAGTTCCATTGAAAATATATGTTGGATAGGAGTAAATATGGCACTTTTTGGCGGAATGCGGGACGCAAAATTTTTAGCATCAATCAATGCAGAACTACTAAATTCCATAATAGACACTGAAATTGAATTTTTCAAATTAATTGTTGAACGAAGCGATTCAAATGTATATGGCGAATCTGAATCAAAATCATATTATGATTCAATTTTAATTCCATGTTTAATCACAAAAGAAACTAAAAATGCTGTTATGGATGATTACGGTCATACATATACTCGTACGGCACAATTTGCAATAACGCGTGATATATTAGAACGAGCTGATTTTTATCCTGAAGTAGGTGATATAATATTCTGGGACAATGAATATTATGAACTTGATAACGTAGATGCTAATCAGTATTTTACGGGTAAAAATCCAGACACTTGGCCAAACGGCGATAAACATGGTTATAGTGTGTCTGTTCTATGTGATGCTCATGCAACACGACAAACACCAACAGGTATCACAAATATCAGAAGAGGTGGAAATAACAATTTTGCATATAAAGGATTTTAATGCCTAGATTAAATAGACAAAATATTGATCGAAAAACAAATAAACCCAATCCCACACAAACAGAAGGATTAGGAAATGATTTGTTTTTGAATCGGGCAGAACAAATTCGACGAGATGATGACATAATACGTACAGCAAAACGAAATATTTATGATATTGACTTTGCAATTAAATGGTTTATTGACAACGAAATACAGCCTCAAGTAACAGCTAATAGTCAAACTATCAATGTACCAGTAATTTTTTCAAATGGTGAAAAATGGGACAATGTGCGTCGATTAGGATATTTACGCGATGAAAAAGGAATGTTACAATCTCCGGTAATCATGTTGAAACGTAACTCTATGGTTGAACGAGACTCTGTTAAATCATTGGATGTTAACAGACCACAATCTGAAAACGTACGGATTTATAAAACCAAATACAATGAACGTTCCAGATATCAAGATGAATTGTTTCCAATTCCAATTAATAACCCACAGCCATCAGAAAAAGTATATGTTGTAGATATTCCTAAATACGTAACAGTTGAATATGACATGCTACTTTGGTGTGATTTTACCACACAAATGAATTCACTGGTCGATCAAATAATGCCATATGGGCGATTTGCGTGGGGTAACGAAAACAATAAATTTTCAACAACATTAGGGTCAGTATCATTCGAAACAGTTAACACTGTTGGAGAAGACCGATTAGTTAGAGCTACTATACCATTAACTGTATTAGGTACATTGCTATCTGAACAAGAAGCACGTAGATCCACACTTCGAAAAATGTTTTCTATTAAAAAACTTTCATTCGATCAAGTAGTCGATGTTTCTGAAGATATATTTGCATCAACAGTAGTTCCACCTGCATTAATGCAAAGCCGCGGATATATAGCAAACGGTGGGTCGGTTTCAGTATCTGGAGGTACTACTGCTACAATTAATGCAGAAGTAATGGCATACTTGACTAATTTATCCGATAAAACAGCAGTATATGTTTCAAATAACACTGTAACTGTAACAGCTTCAGCTGCATATAATTCAGTAACAACAGTTGCTGCAACTAAAAATGAATTTAATGTTTATATAAACGGCCAATATATCGATAAAGCTCTTTATACATGGACACCATCATTATCATCAACACAAACTATTGTTTTTGATACTATAGGCTTAGGTTATACTATTGATACATTAGATAGCGTTGTTATTAATGGGAGATGGCAATAATGGCAAGGCAGTTTAAACCAGGACAATTACGTACCGGATCTCTTTATGATATATCTTCTAGTTTTGCATTAACAGCATCTTACGTCGCAAACGGTGGAGGCGGTGAATCATTTAGAATTATTAGTGGTAGCGTTATAGCTCAAGTTAACACAGTTAATGATTTATTTTTAGTTAAATCTGCTAGCATTGATTTGTTTAAAATACAATCTGATCGAGTTATTGTAGTAGCAACACAATCAGCAGAATTATCAAATCCAGCACCGAATGGCGGAATATATTTTACATCAGGTTCGTTTTTTGTAGGATTGGATTAGTTAATTTAAGTTTTAACATATTTATTATAAAAAATATAGTAAAGGAATAAAATGGCAGTTTGGAAAAAGGTAGTTGTATCCGGTAGTAATATATCACAACTTAATAATGATGCTGGATATTTAACCGCGGTAACACAACAAAATACATTTGCTACTATGTCTATTAACGGCATTTCTGTAATTGCAGATTCATCCGTTGACACATTAACGTTTGCATCATCATCTGGTGCTGGATTAGATATTACTGGAAATGCAACTACAGACACTATCACATTTACTCTCGGTAGTATCCCAAATGCTAGCTTAACAAATTCATCTATTACAATAGCAGGAACTTCTGTTTCATTAGGCGGATCTATAACACAAGCACAAATCCTTAACGGATCAGGTGTCTGGTCTGGTTCAGCTCAATTACCAGCTGGTATTGTGTCATCATCTGTATTATCATCGCCGGGTCAAGGACAAGCTGTACTTACAACAAACGGTGTAGCAGGATCGACTATCGATTTAGGTTTAGAAACTGGCGATTCGCCACAATTTGTAGGATTGACATTAACCGGTGATGCAGCAGTTAATGGCGGCGATATTACTACAACCGCCGCAACCGCCACCGTATTTAATACCAATGCTACTACTGTTAACGCATTTGGTGCAGCAACAACATTAAATTTAGGCGCTGGTTCTGGTACAACTACAGTAAATAATAGTTTAGTTGTAACTGGAGATTTAACTGTTAATGGTACTACTACATTTATTAATGTTCAAGATTTATATGTAGAAGATAAATTTATCTTGTTAGCATCCGGATCTGCTGCATCAAGTGATGGTGGTATTATTATCGATAGAGGTTCGGATGCTGCTGGTAACATTGCATATGGATTTGATGCAGCAACAGATCGTTGGGGATTCCAATCCGGTGTCACTGATACTACCAATGCATTAGATCCGACATCTGCTGGAGGAGTTAGTGGTTCATTTGTACCATATTTATTTACTGAAGCAAATCATGGTGCTACTAAACCAGTAACTGGTGAGTTTGCAGTTCAAGGTGCAATGTATACATCTACGGCAGGTGATATTTGGATTTATGCGTAATATTATATATAATAAGTTATATGGGTATCATAAATAAAATAAATAAACCGGCACATCAAGCTAATCAATCCGTAAATCAGTTAAATACTTCTGAATTAGAATTTTTATTAACAATGTTACGTACATCCACATTAACCGGCGAACAAGTTGAATTGTTTTATAATATGGTAATCAAATTACAAAATCAATACACCGAACAAACTAAATAGTTATGGATTTATTTGCTATAGATTTAACACCGCAAGAAATTAGTATTTTACGACAATCATTAGATGTAATCACTATTACTGGTAAAGATGCTAAAACTATTGCATCACTTCAGGTTAAATTAGAATCAGAGATTGCAGAAATTGCTAAACAAATGGATTCTAAACAAACCAGTAAAAAACCTCGTTAATATATTTATTAATAAATCATTGTAGGCCGCAAGGAAGTAGGCATATACACGGCATAAGTGTATGTATCTAACCACAATGGTAGGAGTATAATATGCCAGCATGGAAAAAAGTCATAGTATCCGGATCGGATGCTGCATTAAATTCTTTATATTCGCCTAGTATAACTGGGTCTCTACTTGGGACAGCCTCATTTTCTCTAACAGCTTCTAACATAACACCTGCTATATCGAATGATGCAGACACTCGAGTGTTAACTGCTAACGGAGATGGCACATTAAATGCTGAATCATTACTAACATTTGATGGTTCTAAATTAAGTGTACTTTATCAATCGGGAGATGAAGGTGGAGAAATACTGCTAAACAAACCGGTTACTAATACATCCCTTACTGGTAGTGGTGTTACCATTGATGTGTATCAAAATAAAATTCGATTTTTTGAACAAGGAGGGGCTGCAAGAGGAGCATACATTGACCTAACAGCTGCAGCCGGAGGTGCTGGAACAAATCTACTATCAGGTTCTGGTGGCGGAGCTACATTTAACGGTGGTACAAATGTCAATAACAGATTGATTACAGCCACCGGAACCTCTCCAGAATTAAACGGAGAAGCGGCTTTAACCTTTGACGGCTCAGCACTTACTATGACTGGATCGTTTAACATATCTGGTTCTATCTTCAATCCTAACAGCATACACTTTTACACAACTGCGAGTGGAGTAACTCAAGTTGGGCAATTAGGTTGGGATGATGGCGCCGGCACGTTAGACTTAATGTTAAAGGGCGGAAACGTTAATGTAGAGTTAGGTCAAGAAAATGTTGTATTGGTTTTTAATAATACAGGAACTACCTTAAACAAAGGAGAAGTAGTTTTTGTTTCCGGGTCACAAGGAAATAGACCTTCGGTTAACAGAGCGATTGGTACGACTGATGGATATTCAGCAACAACTTTAGGATTTACTGCAGAATCTATATTATCTGGTGCTGAAGGTTATGTTACTACATTTGGATTTATTAATAACATAAATACCAGTGGTACAATAGGCGGATCGCCAGTTTGGTTATCACCAACCACCCCAGGTGGATGGACAACTACACAGCCACAAGCACCACAACATACAGTACTATTAGGATATATTGTTAGGGTGCATAATACCGTAGGATCTATATTTACGCATATATCAAATGGATGGGAGATTGGGGAGTTACATGATGTTAGAGAAACTACAACTACATCATCCTTTGGTGATATATTAGTAAAATCTGGAAGCGTTTGGATTAGTGGTAGACAGCTTACCGGATCATACGGATTAACGGGAAGTTTGTCAGCAACTTCATTTACAGGGTCACTACTAGGTACCGCATCATTCGCAACATCAGCATCATATGCTCCGGTATTCCCATACACTGGCTCAGCACAGATAACTGGAAGCTTAGGAGTTACTGGATCATTTTCTGTAAATAATGGAACTAATGTTAAACTAGATACTGCAACTAGTACATTAACAGATGATAGTAATATTAGTTCCGTAGATTGGCAAAATCGTATTTCATATGATACAACCCAACTTCAATCAATTGATTGGCAGAACCGTTATTTATTAGATACTGCCGGTAATATATCAAGTGATTGGACAAACAGAGTTAATCTCGATTCGTCAGGTAACACATCTATAAATTGGGAAAACCGTCGAGCAGACGACACCGGAGGTAATCCATCAATAGACTGGAGTGGTACTTCTGGACTTAATATAGTAAATTATCGACCTACTATTGAAATTTCAAATGAAACTTCTCAAGATGAATTTATTGCAACCACAACCGGGTTTGGTAGTATAGCTTCTAATTTTGCTGGTAAACTTATAGAGGTTGGCCCAAATATTGATTTGGCAGTAACAGCATCAAATACTGTATTTTTAGATACAGATGGTGTATGGAAACTAGCAGACCAATCAACAGATAATACTACAAAACTTTTAGGAATTTGTACTAATGGGTACGTTAGAGGTGGTATCTTAATAGATGGAATAGTTACTGTAACAACCTCATCTGCTATTATAGATGTACCATATGTAAGAGGAAGTAACTTTTACGGTATGCCTGTATATTTAACCGGATCACAGTCATCCCTTACTACAACTAAACCAACCTCAGGATATGTGAGAGTGGTAGGCCATATGTACTACAACAGCGCAACAACACCTGACTATTGGATAATGAAATTTAACCCATCTAACGATTGGTATGAGATATGAGTAACGTAAGCAAAATAAACGGTTTTCAAATAACAGCAGAGAGTGCTTCATTTGCATCTACGGCTTCATTTGTCAACCCACTTAATCAACAAGTAGTAATTACAGGTTCAATTACACAGAATGCTTCAACAGCTTCATTTGGTGGAATAGTTGGAATTGGAACAACTACCCCAGCTCATAGTCTTCATATATCTACAACCTCAACCCAACCAAATATAATTGGAACTAATTCAGCCCCAGTATCTATGAAAATAGGTCATGGTTATGATCTTGGATCTAGTAATAATATTACTTCAAAAATAGAATTTAATCATAATGCTGGAACGAATTTTTATGCAGATGATATAATATTTAGCACTTCACCCTCTACTACTTTACCTTCTAATTCAGATTCATCAATTGAACGAATGCGTATTACTTCAACAGGTAATACTCTTATAACTGGTTCATTAACTATAACAGGAAGTCAAGTAATAACTGGTTCATTACGTGGAAATGTATCCACACTTTCCATTTCATCAAATACTGCTTCACTTAATATGTCTTTTGGTAACTTCTTTATTTTAAATTTAGTAAATGGAGCAAACACCCATATTAACCCAACTAACCTACAACCAGGACAAACAGTCAATATTAGAGTAAATCAAGGTTCAGCTGGAACAGGTACAGTAAGTTTTCCATCTACCGTTGATCAACCAAGTGGTTCTGCATATACTGGTTCACAAATATCAAACGCAATTGATATTGTAACAATGATTACATTTGATTCAACAACAGTATTTTTAAGTTCTGTAAGAAATATGATATAAGTTATGTTTACACCATTTGCATTTATTCAACCTTTATCTTTAGTACTACCAACCCCTGGGATAATAGTTAATGGTTATTATATAGGAGGTGATTTTAATACATATGCTACTAATACCAACCCATATTTTAGAGTTTTAGATTCAAGTGGATCCCAGGCTAGTAATTTTAATCAAGGTGACGGTTTAAATGGCACTGTATACACTTATAGCATACAATCTGATGATAAATTAGTACTAGGAGGTATATTCCTTAACTATTCAGGATCATCCCAACCATATATAACCCGAATTAATACAAACGGAACTAGAGATACTACATTTAATATAGGTACAGGTTTTAATAGTGGTGTAGTTACATTGGGTATAGATTCATTGGGTCGTATAATAGCTGGCGGATCATTAAGTTCATATTCTGGTTCAACACAGAACAGAATAACTCGAATTAATTCTAATGGAACTAGAGATACTACATTTAATATAGGAACTGGTTTCAACGGTAGTCTTAGTAGTTTATCAATACAAACAGATAATAAAATAATAGCCTCTGGAGCATTTACATCATATTCAGGCTCGTCATCCGGTGCAACTCGTATAATACGTTTGAATACTGATGGGACAAGAGATACAACTTATAATGTTGGCACCAGCGGATTAAATGGCCAAGCAAATTATATGGTGTCACAATCCGACGGTAAAGTAATAGCTGTAGGTAATTTCACTTCATATTCAGGCTCATCAATAAACCGAATTGTAAGACTAAACACAAATGGTACTCTAGATACAACATTCAATATAGGAACTGGATTTAATAGTGAGGTAAATTCATTAGCAATTCAATCCGATGATAAAGTAATAGTTGTAGGTAATTTCACTTCATACTCTGGTTCAAACATAAATCGAATTGTAAGACTAAATACAAATGGTACTCTAGATACAACATTCAATATAGGAACTGGAATTGGTGGTGTTACACCAACAGTAGATAGTATTGGAATCCAATCTGATGGAAAAATATTAATACAAGGTCAATTTACCTCATACTCAGGATCGTTAGCTGTAAGAACTATTAGATTAAACACTGATGGTACTGTAGATACTTCTTTTAATCATGGGATAAATTCATCTACTCGTCCAAATATAATATTACAACTACCTAATAATAATATTGTTGTCGGAGGTAATTTCACAGGGAATAATATAGATTCATTAACCTTTTTAAATACTACTGGCAGCACTACTTCTAATAGTATAATAGCCTCTAATGGGTTTTGGTTTAATATACGCGACCTAAAAGCACAAACTGATGGAAAAATTATAACTGGTGGAACTTTTACATATTATTCAGGATCATCTCGAAATTATATAACTAGAATAAACCCTAACGGAAGTATAGATGCCTCTTTTAACATAGGAAATGGTTTTAACAGTACTGTAAATTCATTAACATTACAAACAGATGGAAAAATTATAGCAGGGGGATCATTTACTTCATACTCTGGTTCAACACAGAACAGAATAACTCGAATTAATTCTAATGGAACTAGAGATACTACATTTAGTATAGGAACTGGTTTTGGTGGTGGTCTTAGTAGTTTATCAATACAAACAGATAATAAAATAATAGCTGGAGGTGATTTCACTTCATATTCTGGTTCAAACATAAATCGAATTGTAAGACTAAATACAAGTGGTACTATAGATGCTACGTTTAACGTAGGAACTGGATTTAACAATACTGTAAATGCATTAGCTATCGACTCTTCGAACCGTATAATAGCCGGTGGGGCCTTGACTTCATACTCTGGTTCAAACATAAATCGAATTGTAAGAATAAATACAAATGGTACTCTAGATACAACATTCAATATAGGAACTGGATTCGGAAATAACTCAGTAACCTCATTAGCAATCCAAACCGATGGAAAAATTATAGCAGGGGGATCATTTACTTCATATTCCGGTTCATCAACAAATCGAATTATAAGACTAAATACAAATGGTACTATAGATGCAACATTCAATGTAGGGTCTGGAGCTAATGGAGAAGTATCCAACATAACATTAGACCCAGAAACGCAAAAAATCTTAATAGGTGGAGGATTTACTACATATTCAGGCTCAACAGTAAACCGAATTGCAAGACTAAATACAAATGGTACTATAGATACTACATTTGTTCCTACAGGATCTGGTTTTAACAACGTTGTACGTATAATTTTGCCATATATATATTAATGTAAAACAATTAAATTTATGACACTTAAAGAATTTTTACAAGACAAAACTTTAACAGCAGTTGAATTAGTTGATTTTGATTACAACCAAATCATCAATGTTTATGTTGATGGAGCAGGATATGGATTAAAAATCGACACTTCAAATATACCTGCAGGTACACCTTTAGACTATCGAACAGATTTTACATTGGATGGAGATACACTATCTGTAAGTGATTTCTCTATCAACATAAATGATGTTGAAATGCTTTAAAATTTAATATTTATAATAAAACTAAATGGCTAAAGTTTTATCTAAAACTGGAATAGTAACTGGAGAACAAGTTGATGCTTGGCATGTTACCCAATCAATTGATGCTTTTACTAAAGTTGAAGCATACGATATAACTGTGTCTGGCTCATTTACTTTAACAGGAAGTTTAAGATTAAGCGGAAGTTTAATAGGAAATACAACAGGCACTGGTGGTCAAGGTGGTTATGGCGGATCTGGAATCATAATAATTACTAGTTGGTAATTTGGATTTTATATAAATACTTCTTATTATATCAAGAAACGGTTACATATGACACGAAAATTAGACAAAGAACATTTAGATGCAATACAAGAGTTACGAACAGGGTTTTCTGAGGTTGCATCTTACATCGGCAATGTATCAATTGAAAAACAACTATTAAAACGGCAACTAGAACAACTTGCTGAACAAGAAACTCAATTATTAGCTCGATTTGATAAATTACGAAATGATGAATCATCCTTACTAGAAAAACTTAAAGAGCGGTATGGAGACGGTGAAATAAATATTGCTGCCGGCACATTTACTCCTGTTGGTCAGTAACATTAGCATTATATTTATAATAAACAAATCATAGGAGTAATTTAATGGCAGAAAGAATTGTGTCACCAGGCGTATTTACGAACGAAGTAGATCAATCGTTTTTAGCTGGTGGCGTTGCTGCAATAGGTGCAGCAATAGTAGGTCCAACTGTGAAAGGACCAGCACTAATTCCTACGCAAATAAGAAATTATAGCGATTTTGTAGCAACATTTGGATCATATACAGATGATTCATATGTGCCATTTGTCGTTCAAGATTATTTACGTAACGGAAGTGTAATCACAGTAACTCGTCTTTTATATGAAGATGGGTATAAATTAACAAATGGAGCATTAGCAATCATTGCAGCTTCGGGATCTGGCGCATCTAAAGTAGAAGTAGTAACACATGTACTTCATCCAGTGCAAGCAGTAGAAGCAGATGGTGCTACACCAATATTTGAAAATTCAGTGTTAACTGATGCTGGGTCAGGATCATTTGCAATTAAAATATCCGGATCTAGTGCAGTTGCATCAACCGATGCTGCCATTGGATTTGATGGATCATTCCTAGTATCACAAGATACTGCGATATCCGCTTCTATTAATCCAAATGCTAATAACTATTTAGCTAAAGTATTTGGAACTGGTCCTAAATCGGTAGACTATCCAGCATATGTATTGTATGAAAATCCGACTGCATTTGCTGCATTTGCAAATCCAGGCAATATTACTACGAAACTAGCAATAATTTCAAACTATGAATTGCTAACTGATTATGGTAATTTAGATGGTAAAGCTGCTACTCCATGGATAACATCACAAAAAGTAGGAGTTGTATCTAAAGACTTGTTCCGTTTCTATGCATTAGCAGATGGTACATCAGTTAACCATGAGGTTAAAGTTGGTATTCGAGATGTACGTACTTCAGCTGAAGTTTCTGATCCATCTGGATATGGTACATTTACTGTGGAAGTTCGACGAGTTAATACTAATAATATTCCAAACTCACCATATTCATCTCAAGACACAGACCGAAATCCTGATATTGTTGAAGTATTTCAAAATGTCAATTTAAATCCAGATTCATCTAGATACATCTCTCGGGTAATTGGAGATCGTTATCAGATTGTGTCAGATGATAATAAAATTGTTCGTTACGGTGCATATCCAAACCTTTCAAAATACATCCGAGTAGAAGTAACAACTGGTGTTGAAACAAAAACAAATGATAAAAGTTTGATTCCATTTGGATTCCGTGCGTTGAATTCACCAATACCGATGCCATCTGGTTCTGTTAACTTAACTGCTACTACATATCTAACATCACAAGTTGTAACTACATACAACGCAAATAACTATTTTGGATTTAACTTTAGCAATGTTAATAACTTGAATTACTTAGCACCAGTACCAACATCTGGTTCAGTAACTGGTAGTAACACTGACTTTTATTTAGGTAATGTGAATCAAGATGCAGCTGCAGGTTTTCCTACAACAACATCACCATATTCCGGAAGTTTAGAAACAGCATTGACAACAGGTAATTCATACTTTACAGCTAACGTAGCACTTAGTACACGTAAGTTCATTGTACCGATGCAAGGCGGATTTGATGGGGCTAAACCAAACCTAAAAAAATACTCAGGACAATACATTACAAATGACAACACATTTGGATTCAATTGTTCAGGTACAAGCACAGCTGGAACAAAAGCATATAACAAAGCATTTGCATTGCTAAGTGATACTGATTACTATGACATTAACATGTTAGTAACCCCTGGTATTATTAATAGCGAACACAGCATTGTAACTAGTGCAGCAATTAACATGGTAGAAACTCGTCAAGATGCATTCTATGTAATGGATTCAAACGGATTAACAGAATCAATTCCTACCGTGGTTAATAATGTTACCACATTAGATACAAATTATACTGCAACATATTGGCCATGGGTTAGAATAGTTAATCCTGCTAAAAATGTGCCATTATGGGTTCCACCATCCGTTGTAGTACCAGGCGTGTTATCATTTAACGATTCTGTTGCCGCACCATGGTATGCACCAGCTGGATTGACACGCGGTGGTTTAACCACAGTATCAGATGTATATACTAACTTGAATCAATCAGATCGGGACACATTGTATGAAGCTCGCGTAAACCCTATTGCCAACTTCCCTAACGACGGAGTATGTATTTGGGGGCAAAAGACTCTACAAGGAATTCCAAGTGCATTAGACCGAGTAAATGTGCGTCGTTTACTGCTTACTGTGAAGAAGTTTATTGCATCATCTACTAGATACTTAGTATTTGAACAAAACACTGATGCAACACGTTTACGTTTCTTGTCAATTGTTAATCCATACCTAGATCAGGTAAAAGCTAAACAAGGATTATTTGCATTCCGTGTAGTAATGGATTCTTCAAATAATACACCAGATTTGATTGATCAAAATATTTTATATGGTCAAATCTTCCTTCAACCGACACGTACGGCTGAATTTATTATTTTAGATTTCAATATTCAACCTACTGGAGCAAGTTTCCCAGAATAGTATTTTAAATCTAATCATTAAAAGGTAGGACTTCGGTTCTACCTTTTTTACTTTGCTGATATTTATATAAAAAAGTAATGAAGGATACCAAATGGCATTAACACCAACTTTACCTGATATTAGTCAGAATGATTTATTTAATAGTGCGTTTTCGTGGGAACCGAAATATGCCAATAGATTTATTATGCAATTAGCAGGTACAAATATTCCGGCATATCTAGTTAAAGCTGCAGCTCGCCCTACTATAACAAATGGTGAAATTGTTCTAGATCATATCAATATTGACCGAAAAGTTAAAGGAAAATCTCGTTGGAGTGATGTTTCGATATCTATATATGATCCAATTACATCAGAAGGCGCTCAGGCAGTAATGGAATGGGTACGTTTCCACCACGAATCATTAACTGGTAGAGATGGATATTCTACTGATTATAAACGCGATTTAGAATTTTATGCATTATCAGCATTAGGTGAAAAAATTGAAAACTGGACTTTAAAAGGAGCATTTATTTCAGATGCAAACTTTGGAAACATGGATTGGGGAACAGAAGAAGCGATGATGATTGAATTAACGCTTAAATATGATTACGCAATTCTTCAATACTAATATTGATATTATACTATTTAATGGGGGCAGTTGTCCCCATTTTTTATGTTCAAACATATTTATTTAAAAGAAGTTATAAGGAGAATAATGAGTGCAATGACAGATCGAGTAACCAATCAAGATTTAATACAACTTGCTAAAAAACAGTATGAAGACAGCAAACGAAGCAGTATTCCTAGCGAATTAATTCGTTTAGTTAGCAACGGAATGGTATATCCAAAAGATCATCCATTACGTGATGGTACTATTGAAATGCGGTACATGACAGCATATGATGAAGATATTCTAACTAATCCATCATATATACGAGAAGGCGTTGTATTAGATAAATTGTTAGAATCATTGATAGTAACTCCTGTAGATTATTCAACTATTTCGCGCGTAGACAAAAATGGATTGATTATCTCAGCCCGTATATTAAGTTACGGAAAGGATTATCCAGTTCAAGTAACAAATCCTAAAACAAGTAACACGTTGCAACGCATTGTCGATTTAAACAAATTAAAACATTCAGAATTCAATTTAGTTTCTGATGAAAATGGTGAATTTGATTATGAACTAACAAATGGAACTAAATTAAAATTTAAATTTTTGTTAAACAATGATAATGTAGATTTATCTATTTCAAAATTTTTAGAACATACTATTTGTCAAGTTAATGATTCTCGATCAAAAACAGACATTGATGATTTCATTCGATATAAATTTTTAGCATCTGAATCTAAAAAATTCCGGAATTATATGAGTGATAATACACCGAGTGTTGTATTAGAATATGAATTCGAAGGTGAAGATGGGGACACCTTCACTGCAATGTTTCAAATTGGAGCAGACCTTTTTTGGTTTTAAACCAGAAGACCGCGTACAACTTCATGAATCTTTATTCAATCTAGTTTGGTTTGGTCAAGGTCGATGGACATGGTCTGATTTATACAGTATGCCAGTGTATTTACGTAGATTCTGGATCAATAAAGTCAATCAGATAATTGAAGAAGATAAACAACGTCATGAGAAAAAGAAAGCCAAAGCGTCTGCTTCTAAAAAACCTATCGTAAAATCTCCATTGTAAATATTTATAATAAAGTACGATTTATATGAATTTGCATCGAGATCAACTAATTAGTCGCTTAAAACAACAACCAAGGCATGGACAGGCAGTTGATCCATTAAGCCAAGTAACAGCTGGTCTTAAACAGGTATTTGATTTATATAAAGTCGGCGGCGATGAAATTATCCGTTTAAATGTATTTGGTAAACTAGCAGATCAGATTAGTGGAGTAGTACAAAATTTATCAATACTTCAAGATCTAAATCAAGAGTTATCAGAAGGATTTAATATTAATGGAGAAAACGCTGCTAAATTTGGTGTTAAAATTGATAAAATATCACGCGAATTAGGAACTAATTCACAAAAGAATAAACAATATGCTGTTGAATTAAGAAATTTATTTGTTGGCACTACTAAGATATATAATAATACTACCGGTGCTGGTGCAATGTTATTGAAACAAAGTGAAGCATTGCGAAACCGATTAGGATTAACCGCAGAAGCCAATGAAAGTTTTGCTCGTACACAAACAGTATTATATTCTAATATGGGTATTACATTCGAGCAGTCAGCAGAACAATTTGCTGATGTAGCTGCATCTTTAGAAAAGTTAGGCTATGAAGGTGCAATGACAGATATATTAGATTCGTTTACTGATTTAGAAGCAAAACAACGGGTTACATTCGGCAGAATGCCACACCAACTAGGCCTAGCATTGGCTAAAACAAAATTATTAGGTACATCATTATCAACTCTTACAGATGGTGCACAACAATTTTTAGATGTAGAAAGCGCAATTGCTGGTCAACTAGAATTTCAATTATTAACGGGTGAAGAATTAACTACACAAAAAGGTGAAGATTTTGCAGTTGAAATGCAAAAAGCTGTACTTGCGCAAGATGCAAATCGTCAAGTTGAACTATATGCAGGATTGGTTGAAAAATATGGTGATGACTTGCGAGATAATGTCTATCTACAACAACGTTTTAATGATATAGCAGGTATATCGGTAGATGATGCATTTAAAATGTATGAACAATTAAAAGCTCAAAAACTAACACATGAAGATAGTTTAAAACTTATTAACGCACAAGTCGATGCAACAGTAATTAATGGTAAGAATTTTGAAGAGCAGATTAAATTAGGCGATGAACGTTCACAGCAAGTGCAACAACTAGATCGAAACGTTAAGGCACAAATAGATGCACTTGGAGATTATTCTGAAGAAGTTAAAAAACTAAATACAGGATTCCAAGCTGCATCTGACGCTACTTATGCTGGTGCTGGTAAACTAGCAAATCAGGCAATTAATAAAGGATCTGGAATAATCGGCACTGCTATAGGGTTAATGAATGTTGGTAGTATCGTTGTAGATTTATTAAATATAAAAGGAATAACAACCAGGCAAGATCGGGACACATTGCCATTAAATACTACCCCTAAACAAGATGTATTTATACCAGCATCCGCGGGTACTGTCGTGTCAGGGCCATTTGGATCATTTGCATTAGATAGCCGAGATGATGTATTAGCTATGCCAGGTATTCGGGACGCAGTCGGATCGCGAGGAAATGGTTCTGGAGAATCTGTTGGATCTGCTGTAGCTGCAGCATTAAAAGGAATGAGTTTTCATGTAACCAATGTATTTGATGGTCAAAAAATTCGATCTTCATTACAAATATTAGATAATTCAGTAATGAATAACACGAATATAATATAGGATTAATAAAATGTCAAATACATATCAAAATCCATATTCCAGTACGAATTTTCCTCCTCCGCCATTTACGCCGGCAGCAGGGCAATCAAAATATTCTGATACACAATTTCCGCCACCGCCATTTCCAAATACAGCAGAGCCATCGAAATATTCAGACACAGAATTTCCTCCTCCACCATTTCCTATAGGAATCCGACGAGAAAAATATTCTGATACACAATTTCCAATTGGTACGGTATCTGAATATGAAGGTGCTATTTATTTAACAACTATTGACAGTTCATTTCGTCCAGTATCGAAACAATATCCAACTCCAGGCGGAATTTTATTATCATTATCACAATATTCATACGCAGTACCATTTAATACACCAGAAATTGTGTTAGGTCCGTCTGCAAATGGCGACAATTCAACTCTATCTAATCCAAGCGGATTTACATATCGTACACGAGCTGATATTGTGCAAAATATTGGTAATACACCACCGGGATCCATATTTAAAAATGCAATTAGAAATGCATTAGTCGGAATTACAGCTGGTCTTGGTACTCCAATGACTCATCAATTATCCAGTACTGCAATTTCTACAATATTTAAATTAAGTTTAGATGATGATACTCGCAGTGAAAACTTAGGAACACCATATTCTATTATGCCATTCACGCGTAAAAAAGAAATAGAAGAATGGTCATTAACTAAATATAAAGACTTTCGAACGTTTAAAGGATATGTATTTAGCGTAGATGATGTTAGAATAGATGGTGCTGCTGCAGCTGCTAGAAATTTATTTAGCGGAAATATTAAATCTTCTGCAATTAGTGGATTATTTGCTGCAACATCTGCAGCTCCAGGGGGTGCATATACATTATTCAATTTAGAGTCAGTATATGGATTTGGTAATCACGGTGATACTAATGCTCAACGACGAGATTTCACAGCAAGAACTCAAGTTGCTACAAATTGGTCACCTATACCATCTATAGGACCTGATGGTAAATTAAGTACAAAAGGTAAATGGATCCCTACATTTAATCCTATAGAGTTATCTACTGAATTTAGAGGTGATAAAATTAATGTTATTGATTTCAGTCAACGAAAATTATCACAAGTATATCAGTGGAAACCTAAACTATTTAATGGAAGTGATACGTGGAATGCTATTTCAAATATATTAAATGCTACCGATTTAACACAAGATTTTATAAAATTTTATTTTACTGGTCCTAAATTACACAATGGAGCAGAAGATGCTGTTGATGATATCATGGTATTTCGAGCTACAATAGATTCATTTTCTGATAGTCATTCGCCATCCTGGGATGCAGTTCAAATGGTTGGTCGTGCTGACCCTAATTACATTTATACCGGATATTCTCGCGATGTTAGTTTATCATTCACAATGTTTGCTACATCCCGTGATGAAATGAAACCGATGTATCGTAAGATTAATGCATTAGCAGCATATACTACTCCTGATTATTCGAGTGATACAATAGCAATGAAAGGTCCATGGCTACGAATGACAATTGGTGATTTATTAGTCCAACAGCCGGTAGTAATTACATCATTACAATATACATTTATGGATTCTGATACTACCTGGGAAATTAACATAGAACAAGATAGCACAATGATGCAAGTACCACATAAAGTTTCAGTTCAACTAGGATTACATGTTATATCTGATTATCTTCCTGAAAAAGGCGGACGTATGTATTCATTGGCTAAACAATATAATGATCTAGGAATTCCAAAAGAAGGTGGCGATAATTGGTTAAGTGATTTTGGTACAAACCAAACTGATGAGAAAGCTAAAAAAATAGCTGAAAATCGAGCTGCTAATCGTGCTAGTATAACAACAGAAAACCAACCTGGCGTTGGTGGATAATGTTTATAAAAATATATATTAAACAGAGGATTATAATATGGCAAATCGATACTCAAATACTAAAACGATAAAGGACTCAAATGGTCGCCGGAGAAAAGATACAATGATTATTCCGGTACCAGCTATATCTAATAATGATGTGTATATTCAAGTTACATCGTTAGAACGCTTAGATTTATTAGCATATAGATTCTACAATGATGCTACTTTATGGTATGTTATTGCATCTGCAAATGGTTTAGGTAAAGGATCATTGATTGCCCCTCCTAATACACGATTACGTATTCCAGATATCACTGGTATACAACAACAAATACAAACAGTAAATACAACTAGATGAGTGCTATATTTTATTCACAAGTTAATCCTAATTTAAGAGCTGAATTAAATGCTCGAGGCCGAGCTGGTTCTATAGATCGAACTACTGCTGCTATGCAATTTATGTTGGAAAAAATTGCAAATGTTGAATTAACTGCATATGAATCCCGACCACAAAAAGATTCTAAACCATTTGATGGTTATGGTATTTTAGGTGGAGCTTCAGTGGTATCTAAAGCATACATGCCATCAGGTCCGGAAGGATTTTTAAATGATAGAATTAGACCGGCGCACCGTATACCTCCATTTATAACAAATGTAAATACTGGTTTTTATGATCAATCTAAATTCTATATGAATAAGACTACGATTGATATTAGTATTCCGGATCCAACAACTGATTTAAATGAAATTGAACGTATATATTGTGCACCGGGTCGGTACATTCAATTAGTAATTGCACATCCAGAGACAGCTGTTATTACAAATACAAAATTATCTGATTTAGAATTGCCTAGCACACAAACTTTGACAAAGTTATATCCAAATGTAGATTTAGAACGTCTAAAAAACATGAATGAATTTTATTTTCAAGGACGTATATCAAATTTTACATTTTCATACACACCAGCTGGTACGGTTGAATTGCAAATCGAAGCTATAGGTACTAGTAACACATATGCAGAGGTTCAGCTTTATATAAAGAATTCAGTAAAAACTAAAAATAGCGGATCTGGTGGTAAAGATGTTGAAAATCAAGTTAGCGATTTGTACGCCGGATTATCGAGACAAATTGATGATATTATTCAAGCATACAAAGAAACTGGCAAAGAGAATATAGAATTTGAGCAAATAACATCCGGAACTAAAGATCAAGGTTTATTAGTTGGAGTGCCATATAAAATAGGAAATACTAATTCGCCACATCAACATCGTTTAATAACTTTAGGATATTTAATTAACTATATTAATACATTTGCATTAGAACGTGTCGGATCGCGAATAGTATGTAATGATTCGGTATGTTTAAGTAATTTTTATGAAAAAATAGTATCAGCAGATCCAGAAAATATATTGTTATGGTCTGGCACCAACGGTATTAAGACTGATGTATATAATTATGATATAACTACACAACCTCCATTAGGCGAAGCTGTGATATTCGGAACTACGGCTGATGTTCCTGAAGTTACCCCAGCTGGGCCACCCGATTCCCCATTAAAAATGTTTCCAAACGTTAACCCACAATCAGAAGGATTTTCTGTAATAGCAGGGTCAGCTGGGGTATCATATCCATCTCGAATATACATAAACATTGATGTTATACAAAACATTATTAATGAAATGTCCGCACAAGAAAAACCAGATTTATCTATTAGACATTTTTTAAATAAATTAAGTAATATAATATATACTTCTACTGGCAATGCTATACGTATGGTGTTAGTGCAAGATCCTATAATTCCAGATGCTTTATTATATACTGATGTAAATTATGTTGATTCAGACAGAGTTGTAACAGAATTTGAAATTCCAATATTTACATCAAAAACTGGCCAATCAGTAGTTCGTGATTTTTCACTAACATCAAATGTACCGAATTCAATTAAAAATATGATTTTTGGTATTACATCTGGGGCAACCGGTACACAGAAACAAGTTGCATATAACGGATATATATATGGAACTGAAGCGCAAAGAATTGAATTAGAAAAAGAGTGGCGAGCTAATCACGAACAATCACTCAAAGATTTGGCTACTGTTAAAAATACTTTTTCAAAAAGACCAGATGACCCGGTACTTAAAAAAACATTTGCTAAAGTTTTAGAACAATATATATCATATTTTACGCCTGATATTAAAAAATCGATACAACGTAATAAAACTGTGTTTCCAATGGAATTAGAGTTTACAATTGATGGTATTAATGGATTTAAATATGGAGATGTTTTAACATTTGCTGGGTTACCGAGAAGATATACAGATGCATTTGTATTTACTATAATGGCAGTTACACATGAAGTTTCAAACACTGGCGATTGGACTACTAAAATTAGATGTGTACCTAGAGTTCGGATATTAGAATGAGACAACGTTTACATTACACCCCAAGTCAGATTACTAAAAATCTATATACTACTGGATCTGAGTTAATGAATTCAGCTCAGAAAGAATATATAGGTCCATATCATACATACACTACCGGTGAAGTATTTTCTGGTGCAACATGGAATCCACAAACATCAATCAAATTATTTGCTATAGTATTTGAATCCGAGTTAACGAAACAGTACAAAAGAATAAAAACTGTACAAACAAAATTTGATCCGCCGGTAACTAGTATACCAACAATCACAGAAGCAGATCGTACAGCTGGATTCATTACTAGATATATTTTATATCAGTTAAATAAAAATTTAATAACCGAAATCGATTCAGGTCAATATACAAAATGGATTGCTCGGCAAATAGATAATAATTTATACCAAGCATTTCAGTTTAAATGGTATATCTCCGGACCAACTACCGATGTATATGAAGGTGGCGTATTAAAACCAGGTGTATACACTAAAAACTTAGAAACACTAACCAAGTTACAAGAATCGATTCCTGATATATTTACATTCTTTACTGATTTATTACAATATTATTCTGACTCGGATTACGTGGTACCTGCAGATATTAATCAATAACATTGTTTTATTGAAATATTTTTCTTATATTTAATGTATGATAACGGATCATGCAGATGAAATTGATGCAATATTGCAATACTGTGCACAGAAGCGAACTCTGTTAATACCAATACTATCAAGTCCAGTATTACATCCTGTTATTAATCCAGTTATTGCAATTTATATTTATACTGAAGATGATGTAGAAAGATTAATACCAATCCGGCATACAGAACAGATAACCGGGTTTTCAAAACGATTGCCAGACTTTTTAGCATTACGCAATATATTTGTCCATGACAAGAAAACCTGGCTTCAAATCGGAGGAAATGATGCCGTATTGGATATAAAGACGTTATGGTGGTATACATACAATGAAGCATATGATGAATCACATTATCCAACAACGGCTCATTCATTTTATTGGCGACGTCATCAAACATTAGCACATGTTAATGCAATTGTGCCATTACAACAACATTTAGCTATGTGTCAGAAAATTAGAAAATATGCTTGGCCGATGTGTATGAATGCCGAACTGTCAACTTCATATTTACGGTTCAATGAAATATATCCTAAAGTTTTTGCTGAAATTGAAAGCACGGGATTAGCTGTTAATGAAACATTCCGTATGCCAGATTTAGTTAATGCTGGTCGAGTGTATTCAAGTTATAACTATCACACGGTTACGGGTCGACCTAGTAATGCAGCTCGAGGATTCAATTTTGCTGCAATGAACAAAGAAGATGGTACACGTGCAGCATTTTGTAGCAGATTTGATAATGGAGCATTAGTGGAAATGGACTTTGATGCATATCATGTTAGATTGATTGCTAGGATAATTGGATATGAGTTACCGGCTGGATCTGTGCATGAATATTTTGGCCGGTTCTATTTTGACACTGAACAATTAACAGAAGAACAATACGAACAAAGCAAACAAATAACATTTCGTTTGTTATATGGTGGAATCGATCGAGAATTTTTATCCGTTCCATTTTTTGCTAAGGTAAATGATTTTATTTATTCATTATGGAATACTTGGAAAACAAAAAAGCGAATAGAAACACCGATTTTAAAACGACAAATTACACATGATATGATTTCAAATCCAACCGCAAACAAAGTGTTTAACTATTATTTACAAGCAATGGAAACGGAGGTATCTGTGCAAAAATTACAAACAGTTCAACAAATATTACACGACTATGAAACTAAACTCATATTGTACACGTATGATAGTATTTTGATAGACAGTAAATTTGAAGAAGCTCAACAACTCATACCACAGATAAAACAGGCATTGGAACAAGGTAATTTTCCAGTAAAAGTGAAAGTTGCTAATATTTATAGTAAAATGAAAACAATCTCGTTATGAACATAGACATTAATTTAATATTAACAGAATGGTGTTATCGATTACCAAAAGGATATCCTACTGCATCTAAAGATTATGAGACATTATATGATGTTTTATTAGAAGTGGTAAATATATCTCCAGACGAAGCACGACTGATTGTAGAACGAGCTCGAGGTAACGTTAAACAACTCGTTACTGAATCTATACAATTTGATTCTATCGAAAATCAATTATTAATTAATGCAATTCAACAAGCAAATAAAACCAATGAATTTCGAGAATTTTTAAATTTATTACCAACTGAAGCAGATGCTATAACTTTAAATTTTTTAAATCAATTGAATTCGGAACAATCTGTAATGTTTGCTTCTTTGTTATATACATTGAATGATGTTACAGAGGATGAGTTAAATACTATAAACTTCAAATCCGGCATTGGACATGATTTATTCAAATTAGAACCTAAGGGTATAGGAAAAGGTGAAATTTTATTAGCATCTTTAATCAAAGGATCACGAATAAACGGCAGCGGAGTATCATTTGATATGACAGCAAATGGACGATCCTATGAAATAAAAGATTATACTGGTGGGAAAGGAAATGCTAAATCGATTCGATTGGGTACTAAAGCTAGTGTTACTAGATTTAAATTTTGGGATGAAATAGTAACAACTTTGAAACGTCTAGATCAATTACGAGGAACTGTTGAAAACCCAAAATTTAAATTTCATAAATATTTTAACGAATCGTTGTTAAATTCTATTGCATATTTAGATGATCGGCGCACATTTATTTTAGCTGGAAATTTAAATATGAAAGATAAACAATTTTTAATGCAATTTTATCGAGAAGCTAACTTATTAAATTCTGAAATACAAGGATATACTAATGTTATTTTACGCGGACCAAATGCTACTCCTATAGAAATGTCAATTGAGCCATTAAAACAAACAATTGATGGATCAGTAACTATTAAGCCTATCGATGATGGTAGTCAGGACATTACATATATTAACACAGAACTTCGTCGATTAAAATACGTACGACAACCAGAAATGTTAGATGTAGATTTACAAGAAGCTGTTGATTCAATTATAGGTAACGATTTACAATTTATTGTTTTTAGAAAAGATCGTATACGAGTTACAAACGAATTTAGATATGTAGTTATAGATGCCGGAAAAATACGTATAATAGAAACGGCAATTGGTTCAGATAAAATTGATTTAAGCGATACGGATATAACTGAGGAATATGAACTTTGAAAACACAACTACTTTGCACATTTGCACATAAAACGGATTTAAACATTATATCCGAATACATACAACATAACTACGAGATTCCAGAACGTCGAATATTTGTATTTGCAAACGAAGATCATGCAGACAATTTGTATTGCACATACAATGCTATCGATTCTGGTCGCAGAGGACAAAACACAATAAGCATACACCGTAAAAAAGAAACAAATACCTTGTATACGGTTAATGCACTTAATGAAGTTATACGAACGGTTAATAACGGAGTTTTAGATAAAACATATCAATTGGATTGGAGTAAATATCAAAATTCATTTATATTAACAGATGATGCTGGATATCGTGTTGTTGGATTGGTATTTTTTAAGAAAATTACTTGGAATTGATATTTATATAAGTAATAGGAATAACTATGCTAAAATTAAAACATTTATTAAAAGAAGATGAGCAGAAATGGAATCCTGCTGATTATAAGTCGCCAGCACAATTAGGTAAAACGACTGGATTAGATGCCGAAGCAGATCAAAGAATACAGGATAGTTTTTTATCTAAACTAGAACAAAACTATTCTAGAATAAAACGAGCTCGTATTGATATGGCTGAGTTTAAAAATGATGTGATGGATTTGTTATCAATCTATAAAGATAAAACGCCTGGCAGTGCGACTACTATGGATTTTATAAATGCATTTTTAGAATTATATCCATATTCAAAAACATATAGCGGATGGCAAGGAACTTACCGAGATGTAAGAGATAATCTTAATCGTATGTTACAACACGCATATGCAATCCAATCCGGCGATACTAGCAGTTACGCATATCGATTTTCAAAATAAGTAATTATGAAAAAACTAGAAAACATCCTAGCAGAAAATATGCGTCGTTTTAATACAAAAAATCTACACGAAGCTGATTTAAGTGATTTGGAAAATAAATTAGGATTCGATGGTGCCAATCGAGATCCTCGAACAGGTAATCCAATGTTTGATCCTAAGAATTTAAAACTTCATATTAACCGAGTTGATTATGATACCAACATTTCTGGTATTACATCTATGTATTTTCAAGGATCTGGAATTGATGATAAAAATACATTTCAAGATATTGTGAACGACATCAAACAAGATATTGAAAGTAAAAATGATCCAACTGGTGCATATGATCAAACCAGATTAGTATCCGACATTACATTTGACTGTGAACTTAAAGTTGGTACCGATACTATCGATTTGACAGTTACATATGATGAAGATGGTGATATTCAAAATGTAGAAATACAGGATGAAGATATTGCTACAAAATATGGAATAAGTGATTCTACGATTATGGATTATTTATTTTAAAAACAAAAAAAAACTTAACAAATTACTTTGATTTAACGATTTAATTACTTATAATGTAATTAATATTTTATATTTTATTAACCAATTAAAAAAGGATTTAACCAATGGGCTTAAATTTAGATGCCATAAAGGCAAAACTCAATCAGTTGAACAAAACTGATGAAAAGAAAAACAATTTGTGGAAACCTGAAGCAGGTAAAACAAGAATCCGTATCGTGCCATATGTGCACAGAAAAGACAATCCATTCTTAGAATTGTATTTTCATTACGACATTGGCAAAAGATCAATGTTATCACCGATCTCATTCGGCAATGCAGATCCAATCGTAGAGTTTTCAGACAAACTAAAAAAAACTGGCGATAAGGATGAATGGATGATGGGTCGTAAAATTGAGCCTAAAATGAGAACTTATGTACCTGTTATCGTGCGCGGTAAAGAAGCAGAAGGTGTAAAGTTTTGGGGATTTGGTAAAACTATCTACGCAGAACTATTATCAATTATCTCTGATCCAGACTATGGAGACATTACAGATTTAATGAATGGTCGTGATATTGATGTAGAATTTACTCCTGCAGAAGGTGGTGCATTTCCAAAAACTGCAATTCGAGTGAAACCAAACACACAGCCAGCAACAGAAGATAAAGCAATTGCTGAAAAGATTATGAATCAACCAGTAATTACTGACATATTTCCTGAACCAACTTATGAAGAGTTAGAAGTTGCATTAACAGAATGGATGAATCCTGAAAATGCAGATTCAGATGTAGCAGCTGATGAAGAAGAAGAGGCACAAGGCGTTTCAACACCAGCAAAAGCTGCAAAGCCAGTAGCAGGTAAAGTTGATGACGTAGCATCAGCATTCAATGATCTTTTTAATTAAGAAGGAGTTATAAATGGCAAAGAGTAAAAGCAAACTGGAACTGGAAGACTCATTAGCAAGTACATTAGCTGATAGCATTAACAAGCAATTTAAAGGGCAAGCTCTTAAAACAGCTTTCTTTTTAGAAGGAGATGCTGATTCACCAAGCAATGTAACAGAATGGATTTCATCTGGTTGTGATATGCTCGATTTAGCGATTTCAAACCGATCGAACGGAGGATTCCCAGTAGGTCGGATAACTGAAGTTACCGGATTAGAAGCATCAGGTAAGTCTTTATTAGTATCTCATGTAGCTGCAGAAACACAGAAAAAAGGTGGATTAGCAGTTTATATTGATACAGAAGCAGCAACTAGTGCTGAATTTATGTCAGCTATTGGAATTGATTTGAAATCAATGTTATATGTTCCATTAGAAACAGTAGAAGAAATTTTTGAAACAATTGAAACTATTGTTGAACAGGTACGTAAATCAGATAAAGATCGTCTCGTTACTATTATTGTTGACTCTATTATGGGTGCATCTACAAAAATAGAAATGGCTGCTGAATATGACAAAGATGGATATGCTACCAGTAAATCAATTATTCTATCAAAAGCAATGCGTAAGGTAACTAACTGGATTGCACGAGAAAGAATTTGTTTGATTATGACTAATCAGTTACGAACTAAATTAGGGGTATCATTCGGCGATGCGTGGACAACATCGGGTGGTAAAGCGATTCCATTTCATGCATCTGTACGTCTTCGTCTTAAGAATACTGGAATGATTAAAGCCAAAGTTGAAGGCGTTGAACAAGTGGTAGGAAGTAAGACTGAAGTACAAGTAGTGAAAAACAGAATGGGTCCTCCGCATCGAAAAATCAACTATGACATCTATTATGATAGTGGTATTGATAACTATGGTGGATGGCTTGAAACAATGAAAAAATACAATCTAGTAAAACAATCAGGAGCTCATTATACATTAGATGACACTGATATTGAAACTGGAGAAGTATTTGGAGAAATTAAATTTCAATCAAAAACATTTGTAGATAAGGTAATCAATCAACCAGAGATTAAAGATCGATTGTATAAAAGAATATGCGATGCGTATATCTTTAAGTATCAAGCTGGTATCGATGGCGGTATTGATGACGTAATTATTACAGATGAGGTTATAGACGAAGAAGCTTAATGAACAGGTATCAACAGCTATTCAAACAGTTACAACAAGAAAAGGAAAATAGTCCATCAAGTGTCAATGATCATATTATGGTGCTTGATGGGCTAAACACCTTTATTAGAGCGTTTGGAGCAACTCCATCTACAAATGAAGATGGTGATCATATCGGAGGAATTACTGGATTTTTATTTTCAATAGGTAAAGTAGTTCGAGATTTTAAACCATCTCGGTTAGTTATCGTGTTTGATGGTAGAGGCGGATCTGCTCGTCGCAGAAAGATTTACGGCGATTATAAAGGTAATCGAGCAAATAAAACACGTTTACGTAGACACGATCATCAACAATTTGCTACAATTGAAGATGAACAGGAAGCAATGCGTTGGCAATTTTCTCGATTAGTATCATATCTAGATAATTTACCAGTAACATTTATTTCAATTGATGGTATCGAAGCAGATGATACGATTGCATATATTGCTGATATGTATCAAGGTATTTCTAAAAAAATTACCATAGTTTCAACGGATAGAGATTTTTATCAGTTAATAAGTCCTACAATTCAAGTATGGTCGCCTATCAAAAAGAAAATGTATGACGAACAAGCATTATTAGATGAATTTGGAGTACATCCAAATAACTATGTTATTTATCGAACATTTACAGGCGACACCTCTGACAACATACCCGGGGTATCTGGAATAGGTCCAAAGACAATTATAAAAACATTACCCGAACTTGCTGATACTACTGAGTTTACGTTAGATGCATTATTTAATAAATGCACTAATAATTTAAATGAATCAAAAACATATGGTAAAATACTAGAAAATCAGGATACTATTGATAAGAATTATCGTTTAATGAATATTAAATTATTAGATATTCCAGCTCAGAGTGCTACGGTAATTCGAGGTATATTAGATCAGCCGATTCCAATGATGAACAAAATGGAATTTCAAAGATTATTCATGGAAGACAAAATGTGGTCAACTATGAAAAATTTACCAGATTGGTTAAATAATACATGGTTATCACTAAATGCATTTGCACAACAAACACATAAAAAATAACTTGGAATTTATACATAACTATTATATAATAAGTTTATGACAGATAAACTATCGGAATATGGCTGGAGCTTTCAAGTAAAAGTTTTAGCAGCAATGTTTACCGACCGAATATTTTTACAACAAATTGCCGATATTATTCGCCCAGAGTATTTCGAATCAGATGCAAATAATTGGGTATTAGAAACAGTTTTAGATCATTTTCAACAATATAAAACACCCCCAACAAAAGATGTTTTAAAAGTTCGATTAACTGCATTAAGTGAATCTGGTCCAGAATCTATACTTAAAACTGCAATACTAGAACAACTTAAAGATGTGTTCCGATACATGGAATCAGATGATTTAAGTTTTGTCAAAGATGAAATACTTAATTTCTGTAAAAATCAGGAAATTAAACGGGCAATTATGGATTCGGTTAATTTGTTGCAACGTGGAAATTATGATGAAATAAAGTCAAAGATTGATACAGCAATGAAAGCTGGTGCTGATACTAATATTGGGTTAGAATATAAACTTAATATATCAGCTCGATACGCCGAAGCATCGCGTCATACAATTACAACCGGATGGGATGTTATTGATGATTTAATGGACGGCGGATTAGCTCCAGGTGAATTAGGTGTAGTAATGGCACCAGCTGGTATTGGTAAATCATGGCTCTTAATTAACATTGGAGCTAATGCAGTAAAGGCAGGTCATACCGTAATACATTACACATTAGAACTTAATGAAAATTATGTAGGACAACGTTATGATTCGGTATTAACTGGTATTAATGCACAGAGCTTAAAAAATCATCAAGACACAGTTGAAGATAAAATGAAAAGTTTACGCGGTGATTTGATTGTAAAATATTTTCCAACTAAATCAGTTGGCGTAATGGGATTAAAAGCTCATTTAGAAAAAACTATTATGCTAGGTAAAAAGCCAGATGTTGTAATTGTAGATTATGGTGATTTGTTAAAAATCAATACAAAAAAGGACAAACACGAGGCATTAGAAGAACTTTACGAGGAGTTACGAGGAATGGCAGGTGAGTATGATATTCCGGTTTGGACGGCATCACAAGCAGGTCGAAGTGCGTTAGAAGAAGATATTATTGAAGCAGATAAAATTGCATCATCATATGGAAAAGTGATGGTAGCTGACTTCTTGATGTCATTGTCTCGTAAGGTTGAAGATAAAATGTCAGGTACAGGTAGAGGTCACGTTATTAAGAATCGGTTCGGCCCAGATGGCATTACCTTGCCTAGTAAAATTAACACAAACAACGGCCAATTTCAATTTTTTGAGCCACAAACAACACAAGGCAAACAGACCACACAAGTTATGAAAACAGGCGAAAATGTTATGAAGAAAAATTTAGCACAAAAATTCAAAGATTTGGGTGGAACTTTAGGATAAAACCATATTTATATAAAATGAGGTCCGGATAATATTCGGCCCTTTTTTTATCTAATAAACATTTATATTTTTTAAATTAAAGAGATTACAACATGGAGATTTCAAACAAAATTTTAAGTGAAATTACAGTATACATGAAGTATGCAAAGTATGTTCCCGAGCTCAATCGTCGAGAAACATGGGAAGAATTAGTTACGAGAAACAAAGAAATGCATCAAAAGAAGTATCCGCATTTGCGAGATGAAATTGAAGCTGCATATAAATTTGTTTATGATAAAAAAGTATTACCATCGATGCGTAGTTTGCAATTCGGCGGAAAACCAATTGAAATCTCCCCTAACCGAATTTATAACTGTGCATATTTACCAATTGATGATTATCGAGCATTTGGCGAAGCAATGTTTTTACTTTTAGGCGGTACTGGTGTAGGATATTCAGTTCAAACACATCACGTAGAAAAATTGCCTGAAATTCGTAAACCTAATCCAAAGAAAACACGAAGATATCTTATCGCGGATTCGATCGAAGGATGGGCTGATGCAGTAAAGGCATTAGTTAAATCGTATTTCGAAGGTGGATCTACGTTTACATTTGATTTTTCGGATATTCGTGCCAAAGGTGCTCGTTTAGTAACATCCGGAGGAAAAGCACCAGGCCCACAACCACTTAAAGAATGTTTAATTAAATTAGCCGGTATCTTAGATGCAAAAGAAGATGGCGATAAATTAACTGCTATTGAAGTACACGATATGGTTTGTCATATTGCAGATGCAGTATTAGCCGGGGGTATTCGTAGAGCAGCTCTTATTAGTCTTTTTAGTGCCGATGATGAAGAAATGATTTCATGCAAATCTGGTAATTGGTGGGAGCATAATCCACAACGAGGGCGTGCAAACAATTCAGCAACATTAATGCGTCATAAATTAACAAAAGAATTCTTTATGGATTTATGGAAACGTGTTGAATTGTCAGGAGCAGGTGAACCAGGAATTTATTTAACAAATGATAAAGATTGGGGAACGAATCCATGTTGTGAAATTGCATTACGACCATTTCAGTTCTGTAATTTATGTGAAGTTAACGCGTCTGACATCGAATCACAAGAAGATTTAGAAGCAAGAGTACGAGCAGCAGCATTTATTGGAACACTTCAAGCAGGTTACACTGATTTTCATTATCTTCGTCCAGTATGGAAACGTACGACTGAGAAAGATGCCCTTATCGGAGTATCCATGACAGGAATCGGTTCTGGAACAGTGTTAGGCTATGATATGAAAGCTGCCGCAAAGGCAGTTAAAGAAGAAAATGTACGGGTAGCTGAATTGATTGGAATCAACAAATCAGCTCGTACTACCACAGTTAAGCCTGCAGGGACGACATCATTAGCATTAGGAACATCATCAGGTATTCACGCTTGGCACAATGATTATTATATTCGTCGCATTCGTGTAGGAAAAAATGAAGCAATTTATTCATACCTAGCAATCAATCATCCAGAACTTATTGAAGATGAGTATTTCCGTCCACATGACACTGCAGTTATTTCAATTCCTCAAAAAGCACCAGAAGGCGCTATTATGAGAACAGAATCCCCATTCCAATTATTAGATCGTATTAAAAAGGTACACCTAGAATGGGTTAAACCAGGACACCGATCAGGAAATAATACTCACAATGTTTCTGCAACCGTTTCACTTAAAGCAGATGAATGGGAATTAGCTGGCGAATGGATGTGGGAGAATAGAGATCATTATAACGGATTATCAGTATTGCCATATGATGGCGGAACTTATACACAAGCTCCATTTGAAGATTGTACTCAAGAAACATATGAGAACATGATGAAATCTCTTCATAATATTGATTTGAGTCAAGTAATTGAATTAGATGATAATACCGACTTATCAGGCGAATTAGCTTGTGCTGGTGGAGCGTGTGAGATAAAATAATATTTAGATATTTATTAATATGATACGATTAAAAAATTTATTGACTGAAATCGGAGACGCGACAGCTAATTCTTATAAATGGGAAGAAATATCTAATGATCATTGGAACACATACGTACAGTTTATAACTGATAGTAAAACAGAGTACAATGTGGAATTAGAATATTTTACTAGTAATCTTAAAGAGTTTAAAGAACTTCCAGGTATTGCTATTGAGTTCAAAGCTAAACCTACTGGCCAGTATGAATTCTCGAATAACATTGTAGTTAATAAAGGAGAAGTATACAAAGTAATGGCTACGATTGTTGATATAGTCAAATACTATATAAAAGACGCTCGAGTTATTACATATACACCTGAAAAGACGTCTGAAGAAGTATTTGGTTCTAAAAGAAATAATTTATACAAAGCTTATATCACTAAAGCATTTCCAAACGCAGATTTTAAACAACAAGGCGATGTAATATTTACAATTTTGCCTAAAACTACAAAAACAAAATATGATGCATCTGGTATAGATACACCGGGTGATCCAACCATGTAATATTATGATACAACCAGCATCGAAAGATTGGATACAACAGCTGTTTGTGAGGGAGTTTGGAAACAAGCTCCTTCCAACAGACTTTTATTATGATGATAAAACTGGTTATCGCGTAATGACCGAATCATATCATAAACGCCGCGGCGTGTGCTGTGGAAATGGCTGTCGACACTGTCCATATGATCCGCAACATAAAAAAGGTGAAAAAACTTTGAAAGCCCAATAAAATATTCTATATTATAATTAATAAAACAAGTTATGACAACGAAACAAAGAACAAATTTAGAATTAGTGCATCCTGGCTTTGCAAATGGAGTTTCTATTCAGTTAGCAACAAAACAATCGATTGAAGGTCCAGATGCTAGATTGACTACAGAAGAAAAACAAGCTATTATCGATAAAGCTGCATATCATTATGGTCAATTCTTAACCGCATTAGGCGTAACATGGGAATCTGATCCAAACTCGGCTGATACACCTCGGCGAGTAGCAAAGGCATATGTAAATGACTTATGGGCCGGTCGATATGAACCAATGTCAGATATTACAGCATTTCCAAGTGATGGATACGATGGCATTGTGTTTGAAGGAGGTATTCCATTAACATCAATGTGTAGCCATCATCATCAAACTATTATGGGTCTAGTTCACGTTGCATATATTCCGGGTGAAAATAGCAACGTTATTGGTTTAAGTAAATTGAATCGAGTAGTTGAGCACTTTGGCAGACGAGGTGCAATTCAAGAACAATTAACTGTTGCTATCCACCACGCAATTGATGAACTTATCGAAAACAATAAAGGTGTAGCAGTAATGATTGAAGCAACTCATAACTGTGTGCAATGTCGAGGAGTTAAGCATGGTGGTGCTTCAATGAAAACTGCGAAATTATCTGGTGCATTTTTAGAAGATGGCAACGCAAGATCAGAATTTTATCAATTTGTAAAAGGTTATAATAATTAATATGGCACGTTACATTTCAACAAAATTATTTGATGGTTACTCAACTTGTTTCCGTCAATGGAAAGCAGAAGATACTCATTGTAAATTCTTACATGGATATGCTGTATCATTTAGAGTATGGTTTGAAGGAGAATTAGATCATCGTAATTGGGTATGGGATTTTGGCGGTATGAAGCGTTCTAAAACTCAAATTGCAGGTATGTCTCCAAAAGATTATTTTACATTTTTATTAGATCATACTACAATCGTTGCATTAGATGATCCATATTTAGATAAATTCAAACAAATGGATGAAGATGGTATTATTCAATTAAGAATTTTACCAGCTACTGGATGTGAAAAATTTGCAGAACATTTATATTATGTAATAAATGCATTCTTAAAAGAAGAAACAGAAGGCCGAGTAAAAGCTATCAAAATAGAAGTATACGAACACGAACGAAATTCAGCAAGTTATGAACAATAATAAAGACCAAATGAAAGTAGAAGTTAATGAGATGGCAATAACTCAACAAATTAAAATTGCTTTAGAAAACTCCAATCTAAGTGTTGTTGTTACACCAATTATGTTTGATCCTAACGAATTTATACCAGTACTAGGTGTGTTAGTAAAAAACGAGGATTCTAGTTATACTAGAAAATATACAATAACGGTTAAACCAAATAACTAAACCATGAAGAGTAATGATCAATATATGTCACTGTATGATTACAGTGGTAAAGCATCTCGAGAAAGTGGACTAGGTCAAAAAGTGTATGAAGCTGCAAAGTCAAAAAATATTCATGTTATTTATCAAGATCTACCACCAGACTTATCTAGACCAGAATATAATCGAGTAGCAACATATCCAAAATCATTTCTAGATGAATACTTTGGCAAAACTACACCCGGTGATACATTTGCTTCTGAATTAGCACAGGCTGATTTGCGTTATTTACTTGAACGTTTATATTCATTAGAAAATAAGTTTGATGAATTAATTAAAAAATTAGATACCAATGTTACCAATAGTGTTGAGTCAATCGATGACGACCTACCATTTTAAGGAATTTATGAAGCCAGGAAGAATAACAGACTACAATAAAACATTGCCAATCATAGAATTATATCGTTGTGTGCAATCAGAAGGAAGCCGATTTGGTAGACCAACAATCGCAGTACGCACTACCGGATGCACTCATCGATGCTATTTTGGTGAAGGTGGCTGGTGCGATAGCTGGTACAGTTCAATTCATCCAGAAAAAGGTACTTTTACATTCAATGATATTATTAAAATTTACGACGAAAATCCACATATTAAAGAAATGATGTTAACTGGAGGATCCCCGACAATGCATCCAGCACTAGTTAATGAATTGACACATTTTGCACATGAAAGAGATATTCTTATTACTATTGAAACTGAAGGTTCTCATTATATTGAAACTGATTACCCTATTGGCCTCCTTTCTATTAGTCCTAAGTTTGCCAATAGCGTACCCGTTGTGGGCGTTGCTACACCGCAAGGGACGATTACGGATGAAAAGATGGTTAAGCAACATAATAAATTCCGTCTCAATAGCGAAGCGATAGATAAAATGATTGCATATCACGCAGATTATCACTATAAACCAGTCTGGGATGGTACTGAAGAGAATCTACAAGAAATTGAATTGTTTAGGATTCAACATAATATTCCAAAGGATAAAACGTACATAATGCCTGCTGGTGATACTAGAGACGAATTGATTAAAATGTATCCGTTGGTATTTGAAATGTGTGCTAACCATGGTTATAACATGACAGGAAGAGACCATATCGTGGCATATGATACTAAAAGGGGAGTTTGATATGTGGACAACGACAACGACATTTGGAAATTATGAAATTAATTATATTATAAAGAAATGAAACAAGTACTTTATTTTTCAGCAGAATGGTGTGGACCATGCAAAATGATTAAACCACAAATTCAACAATTACAATCTCAAATGACAATTACATTTATTGACGCAGATGCAAGCCCAGATACATGCAGTAAATACAACGTACGAACTGTGCCTACATTGCTGATAATTAAAAATGGAATAGAAGTAGGACGAATACTAGGAACTGCTATAACAAAAGATGCAGTAATAAATTTATATAATAAATAAAAAAAGGAATAAGTTATGAATTGGAAACCAATTGGAGATCAAGTTCTTGTTAAACAGCAAGAAAAACAAGAAAAAACAGCGAGTGGTATTATTGTTATGGCTGGTATGGATGATTATGTAACGTGTGATGTCATTGCAATTGGCGATGGTTTGTTTACGCATACTGGTGATCGAATTCCAATGACAACAAAACCCGGCATGCAAGTTAAAATTTACAATGGGAATATCGGATCCCAGAAAAAAGTTACAATTGATGGCGATGAATATGTACTTATTCGTGAATCAGAAATTGCTATGATAAATACCAATGTATGATTGAATTCATAGGATGGGTAAGCACGGCATTGGTTTTGTTAGGATACATTTCCAATGCCAAAGGCTATCCAATGTTTGCGATGATTGCTTGGATAATTGGTGATATTGGTTGGGTATCATATGATTTATATATAAACAATATAAGTCACCTAGTATTAAGTTTTGTCATCATATCAATTAATTTATACGGAATTATTCGTATATTACACAATAAAGAAATTACAAAGTAAATGTATCAAAATATTTCATATGACAGAAAATCCGGTACTATGCACGTGTGGGATGATGAATTAGGACATCAAAAATTTCCATTTAAACCATATGCATATTTACCAGACTCTGCAGGAACATATGTATCATTAGACGGCACTACATTAAAACAGATACCAGGAAATCATAAAGATAATCCTGCTTCATACGAATCTGATCTAAATGAAGAAGTCCGAACCCTGATAGATTTATACTATGAATCAGATTTAGTATCAAAAGGACATCGCGATTTTTTCTTTGATATTGAAACAGCAAAAGATGAAAATGGATATAGTACTATACATGATACGCGCACGGCTATAACATCAATTGCATATTATGATAAAATTGGTAATGATAGACGAGTACTTATATTAGACGAACTGAATCGCATAAAAGAACGTGAAATACAAGGCGATGGTTATGTTTTAGAAATATTTCGAGACGAAAGAGATCTTTTAACCAGATTTATAAACATATTTGCGGCTGTACAACCAACTGTAATTACAGGATGGAACACTGATGGATATGATATTCCATATTTATTGGGTCGTGCTAAAAAGGTATTAGGTGTAAATGCCATCAAAAAATTAAGTCCGGCTGGAATTGTAGATTATAATCCAAAAAAGGAAAAATGGAAAATATTTGGTGTTTCTAGTTTAGATTATTTGAAACTATATAAAAACTTTACATACAGCGAATTACCAAATTATCGATTAGATACTGTTGCAAAACTAGAATTGGGTCGAGGTAAAGTTGAATATGAAGGTGATTTAGATGTTCTTTTTACACAAGATATTCACAAGTTTGCTTTTTACAACATGACAGATACCGATTTGGTTTATGAATTAGATGAAAAGTTACAGTTCATAAACTTAGCACGGACTATATGTCATAAAGGACATGTACCATATGAAGATGTTTATTATGCATCTAAATATCTAGATGGTGCTGCTATAGTAGATTTAAAACGTAATGGATATGTAGCTCCAAATAAACAATTCCGTTTTATTGAAGAAGAAACTGCAGCTGATGTGTTGGCAGGTGCATATGTAATGGCACCGGTGCCTGGATTGTATAAATGGATATATGACTTGGATTTAACATCTCTGTATCCGAGTATCATTATGAGTTTAAACATATCTCCAGAAACAAAGATCGGAGTTATTGCTAATTGGGATGAAACATGTTTATTAAAAACTGATCCGGTATCGGTACAAATTGGAAACAAAACGATTACAGATGTTAAACAATGGTTAACCGATAATAAATATACAGTTGCTAGCAATGGAACGGTGTATCGAACCGATATAAAAGGATTTTTACCAACAATTCTAGCAAAATGGTTTGATGAGCGGGTAGAATTTAAAGATAAGCGTGATGAATATGAAGTAGGTAGTGATGATTATAAGTTTTATGATGCAATGCAGTTAACACAAAAAGTATTGCTTAATTCATTTTATGGAGTATTAGGACTTAAAACGTTTCGATTCCACGATTTAGATAATGCTGGTGCTATTACAGCAACTGGACAAAGTATTATTAAATTTTCAGCAAAAGTTATTAATAATCATTACCAAAAAGAAATTGGACATTCAAACTTTATTAATGCATCCGGTCAACAAGCTGAGTTTGCATTTTATACTGACACAGATTCAACATTTGTTTCTAGTTTACCGCTCATACAGCATCGTTATCCTGGATTCGATGAAACAGACGAACAATTCATGATTGAAAAAACCAATGAAATTGCATCTGAAGTACAACTTAAAGTAAACACAATGTACAACCAGTATGCAAAAGTATTTTTAAATACAGATTCGCATCGGTTCACAATTAAACAAGAATATGTTGCAAAATCTGGTTTATGGATTGCTAAGAAAAGATATGCACAGTGGGTTATCTTTAAAGAAGGTAAACCTACTAACAAAATGGATATTAAAGGATTAGATGTAGTTAGATCATCATTCCCAGATGAGTTTAAAACTATAATGAAAGAAACATTATGGTATATTTTGAAACAAAACAGCAAACAAGCTACATCTGAAATGATTTTAAAATTCAAAGATTCATTGAATAATGCAGAATTAACAAGTGTAATGAAGAATTCAGGTGTTAAAGAAATATCTAAATATACTAAGAAACGTAAACCTTTTAGTGGATATTTATCTGGTTCGCCAGCTCATGTTAAATCAGCAATTAATTACAATGACATGTTAACAACATTAACAACTGATGTAGTTTCTATCAAAGATGGTGATAAAGTGAAATGGGCATATCTTCGAAATAATCCATATGGATTTGATACCATGGCACTTAAAGGTTACCAGGATCCTACGGAGATTGTAGATTTTGTTGCAATGTACATTGATCGTAACAAGCAGTTTGAACGCGAATTAAAAGGCAAACTAGATGATTTCTATGCAGCAATGACGTGGGGCGTATTGCCAGAAAATAATAATGCGGCAAAGTTTTTTAGCTTTGGTAAATGATTTTTTTTTTTGCATATATTTATATTAAAATTATGTTAAAGGATACTAATGTCAAATATTAAACTAACAGATTTGCTAGCAGAAAATATGCGTCGGTTTAAAACTAAAAATTTAAATGAAGAACATCCTGGGATTTTATTTCCAGCTTCTAAAATGGCAATAGGAGCTGGAGGACTTTTGGCAGCTGCAGTTGCAACATATGCAAAAGTATTTTCTGGAAAAAGTGCAAAAGAGCGAGAACAAGCTCGTATGGTATTAAACATACAAAGCATGATTATAAAAGATACAGATCCAGATGAAATTCTTAAATATATGAAATCGATAGATTCTACTATAGATGATGCAACTGGAATTGAAATTATGAAAGCATTAGGTCGACAATTAGGATTGTATGTAGATCCAGAAAATGAAGACGATTCTACTCCGTTAAGTTAAACTAAATATTTTAAGTGCAATTTAAACGTTGCACTTTTTTACTGTTAAAACATTTGGTTATTTTAATATTATTACATATAATAAAAGAAAAATATGTACGGAAAAAAGCAATGGCGCGGCCGCGAAGTAGAAGGTCGGTATTCGGATATTATGACATTCTTTGTTAGAGAGTTAGTTAACAATAAACTAGAAGTAAAATCATATACAGAATATCCACATTATTATTTTACTATAGAATATATGCGACAAATTGAAGATAATGCACAATATCTTTCAATTATCCGGCATATTTTAGATACAACTAATTGTGCTATAACCATTGAAGCTGCTAAAGACACTTTAAAGAACATTCCTGTGGATCTTGTTAATCGATGCCACATTATTTATCGTATACAAGATGATGCAGTACAACTGCTAAAAGACACCGATACATTGAGTATTGATGCTGGTTGGTATCGTGTGCACCAGATTACTAAGTGCAATATGATGGAAATTCAGCCTGATAACTATAAATTTGATGAAGAACTATGAAATTAGGAGTTATAGCAGGTAATTTTGATGTAATGCATCCAGGTTACATTAAAATGTTTAAAGAATGTAAAAAACATTGTACTTGGTTAATAGTATTATTACATGAAGATCCTAGTTTAGAACGCCCAGAGAAAATGAAACCAATATTATCTTTAGATGACCGAAAAGAAATGTTGTATTCATTAGAAATGATTGATGAAGTTATAGCATATTCTACCGAAGAAATACTATATGAATTCCTTAAAGGAATCGATCCAGATGTACGGTTTTTAGGCGATGATTATATTGGAAAAGATTTTACTGGTAAGGAATTAGGTATCGATATTCATTACATAAACAGAGACCATGGATGGTCAACCACTAAATTTAAAAAACAAATAGCAGATGAAGTACAGCGTAGTAGTAACATTTAGTATGGAAGGGTTTCATTGTTGGCCTGCAGCAAAAGACATATTTCCACCAGTAGCATTTTTATCAGATAGACATCGTCATATGTTCGGGTTTCGTTGTTATGCAACAGTAACACATACAGATCGCGACAAAGAATTTATTTTATTGAATCGTGAAATAAAAAGAACATTACAATTGAGCTTCGAAAAAGGCTTTGCCAATGTGTTAGAATTCGGACCAATGTCATGTGAAGCAATTGGCGAATGGTTATTAGATCAATTTCCAGAACTATACAAAGTAGAAGTTTGGGAAGATTGGGAAAACGGCGCTATAATTGAGCGTGATTAACTTGGATAGTTTTAAAAAATTTATTATTATAAGTTATAATGAGGAATTTATTTTATTTCGGTTTAGAACCACTTAAAGCTCGATACACATATCAGCTTTCAAAAGAATGGATGCCAGCCACATTCGAACCATATGTAAAAGCTGGAAAATTAAACTTTATAGATATTGAAGGCGAATTTGATCCTGATCAGCAAATTAAAGTTGGTGCAGTATTAGATGCTATTGGTAGAGGTAAATTTAGTTTGACACAATGTCAAAATTTTCTTCAACGAATTTATAATGATGAAGTTAAATCTGGAGATATTATCTTTTTGCAAGATTATTGGACTCCTGGTTTAGATGCAATTTGGTATGCATTGGATTTATATGGCATTGAAGTTAAAGTGTATGCAATGCTTCATGCACAATCTGTTGATGAATATGATTTTACATATCCAATGGCAAAGTGGATGCGTAATTATGAATTAGGATTAGATAAACGAATGTCTGGCATCTTTGTCGGTAGCACTATTCATAGAGAACAACTTCGAGCAGCTGGATTCACTGCACCAATTCATGTAGTTTCATTACCAATTCATAAACAAGCTACATTAGCAAAATTACCAAATATATCTGAACGAAAGAAAAATGTAGTAGTATATTCATCTCGTTTAGACAAAGAAAAGAATCCGTTTTTCATGTTAGATGTTGCAGAACAGTTTTTAGAACAACATACTATATGGGAATGGCATGTAACTACATCTGGTAAAGAATTTAGATCGATGCTTCCTGATGTAATTGATGCAATGAAAGCATTAGCTAAACGTCAACCTCGTTTTAAATTGTTAAGTGGATTGTCAAAAGAAGAATATTACACTGAATTAGCTACATGTAAAATTCAGTTCAATTCAGCATTACAAGATTACGTGTCTTGGACAGTTATTGAAGCAACGGCATTTGGTGCTGATATTGTATATCCTAATTTCAGATCTTTCCCTGAATTTATAGATTATGATCGTTTATACAAAGCATTTGATGTTACGAGTGCATTACGATTATTACAGCATACAATTGAAACACAAAGAACACATTACAATATAGTTGATATTTCTGACTTAGGTCGGCAGTTAGAAGCTTATATTATGGTTAATGATATAACTCAAGAACATAATATATGGCATGAAACAGCATATTGTAAACATTTAATACAAGGAAAATAATGAGTAAAAAGTTTATTTACTATCCTTCATTATCAGCAGGATCAATGGTATCAGCATTCAAAAAGGATGCTAAGTTTGAAGATGGTACCACTATGCGATTTTTCGGGAAAGATTATCCAGAAGAATGGAGGCATCCATATTTTTTGATTACAGCAGGTCACCATTACAAGAAAATGGATTTTCGTCAACAGATTGGTCTAGATGATGATGTATTAGTATTTGGAGATTCAGGAGGATTCCAGATTGCTACTGGTGCATTGAAATGGGATAGCACACTTCGAGAAAAAATATTTCATTGGTTAGAAGCTAACAGCGATGTAGCAGCTAACTTAGATATTCCACCTCGAGTTACATTTGAAAATCGTTTTCAAGATTCGATGGATATTTCTTTTGATAACTTTAAATGGTTTGAAAAACATCAATCAGGCAAGACAAAATTCTTAAATGTAATTCAGGGTACATATAACGAAGAATATAACACATGGTATCATAAATTTAAAGACTTTGACTTTAACGGATGGTGTATTGGAGGTCCAAAGCGATTAGTTGATTTTATGTATGTTATTGCATTAATGTTGCAAGAAAGAGAATTTGAAAAGCCTCATGTTCAATATATTCACTTGTTAGGTATTTCAAAAATATCAGATTTCTTTATTCTATCCACATTACAAAAGTTACTTAATGACTTAACTAATGGTCGTGTGCAATTATCGACAGATTCATCGTCACCGGGTCAGTATCCAGTATATGGAACATATCTTCACTCAGGTAATTATAAGACACAGACATTTACAGAATTGTATTTCCCTAAGAATGCTGAATATCGTAGAAAGACACATATTAAGCAAGGTAAAGATTCGGTAGATATCGATAAGACAAAACATGTACCGTGTAGTATGGATTGTCCAGCATGTAAAGATTTTACGTATGAATATTTAGGCGGGCTGACTACAGATGGATTGGATCGATATTCACAAGAAGGTATGCCAAGAATGGTTGTGCATAATACACATTTGTATGTGAATATTGCAAAGGATATTGACAAAATGGTTGATAGTCATGTTGAATTGTTAGAAACAGCTATTCCAACGGATTTGTTTAATGTGATATTATCATTACATGATATGTTTGCAGATCCAGAAAATGCAATGCATGTATATGCAAAATACAAAAAAACATATAAAAAATTCGGAGGGGATTCTATATCAACTACCGATGCAAATAAGTTCGCAGAATTCTTTAAATTTTAAAAGGTAAACATGGAAAAAAGTAAATTACAATCATTTATTAATCGCTACTATTTAGCAGGAAATTGTGAAGCGGTTATTCTTAATGAAAATTCTACCGGTGTAGGTTGTAATCTAATCGATCAAGATCAAACCGTAGTAGGTAAAATTCAATGGAAAACTACACCATTTATGAATGGATCGTTAGGTATTAATCATACCGGTGCATTGACAAAAATGCTTAGTGCCGTAGGAGAAAAAATTAATATTGACGTGCAAGAATCTGCAGGTAAAAACTATGCAATGAAAATTTCAGAAGGTACCACAAAGTTAACCTTCATGTTAGCAGATACCACTGTAATTCCAGCAGTACCAACAATTAATGCAGAACCAGATTATCAGGTTTCAATCGATGTTGATGATGAATTTATTAGTAAATTTATTAAAGCAAAAAATGCATTGCCAGATGCTAAGAATTTTGCAGTACAAGTTGTAAATGGTAGTATAAAATTTATTATTAACTATACCACTATTAATGCAGATAACATTTCATTTGAAGTTGGTCCTACTAATATTACTAATATGGAACCTATCTGTTTTTCAGCAGATAAATTAAAAGAAATTCTTATCGCAAATAAAGGTGATTCTGGTAAACTTCATATTTCACCAGAAGGATTAGCAAGAATTGATTTTACCGGAACTGATTTTGAATCATCTTATTGGTTAGTACAATTGCAAAATTAATTATGATAGTATCTGTAGTAAATCAGTCAAATAATGCACTACCTGCATACGAAACTCCGGGTAGTGCTGGTTTAGATATCCGATGTATTAATGAAGTCGCAATTGACTCAGGCGGCAGATGTTTAGTTGAAACTGGATTATTTGTAGAAGTTCCGCAAGGTTATGAATTGCAAATAAGACCAAGAAGTGGATTGGCACTAAAACATGGAATTACTGTGTTAAATTCACCGGGCACGATTGATTCAGATTATCGGGGAGAAATAAAAGTTATTTTGATTAATCATGGTCCGCACTCTATTATATTCAATCCAGGCGACCGAATAGCACAAATGGTTTTATGCAAAGTAGAACAGATACAATGGTTACCGGTAGCTGGATTAACTGGAACTAAACGAGGAGAAAAAGGATTCGGTTCTACCGGAGGAAAATAATTATATTATGTTTAATACACAAGAAAATACACTTTGGGTCGAATCATTTCGTCCCGACACATTAGAAGGATATATAGGTAATGAACATATCATTGAAAAAGTACGCATCTTTATTAATAATGGTGATGTTCCTCACTTATTATTCTATGGTACCGCGGGTACTGGGAAGACCACGTTGGCAAAAATCATTGCCGGTAGTGTGGATGCCGATGTTATGTATATAAATGCATCCGATGAAAACTCAGTAGATGCTGTACGGGATAAGATTAAACGTTATGCATCGACAGTAGGATTTCGACGATGGAAAATCATTATATTGGATGAGGCTGATTATTTGACACCAAATGCTCAAGCAGCATTACGTAATTTAATGGAAACATATAGTAAAACAACCCGTTTTATTCTTACATGTAATTATGTAGAAAAGATTATTGATCCAATACAATCTCGTTGTCAAACATTTGCAATTACTCCTCCGAATAAAACAGATGTAGCAAAGCGGCTTGTGCAAGTATTAGAAGAAAAGCAAATTGAGTTTGATATTAAAGATGTTGCTGCAATAATTAATGCATCATATCCAGATATTCGTCGTGCAATTAATGCAGCACAAGCATCAGTTGTTAATAACACATTGCAACTAGATAAAGCAAGTGCTATACAAGCAAATTACATGACAGAAATATTAGATGTATTACGCAATTCTGCAGACAAGAAAGGTGCATTCACTAAAATACGTCAAATTATTGCAGATAGCAAAGTAAGAGATTTTACGGCACTATACACATTTCTATATGACAATTTAGATGAATTCGCTCATGGACATGTAGCTCCATGCATTTTAATTATTGCAGAAGCTCAATACAAAGATGCATCTGTTGTAGACAAAGAAATCAACATAATGTCCATGTTTGTAAATATATTAGGAGAAATATGAGTAAATTAAATGTTAATATTGGCCCAAACGATATGCAGCCAATTCAATGCAAAGAATGTGATGGAATGTATTTTCGTCAAGTAATGGCAATTAACAAAGTATCAAAATTTCTAACAGGTGGGGATAAAGATACAATGGTTCCGGTTCCTGTGTTTCGATGTGATGATTGCGGGTCTATTCCAGAAGTGTTTCAACCCATTAAACTGAAAAAATAATGTCTAGCCCATACTATAAAGACGATGTAACAATTGTTTTTAAAACATCAGCTCGGAGCAATGCTAAAACCAAAATGAAAACATTGCGCAATAAAAGTATTGATGATGTGTTAGAACGTAAAATTCCCGGAATACCAGATACAGCAGTTATACTAGAAATGGGTATTGGTCCAAATTTCGAAAAACAATGGCGAACTAAATATAAACTATAAATGGCAGAAGAAAAAAAGGGTGCAACTATCTTTGATTTTATCGAAGGCGTAACAAGCAAAAAGAAAGCATGGAATAAATGGAGTGAAACTGATCAAAAGGCATTTTCTCCATATATTGTTAATCGTTGGCTTTCTATGCGACAAGATTTAGTTGAGGTTATTAATGAGTTACAGACATACACAATAGGGTTATTACGGCCACAAGAAACATATCGTCTTTATTACGAACTATTACCGCATAACAAGGCATTTGCTAAATACATTAAAGGTAAAAAAGAAGATAAATTTTCCGATAAACTAATCTCTCAAGTTGCAGAGCACTACAAAGTAAGTCGTTCTGAAGCAACTGATTACGTGGATTTGATGGATCAAACTAGTTGCACTCGTCTGCTAAATTTATATGGATATTCGGAGAAAGAAGTAAAAAACATGATGAAAGGAGTTAGAAAATGAGTGTAAACACGCAATCACATTACCGAGGTAAAGATAGCCTGTATAAATTCGCAGAAGATTGGGAACTTAATAGCTATGAATTTGATATTATTAAACGAATCGTACGTTGTCGTTACAAAGGATCATTTACCGAAGATTTAAATAAGACTAAAGATTTAATTGATATCTATTTAACAGAACAACAACATACACATACTCCAAAAATAAATGTTATTGGATGTTCTTTGGATTTAACAAAATAGTATTTTTTTTTTTGATTATATTTATATTAAAATTAGGAAATATATGATAAAACTAAAAAATATTCTAGCAGAAAATATGCGTCGTTTTAAAACTAAGAATTTAAACGAAGATGAAGATAAAGCATATAATGCACAACAAGATGCTATACGACTCAATAAAATTGCAAATCATTATTTAATGGAGCAAGAGACCATTAATTTTGATAAAAATTATTTTACTAATAAAAAACAAGGTCAAATTACTTTTGACGATTACGGGTTCCCAACAGATGTTGATGGAGTTCAAATAACAGATTATGAAACTCAGTGGCAACCAAACTTCACCACAAAAAATTTTGGTGGGAGAGGAACTAAAGGTGGTAAATATAATTGGGTTTATGGTGAAACTGTTTCAACGGGTGTTAACGCTCCAGGGCAACAAAAACCAGGTATCTCAATTAAAGACGAGAATGAACAAGAGGTTGGTACATTTATTTTTTAAATAAAAACTATGGAACTAAATAGATTTAGACAATTATTAGAATCAACAAAAAGAGTGGGTTTTTTTTATTTTATGGTATTTTATTTATAAGTGGTGCAGCATTATTGCTGCACTTTTTTACTGTCCGGTTGTTTCCTATTATATTTTTTCTTATATTTAATGTATGAAAAATGGTTATATTAATCCTGTCTATAAGCTATCATTACGCGATGCTGACACAGTTCCTCGTAGAATATCATATTCACAATGGTACATGTATGAACGGTGTCCGTTATCCTGGAAACTTGCTTATATAGATGGATTGGCTCCATTCCAGGCTTCAATCGATACATGTTTTGGTACGGCATTCCACGAGACAATGCAGTATTATATTGAAGTTATGTATACCAAATCGGTTAAACAAGCAGATGCGTTAGATTTGCGAAGTATACTAACTAACAAACTGCGAGAAGAATATCAACGCAATGTAACTGATACCGGATCACACTTTTCCAATCCATTGCAGTTAGCAGAATATTTAGAAGATGGTGTTGCTATTTTGGAATGGTTCAAGAAACGACGCAAACAGTATTTTTCTACTAAAGATTGGGAATTGGTAGGCATTGAAATAGAGTTATGTACCCCGGCATCGCCTAGTAATCCATCGGTTTATTTATTTGGATTTATTGATTTGGTTATACGCCATATTCCAACTAATACTATACATGTATATGATATTAAAACAAGTCGTGGCGGTTGGAACAAATATCAAAAATCAGATCCTTTAAAAGCAGCCCAACTCGTATTATATAAAAATAAATTTTCCGAGCAATTTGGTGTCCCGAAAGAAAATATTGTAGTTGAGTTTTTTATTGTGAAACGCAAAATGATTGAAGAGTCAATGTTTCCACAAAAACGCATACAATTATTTAAACCTAGCTCCGGCACGGTAACACAACGCAAAGTTCAACGTCAAATTGATGCATTTGTAGAACATTGTTTCGATTCTGAAGGAAATAAACTTGCAGATAAACCATATATGGCCATTTCTGGAAAGGGTGATAAAAATTGCAAGTATTGTCCATTCAAAACAGATTATATGAATTGTCCTAAAGAAAATAGGATTCGTGCCGAAAAATAACTATAATATAGTATGATTCAATATAAACATAAACATGCATATGTATATCGATTTGAAATACAAAAGCGAGCCCCATTTGTAGGATGGGAAGTTATGGAATATGTTTTACTAACTGATGAAACTGGACCTAATAGTAAAAGTAACCGACAACTATTAGAAACTGGATTACGAATAGCATATAATCATATGCCAAAGAGTGTTAAATTTTCATATGAAAAATAATATGGCAAAAGTAGCATTAATCGGAAATACAGGTTGGCAAAATAAACGCAAAGTTCAGGAAACATTGCAAATGTTAAAACGTAAATTTCCAGATGATCTGATTATTATTGGAGCTGGTGGGAATGAAGGTGCTAATTATTTTGTAAGAAAATTTGCATTAGAATTCGGAATGAATTATCAGGAATTCAATCCATCATTTTCTGGATATAATTTATATTCAGCAATGCCAGAATCATATTATGGTAAAAAATATCATTTTTCACAATTACATCATCGCATGAAACTAATTGCACAACAATGTGATTACATGATGATTATGACTAATGAATCACAATTAGACCCGGTATTACAAACAGCATATACTAATGTGAACAAGTTGAATAAACCAGTGGTTATTTTAGGTTAGTAATATTTATAATAAAGTTATAAGGAATAATAAATGGAGTTACCAAAGTTAAAAAAAATTGATCCAAACAAGCCAGCAAAAAAGAAAATTTTATTGTTAGCAGATGATTTTCGTTTACCATCCGGTATTGGAACAATTAGCAAAGAAATTATTTTCAGCACAGTTAAAGAATTTGATTGGGTTCAAATTGGAGCTGCAATCAATCATCCGGATGCTGGCAAGGCATTTGATTTGTCTGCAGAAATTGCCCAAGAAACTGGGGTAGAAGATGCATCAGTTAAATTGATACCATATAATGGATATGGCGACCGAAATATTTTATTTGCGGTACTAAATCAAGAAAAGCCTGATGCTATTCTTCATTTCACCGATCCTCGTTATTGGACTTGGTTGTATGCGATCGAACATGAAATCAAAACAACCTTTGGTATTCCTATTACCTATTATTCAATTTGGGATGATTTACCATATCCAATGTGGAATGCCCCATATTACGGTAGTTGTGATATGATTATGGGAATTAGCAAACAGTCTGATAATATCCATAAAGAAGTGCTTAAACAGAACGGATTTGGTGTTGTAGATTACGACAACGGAGATTCAGTACCTGCAGATATTAAATGGAATGATGCAATCACCGGTTTCGTGCCTCACGGATTAAATCATAACACGTTCAAACCATTAGAAGCTACAAATCCAGCATACGCAACAATGTTTGAAAGAATTAAAAAACAAAATGATGTAGACTTTGTAGTATTTTGGAATAACCGAAACATCCGAAGAAAACAGCCAGGTGATGTAATATTAGCATTCAAACACTTTACAGATCAACTACCAGAAGATAAACGATCTAAAGTTGCATTACTAATGCATACGCAACCAATCGACGAAAATGGAACCGATTTACGTGCAGTAGCAAAAGTACTTGCCCCGCAATGTAAAATTATTTTTTCAGAACAAAAATTATCTGGAACGGATCTAAACGCAATGTATAATGTTGCAGATGTAGTGGTAAATATTGGTTCTAATGAAGGTTGGGGTCTAAGTTCAACCGAAGCAATATTAGCTGGAATCCCGATTATTAACAACGTAACTGGCGGATTGCAAGATCAATGTGGGTTCGTAGATGAAAATGGCGAATGGATTTGTTTTAACGGAGAGTTTTCTACAAATCACACCGGTAAATATAAAAAACATGGATCTTGGGTAAAACCAGTATTTCCAACCAACCGTTCATTGCAAGGATCACCAGCAACACCATATATTTTTGATGATAGAGCTCAATTTGAAGATGTTTCAGACGCAATCATGTATTGGTATCAAATGTCTAAATTAGAAAGAGACACGAGAGGATTAGCAGGAAGACAATGGGCTTTAGAAAACGGATTAACGGCAGAGCAAATGGGTAATAAAATGATTGATATGTATCGTTATTTGTTTACCGCATATAAACAACCAAGACCTTCATACACATTACACCAAGTACAGCCAACAGAATATAAACAAACAGGAATAGTAGCATAATGAGAAACGTAGTTATAGCATCACCAGTAGCAACACAAAGTGGTTATGGACATCATGCACGTGAAATTATCACGAATATTATAGAACAAAAATCAGATGAATGGGATGTAAAATTAGTATCATTGCCATGGGGAGCGACTCCAATGTCATATCCATTGGTACCTGATTTGCAACGAAGAATCATTCCGTTGCCACTAACACAGCAACCTGACATATGGATTCAAATTTCTGTTCCTAATGAATTACAACCAGTAGGTAAATACAATATCGGAGTAACTGCAGGAACCGAAGGAGATATTTGCCCGGAGGATTGGATTGATAAATTAAATGCCATGCAATTAATTATTGTTCCGAGTGAATTTACTAAAACAGTGTTTATTGAAACTTCTAAAAAGCATAACAAACCATTAACTGTTAAAATAGAGGTAATTCCAGAATATTTTGTTGAGACGGTTTATAATAATAAAGATGTTGTAGCATCAGTACCTGCATTGGATGACATTAAAGAGTCTTGGGCGTATTTATCAGTTGGTCATTGGTTGCAAGGACAAATCGGTGAGGATCGAAAAAATATTTCTGGACTTGTGCATTGTTTTTTCAATACATTCAAAAATACAAAAGATATGCCGGCCTTAATATTAAAAACGAGTGGGGCTACTTATAGTATAATGGATCGAATGGATATTGAATCCAAAGTATTACAGATACGAGATATGTTCGGTAACGCAAAACTTCCAAATGTATATGTATTGCATGGTGAGTTGACAGATGCTGAAATGAATGCATTGTATAATCATAGCAAAGTAAAAGCAATGGTAACATTTACTAAATCTGAAGGATTTGGTCGACCATTATTAGAATTTTCTACAACCGGTAAACCTATTATAGCACCGCATTATTCTGGACAAGCTGATTTCTTGAAAAAAGATTTTATATGTGAATTGCCAGGCGGATTAACACCAATTCATGCATCTGCACAAAATCCATTTTTAATTGGAGATGCAAAATGGTTTACTCCTGATTATACATACGCCGGCAAGATGTTGCAGGATGTTCGTAAAAACTACAAGAAATGGTGTGATTTAGCAAAACGACAAAGATACTTTGTTAATAGCACATTTACTAAAACTGCTGTATCAGATATCTATAAGAACGTATTACAGCACATAGAAGAAATGGTAGCAAAGATACCAAAGCCAGTAGAACTTAAGTTACCGCAGCTAAAAAAGATAGAATTGCCTAAGTTACAAAAGGTTGGAGAATAATTTAAAATAACGTATTATATATTATGAAAATAAGTTATGCTGTAACCGTTTGTGATGAATTTATAGAAATTCAACGATTGTTAGCGTTTTTGTTAGAACATAAACAACCTCATGACGAAATCGTTATTCAAATGGATTTGTCTGTAGCTGATCTTAATAGTATGTCAGAAGCTAAAAAATTAGTTTGGCAGTATATCATGAAACATAATGAACAAGGGCATTGCCGAGTTATATTTAACCCATTAAATAGCGATTTCTCAGCATTTAAAAATCATTTAACCCAACAATGTACCGGAGATTATATCTTCCAAATTGATGCTGATGAATACCCATCAGAGGATTTAATTAAACATTTACATGAGCTTTTAGAATTAAATCCTGAAATGGATATTTTCTTAGTACCACGAGTAAACACAGTTGAGGGTTTAACACCTGAACATATTCAACAATGGGGCTGGAAAGTAAACGAAAAAGGTTGGGTTAATTGGCCTGATTTTCAATGGCGTATTTGGAGAAATGTACCTGAAATTAAATGGATAAATAAAGTACATGAGCGGTTGGATGGGTTCAAAACATATACTATTCTACCAGATGTAGAATATTTTGCTTTATATCACCCAAAAACAATTGACCGACAAGAAAAACAAAATAATTTTTACAATACATTATGATTAATAAAACGTACACTGATTTAGAACGAGAATTCATAGATTCTAAAGATTTAAAAGTAGAAGATATTTTAAATCTAGTAGAAAAGTTCATCAAACATAAAGAATCATCTAAAACATGGGAAGCTGGTAAAGATTTAGTTCAATATGCTGGAAATTATTTTGATGAAAAAGAATATATAGCAGCAGTTAAAACATTACTAGGAGGATGGTTAGTTTTAGGACAAGAAGGTATACGTTTCGAATCCAGATTTCCTAAACGGTTAGGTAAAAAATTAGGAATTTTAACGAACAGTGGATCTAGTGCAAATTTATTAATGTTAGCAGCATTAACCTCAAAACGAGGTATGAATTTGCCAAAAGGAACTAAAGTATTAACTCCAATTGCTGGATTTCCTACAACAATTAATCCTATTTTGCAGTTAGGATTTACTCCGGTATTTGTGGATATTGAATTAGAATCTTTAAATTTAAATTTAGATCAAGTAGAACAAAAATTAAAAGAAGATCCGGATATTAAAGTTATAACATTTGCACATGTTTTAGGAAATCCTCCTAATATGGATCGTTTAATGGAATTGGTTGAAAAATACAATTTAATTTTATTAGAAGATTGCTGCGATGCATTAGGTTCAAAATACAAAGATCAGCCATTAGGAACATATGGCAAAATGGCCAGTTGTTCATTTTATCCAGCACATCATATTACTATGGGTGAAGGCGGTTTTGTTGCATGTAATGATTTAGAAACGGAGCGAATTTTAAGAAGTTTTAGAGATTGGGGTCGAGGCTGTTATTGTGTAGGAAAACAAAATCAGTTAGAATGCGGAATGTGTAATCAACGATTTAATAATTGGTTACCAGCTCTGCCAAATGACGTATTTGACCATAAATATGTTTACGAAGAAATTGGTTATAATTTAAAACCAATAGAAATGCAAGCTGCTATGGCATTTGTGCAAATGCAAAAATTAGAAGAAATAGGTCAAATTCGAAGAAAAAATCACGCATTAATTGTTGATATTTTTAAATCATATGAACAATTCTTTTATTTACCAAAAGCAACAGAACACGCAGATCCAGATTGGTTTGCTGTAGCATTAACGGTAAAAGATGGTGCTGGATTTACGAGAGCCGAATTTTGTCAATTTTTAGAATCACACAAAATACAAACACGGCCATATTTTGCTGGTAATATTATGTTACAGCCAGCATATCAAGGATTAATGGATCCTGAACAAGTAATCAATGATTTTCCAATAGCCAGAAAAGTTACAACCGATACATTCTTTTTAGGTTGTAGTCCAGTTATTACAGAAGAACAAATTGCATATATTAAAACAATTGTAGATAAATTTTTTAATTTTAATTTTAAGAATAAATAATGAAAAAGAAACGAGCATTAATTACAGGTATCGGCGGGATGGATGGATCTCATTTAGCCGAATTTTTATTATCAAAAGATTATGAAGTATTTGGATTAGAACGAAGAAAAAGTACACCATATACTCCGAATTTATTCAAAGTATCCGATCAAATTCATATGTTGAAAGGAGATTTATCGGATCAAAATTCATTAGTTCGCGCAGTTAAAGATAGCGAACCGCATGAAGTTTATAATTTAGGAGCACAATCCTTTGCTGGAGAAAGTTGGGGAACACCGGAACAAACTTCAGATATAACCGGTTTAGGTGCATTACGCGTTTTAGAAGCTATTCGCGAATATGGAAATAAAAACACTAAATTTTATCAAGCATCGTCATCTGAAATGTTTGGTAAAAAAGGTGGAACTGCTAATGAATTAACAGATTTTCATCCATGTTCGCCATACGGTGTAGCAAAATTATATGCGTATTGGATTACTAAAAACTATCGAGAAAGTTATGGTATGTTTGCAGTAAATGGAATTTTATTCAATCATGAATCAGAACGTAGGGGTGTAGAATTTGTAACACGAAAAATTACTGATGGAGTTGCTCGTATACATTTAGGATTAGCAGATCATATAACATTAGGAAATATCGAATCTAAAAGAGATTGGGGATATGCGCCTGATTACGTAGAAGGAATGTGGATGATGCTTCAACAAGATACTCCGGAAGATTTTGTTTTAGCAACTGGTAAAACATATTCAATTAAAGAATTTTTAGATTATTCATTTGCGTGTATTGGAATTGATAATTGGAGTAAATTTGTTAAATTTGACAGTAAATTATTACGTCCAGTAGATCCGATGTGTTTATTAGGCGATGCATCAAAAGCAAAAGAAAAATTAGGATGGGAACCTAAAACCAGTTTGGAACAAATGGTTAATATAATGGTAACTAATGATATTAATTTATTAAAAAATAATATAAAGTAAATATATGGAAAATAACATCAAAGTTGTAAATTTAGGCGAACATTATGTTTCGGATTTTATTAAATCAGAATCCGACTATACCGGCCGAGAAAAATATAGTTTAGATTTAGTATTAAACACTGAAATTGGCGCTGCTAGATTAACGGGAATGCCACCAAATGAAACGATGTGGGGTAAGTATTGGTATCGTTCCGGAATTAATGCTACTATGACTAAAGAATTAGGAAACATTGTAGATGAAATAACATCTCGAGTAAAACATCAATCAGGTGACATATGGTTAGATATTGCATGTAATGATGGAACTTTATTAAAGCAAGTACCTGATACTTATAGTAAAATAGGTATCGATCCTGCAGATGATACTTTTGTTAACGAATCATCTAAAGTAGCTACGATTGTACAAGATTATTTTAGTTACGACGCATATCAACGTACGGGGTATGGCGATAAAAAAGTCAAAGTTATAACGACGATTGCTATGTTTTACGATCTATTAGATCCGCATCCTTTTATTAATGATGTTTGTAAAATATTAGATGATAATGGAATATGGGTATTACAATTGTCATATACTCCATTAATGATTAAACAATTGGCATTTGATAATATTTGTCACGAACACGCATATTATCATTCAATTGGTTCATTTAAAAAATTATTTGAGAGTCACGGATTAAAAATAGTCGACTGCAGTTTAAATGATGTTAATGGAGGTAGTTTCCGAGTTTATGTACAAAAAGAAACAGCTGACGTTACATCATTTGGTACTAGTCCATTAAGAGATGTATGTAAATTTAGAGTAGATTCGTTACTAGAATATGAAACTACATTCTATAATATGAATGATTTAAATATATGGAAAAAGTTTCAGTCGGATATTGAAGAACTTAAAGAACAAACCGTAAACTTTATTAAACAAGAAAAAGCTAAAGGTAAAGTAATTTGCGGATATGGCGCATCGACAAAAGGAAATACATTATTACAATGGTTTGGATTGGATCATACAATGATAGATGCAATTGCAGAACGTTCCCCATATAAATTTGGATTAAAAACAATTGGAACTAATATTCCTATTTTATCGGAAGAAGAAGTTAGAGCAATGAAGCCAGATTATATGTTAGTACTTCCGTGGCATTTTATATCTGAATTTGTACAAAGAGAAGATGAATATTTGTCAAATGGTGGTAAATTTATCGTTCCATGTCCTAAGTTTGAGATAATTGGAAAATAATGAAAATATACTACATAAATAGTAAACAAAAAAATTGCGGGGTGTATCAATACGGGTTACGTATCTGGGATACCCTGCAACATTGCGATTTGGATATTGAGTATTTTGAAATAGAAACGTTGCAAGATTTTAATCAGTTAAATTTATCTCAAGTTAACGTATTGTTGTTTAATTGGATTGAAGGTGGTCCTACTGGGCCATATGGTTGGTTAAATCATGGACTTCTTCAACATGTAAAAAATAATTTTCCGGATTTAAATACAGTAACAATAATGCATACGCCAGATTTTCATACTGCTACGTTTGATTATTATATTGATCAAGATCCATTAAAAAATGGTTTTACGAGACCATTATATAAATACGATCTTAGTAAACCTAAACCAAAACACGATGTTGTACATATTGGCTCATTTGGGTTTGCTGGAGAACGTAAAGGTTTTGATGACTTAGTAAAATTAGTAAACGATCAATTTGAAAATGCACAAATTAATATTCATATTACTAGAGCATATTATGGCGATAATGACGGTATCGGTCAAAATGCAGATATTGAAAGAATGAGATCGGTACTGTTAAAACCTGGAATTAAATTAAATATTACTACTGAGTTTCTTTCAAATGAAGAAATTTTAGATTTTTGTTATAACAATGATTTAATGGCATTTGCATATCGATATGGCCGCGACATTTCTGGAGTTCCTGATTATGTAATATCTACTAATACGCCATTAGCAATTACCAATGTAGGTATGTTTAATCCGGTGTACGATCCTAATATAGATATGGCATTACATACATTACCAGAAATATTAGAATTTAATAAAACAACTAACTATGTAGAAAAATTGCGGAAAGAATGGTCTCAGGAAAATTTAATTGATACATTTAAACGTTTAATAGAATTCGTAACAGCATGAAAACATATTCACAAGTATACCAAGATCAATTTGCACTAAAACTTATTGGGAACGCCGGGTTTTTTGTAGATATTGGCGCCGGATTTGATCACACTGGAATCAATAGTAATACATTGCTTCTAGAAGAAGCTGGTTGGAAAGGCGTATGTATTGACGGAGACCCAGCATCAGCAACAAATCGTCGTAATGTAAGTATAAATTCGGATGTATTAACTGTTCTTATACCTCAAACGGAATTACGAGATATTTTTAATTTTTATGAAGTGCCAACCGTAATTGATTACATATCATTAGATATCGATCCAACATCAATCGTTGGATTAGAAAATTTTCCATTTGATTCGTATGAATTTAAAATAATGACATTTGAACATGATTTTTATGCTGGCGGCAATGAGTCTAAAACAAAATCATATGATATTTTATCATCAAAAGGATATATTCGATTATGCGACGATGTTAAAGCACCAAATGGTAGTTTAGGATTATGGGATGATACTAATTACTTCGAAGATTGGTGGATTAATCCAAAATATTTTTCAAATGAATTTATATCGAATAATTACTTTGAAAAATGCACTGGACTTCATATTATAGAAAATATTAAAAATAAATAACGTTATATGTTAAAGATTAGTTTAGATGAATCGTATGTATTTGATTTACTATCAATTTATGAAGTAAAATTAGAAAACAGTACCGGCATTGTCAATAAAAAATTAAACACTTCATATCAGTTATTAAGTGATGAAATAATAAATCAAATAGGAATCGATAAATTTAATCAAATAAAAACTAGCATCGAATATGAAATGTTACGAAATACCAATGCATTAGTGTTTGAATTAGTCGACAGAGCACACGAATCTGAATTATCTACTATAACTGCTAAAGCAAATTACGACCGGTATTTAAAAAAAATAGCAATACAAGAAAAATTTTTCGAAACTGAATATACTGAGATAAAATTATGAAGTTTTTAATGGGAGGCAAATTAGGTGATTTTGTTCATTCATTATTTGCTGTAAAAAATTTATGCGAACTTCATAATGAGCCGGCTGATTTATACATGTACGACATAGGATGGGAATTTGGAATTGAAAATACATATCAAGAGTTGTATGATATAATTATGCAACAGCCATATATTAAAAGTTTCGGAATATATGATAATTACGTTAAACATGAAGTTCCGGCGGAATATATTGATTTAGGACGATATATTGACTCAGAACTATTATATCAAACGTGTTGGTCAAATATTTATCAAAACATGTTTAAATTTACGATAAATGGCGACTATAAATGGTTAACGTATAATAAACTCGATACCATTTTACAAAACAAAATATTAATACAACGTAAAGCTAATGTAATGCGTAATCCAGATTTTCCATATGAACGATTAATTGATCATTATGGTAAAGACAACGTATTATTTATTTCGTCTACCATTAATGATTATAATGAATTTCCGTATAAACATTTAGTTGAATTTTACAAGGTAACAACTTTAGATGAATGGTTTACTTCTATTAATTCATGTAACATGTTAATCGCAAATTTATCAGCCCCAGCCGCTATAGGACATGCATTAGACAAAAAAAGAATTATTGAATTACCAAATCAAATAGATTTTATGCATTGTATTGGAGAAGAACGATATTCTGATAATGTTTATTGGTTTTTAAATGAAAATACGCACAATTTAGTATGAAACCTTTTGTAATTTACACATATGATTATGATCCGGGTGTTGGCGGAATCAAAGTAATGCATAAATTATGTCATTTACTAAACCAAATTGGTTATCCTTGTTATTTAATGCCAATCCATGTACGAGATACATTTAATGTATGTTCCGATTACAATACGCCGTTAATAACTCAAGAAATATTTGATAACATTTCTGATGCAATTGTAATATATCCGGAAGGAATTCATTATAATCCATTGAATTCAAAAAATGTGGTAAGATGGATATTAGGCCCAGCAAATCAAACAGATTATAATACATATTCAGATACGGATTTAATATATTGGTATATGGATTATTATTATACTGACGAATTAGGATCGCGCGAAAATCAATTAATGATAACAGAATTTCATTCGAATATATTTCAAAATAAAAATGTATCTAGAAACGGAAGTTGCTATTCTATACGAAAAGGAAATCCAAAATCATTAGTACACCCAGCTGACTCGATTGAAATTAAATTTCATGATGCTGGAAATTTATCAAATATATCAAGTATATTTAATGCAACTAAAAAATTTTATTGTTATGATAATTATACTTTTTTATCTATACAAGCAGCAATGTGTGGTTGTATAAGTATAGTAATCCCAGACGGAACAAAAACAAAAGAAGAATGGTTAATGGGATCTAGGTTTAATCCATATGGGGTAGCTTTCGGCGAAACCGATATCGACAGAGCAATAGAAACATTGCCATTGTTATATAAAGAAATTGAAATAGCTGAAGAAGATATGATTAAACAAGTTAATAAGTTTGTAGAACGATGTAAAGAAAGATTTGTATGAAAGTAGTTTATGTGACCGGATGTTTAGGATTTATAGGATCCTATGTGACACGTACGTGTTTAGAAAAAGGTTGGTATGTTAAAGGCGTTGATAAAATTACATATGCTGCAAATAAAGATGTATTAAATGAATTTAAAATATATCCAAATTTTTCTTTTGTGCATTGCGATATCAATGATTTAAAATTTTTATATGATTGTGATTATGTGATTAATACTGCAGCAGAAACACATGTTGGAAATTCAATTGTTAGCAGTTCTGAATTCATTAAATCAAATATCGATGGTGTTCATAATTTATTAGAACTTATAAAGAATCATCGAGGGGAACATTCTAAAAAACCAATATTATTACATTTTAGTACAGACGAAGTATATGGAGATATTGAATCTGGCGAACATACAGAAGAACATCTATTAAAACCTTCTAATCCTTATTCAGCAACAAAAGCTGCAGCCGATATGTTAATATTAGCTTGGCAACGTACTCATAATGTACCGTATGTAATTGTTCGTCCTACAAATAATTACGGCATTGGTCAGTATGTAGAAAAACTAATTCCTAAAGCGTGCAAATTATTAACATTGGGAAAAAAAATACCATTACATAATGGTGGTACTCCCGTTAGAAATTGGCTACATGCACAAGATACTGCAAATTCTATAATTACAATCATAGAATCTGGCGTCGAAAATGAAATTTTTAATATATGTGGTGGGTTTGAACAAAGCAACTTGGAAACTGTTAAAAAACTTCTTATTATAAATAATATTGATATAAATGATATTGAAAAATATATTGATTTATCATATAATAGGCCAGGTATGGATGTTAGATATTCATTAAATGATTCTAAACTAAGATCTCTAGGCTGGGAACCGAGGAAACAATTTGATGTTGAGTTAAAAGAAATTGTAAAATATTATAGAAATAAATTTATATGGTAAAAGTTAGTGATGTTATAGCAGAATTTTTAGAAAAGAATAATATCGAAGTTGTATTTGGTATTATCGGGTCTGCTAATTCTCATATATACAATTCCATAAATAACAAATCTAATATTAAATTAATCGCTGTACATCATGAACAAGCTGCCGTTATGGCAATGGGAGCATATTATAGATCTACTGGAAAACTGGCTGCATCACTAGTTACAGCCGGCGGAGGATCTTCGAATTCATTTACTGGTATTTTATCCAATTGGGCAGATTCAATTCCTGGAATTATTATATCGGGACAAGAACAATCATATTATATTAATGAATATTCAGATATGAGAATGTACGGTATTCAAGGATATGATTCAGTAGATACATTTTCAAAACATACAAAAATGTCTGTTCGAATCACTAAAGAAAATGTATACGAAACATTTGAAAAGGCATTTGAAACAACACAAATCAATAGACCAGGTCCTGTATTTTTAGAAATACCATTTGATATTCAAGGACAAATGGTTGAAGAACAACCTATCACCCCATTTAAAAAATTAAACACTCCAATGTTAAGTCCAAAAACATTAGACTTAATAGATTTACTTAACCAAAGTAAAAGACCAGTTGTAATTGGAGGACATGGAGTTAAATTATCTCAATCAGAAAAATTATTTAAACAATTTATTGAGCAACATAATTTACCCACAATATTAACTTGGTCAGCAGTAGATTTACTTGAAGAAACTCATTCAAATAACTACGGTCGTTCAGGTGTTCAAGGACAACGTTCATCCAATTTTATAGTACAAAATTGCGATTTATTAATTGTAATGGGAAGTAGATTATCTCTATTACAAACAGGATATTCTAGAAAAGATTTTGCACCTAATGCAACAATAGTTCATATTGATATAGACTCAACAGAAACAAATAAATTTGATGGATTACCAATTAATGAAGATATCGGAAACATCTTATATGATTTAATTTCAGTTGATTTAATTAAAGTAGACACTACGGATTGGAAATTATATTGCGATAACATTCGAAACAAATATCCTAGAGTAATGCCTGAACATTTAGTTGATCCTACTAATTCATATACATTTATAGATTGGTTCTCAAACAAAGTACCCGATAACTATACAATTGTTACGGACATGGGAACTGCTTTATTAAGTGGCTTTTATGGATTTAATATCAAACCAAATCAAAAGATGTTTACATCATTAGGTTTAGGCGAAATGGGATATGGTCTTGCCGCGGCGGTTGGCGCTGGATTTGGTAATAAGTCAGTATTATGTTTGAATTGTGATGGAGGTATGATGATGAATTTACAAGAACTTCAAACAATTAAAACTCATAATTTGCCAGTTAAAATTGTTATCTTTAACAATGATGGCTACTTAATGATCAAGCATACGCAAAACATGTTATTTGGTGGAACGAAAACTTGCGTTGATAAATCAACAGGCGTAGAACTTCCAGAATATAAAAAAGTAGCAGATGCATTTGGATATGATTATTATACATTAGATAATGTTGATGATTTTTTAGCAGCTACCAATCAAAGTATTTTAGAAGTATTTATGGATCCGAATCAAGAATTTATACCTAAAGTAAAAGGTATCAAAAATAATGACAATACAATTCAAGCTGGATTACTAGAAGAAATGTCGCCATTGTTGCCTTTAGAAGATATTAAAGCGGCGATGGTTTCCGGAATTAATGAACGAAGTAATAGTATAACGAGATGAAAATAAAAGTAGCAATTTTAGGTACAGGTAATATCGGTACCGATCTCATGTTAAAGTCAATTAAAACTGACTTTATTGATGTAGTAGCATTCGTAGGAAGAAGATTGGATTCTGGCACGATGAGTATTGCTAAATCAAAAGGAATTAAAATATCAGATCAAGGAATTGATTATTTCAAAAATAATCCTAATTGTTGCGAAGTGGTATATGATTGTACTAATGCTACAGATGCTAAAGAACATGCTAAAATCTTTAAAGAACAAGGAATCAAAGTAATTGATTTAACTCCAGCAAAAGTTGGGGATATGTGCGTACCTGATGTTAATGGAGATATTATATTAACGGATGATAATGTTAACATGATTACGTGTGGGGGACAAGCATCAATGCCAATGTTACATTTAATATCAAAACATTGTAAAGGATTAGAATACGTAGAAATTGTGTCTCAAATTGCATCTAAAAGTGCCGGAATGGCTACGAGAATCAATGTTGACAATTACATTAAAACTACAAAAAATGCAATAACTAAGTTCACCGGATGTAGAAAAACTAAAGTTATTCTTAATTTGAATCCCGCAGAACCATGCGTTGATATGCAAACTACTATTTTTATTAAAACTAAAGAAATTGATTTTAATAATTTAACAGAAAAGATTGCAGAAAAAATAGAAGAATTAAAAACTTATATACCATATTACGAACTAGTATTACCGCCTACACTAAATGAAAACGGAGTAGTTGTATTAAGTATTAGGGTAAAGGGAACTGGAGAGTATCTGCCAGAATATGCCGGTAACTTAGATATTATTAACTGTGCGGCAATTAAGATTACAGAAAAATTAAAACATTAACTATGAAAAATATAATCATTACGGATTCTAGTCTTAGAGACGGAAATCATAGCGTTAAGCATACTATTAGTTTAGACAGCATCGAAAGATATTGTCAATTTGCGGATAAAGCTGGAATACCTGTTGTAGAAGTAGGGCACGGTAATGGTTTAGCAGCATCGTCGTTATTGATAGGAAAATCTCCTAATACCGACAAAGAAATGTTAACTATTGCTAGAAAAAATCTTAAATCATCAAAATTAGGAGTTCATACGATTCCAGGCTTATCTACTATTGATGACGCAATGTTAGCTATCGATTATGGAGTCGATGTATTTCGTGTCGCAACACATTGTACTGAAGCAACTTTATCAAAATCCCACATAGAATATTTAGCAAAGACCGGTAAAACGGTATATGGGGTATTAATGATGTCTGCTTTAATCACACCAGCTGAGTTAGCAGAACAAGCTAAGATCATGGAAGAATATGGCGCCCAAGCTGTTATCATTATGGATTCGACAGGCACTTATTTACCTGCTGACGTAAAAGAACGTATTAGTTTGTTAAAATCACAATTAAATATTAAAGTTGGGTTTCATGCGCATAATAATTTAGGATGTGCTGTAGCTAATTCATTAGTAGCTGCCGAAAATGGAGCTGAATTGATTGATGCGTGTATTCGAGGATTTGGGGCTGGAGCTGGTAATGCACCTTTAGAATTATTATTACCTGTGTTTGAACGTAGTAATTTTTCTACCGGAATTAGTTTTGAAGAAACGATTAAAGAAGCAGATCGTGTAATGGATTATTTAGTTCCAACACATCCCGTATCCACGCCCATTAATGTTTTAACTGGATTAACAAAATTATTTTCCGGATTTGAGAAGCCGATAATTAAAGCATCTAAATTATATGGAATTGAATATTCATCTCTTATTTTTGAGTTAGGAAATAGAAAATTAGTTGCAGGACAAGAAGATCTTATTTTAGAAGTAGCACAAAAGCTGAAGAATAAATGAAAATATTAATTACAGGTAAAAATGGTTACATAGGACGAAGTTTGTATTCATATTTACATTCTAAATATGAGGTTACTTGCATTGGAAGAGATGATTTCGATTTAACCGATTCGATAGCTACAAATAATTGGTTTTCCGGAAAATATTTTGATGTAGTAATTCATACTGCAATCGTTGGCGGTCACAGAAACAAACTAGAAGACAGTTCAATTATAGATCAAAATATAAAATTATACTATAATCTTTTAAATCACCAAACTAATTATAATAAATTTATAAATTTAGGATCTGGTGCTGAACTAACTCATTCGACTCCGTACGGTTTAAGCAAATTTATTATTAGTCAATCGATTAACGATAAACCAAATTTTTATAATTTAAGAATATTTGGAGTGTTCGATGAAAATGAATTAGATACCAGATTTATTAAATCAAATATTAAACGTTATATTAACAAAGAAACGATCCAAATATACGAAAATAAATTAATGGATTTTATTTATATGAAAGATTTGGTTACTTTAATAGAATATTATATTAATAATAATAATTTACCAAAAACTTTAGATTGTATATATTCAGGTCTGAAATTATATCTTTATAATATTGCTAAAATTATTAATACTTTAGATACATATGAAGTTCCGATATCAGTAGGAAATAATATATCTGGCTATGTAGGTCAATATTATCCTTTAGATGTAAATTTTATTGGATTAAAACGCGGAATAGAAGAAACGTATAATAAGTTAAAAGAAATGCTATGAATATAAAAATAATGTATCATATAATGCCATGGGAAATTGACTATGCATTACTTTCATTTATACAATTAAAAAAATCTAAGTATTTTTTATCAAATGAACATACAATAATTATTGATTCCGTTTTAAATTTATCTGACAAACTAATCGATTGGGAACAAACAAAACTTCCAAAAGATTTTTTTATACAAAAGTATGAAAATATTTCTATTTTATTGAATGATTATATTCATAATCCAAAAATTATTGAAGGAGATATTTTATACGGACATTTGGATTTACAAAAATCTGCTATGCATGAAACGGTAGATTATTATATAACAATTTGTCCAGATATGTATTTTCATGAACATTTATTAGAATATATCATACAAGCGGCGACTACAATAAAAAATGAATATTTCGTAATTACTCCGCAAATATGTAGAATGTGGGATGAAAGTTGGGAAATATTAACGCATCCCAAATTTGCAATTGGCCCGCATTATGGTTGGGAACACACCACCGATATATTTGATGTAGATTATTTTATTAAAACAACATCAGATCCGGTTAAATTAACACCAATTAATCAAGAAAAATGGGCAGGATGGTTCGATTTATATAGTAAATCATATTACGAAAAATTAGCACCAGTTCAAGAAGATTGGGTTGGGTATGGAGGATGGGATTATTATGGACTTGTAGTTAGTACAATTGCCAAACAACATGGATATGATTTTCAACAATATCGACTAGATAATCAAATTATATTTGAATATGGAACCGGACCGTTAGTTGGAAAAGAATTTTCTAGTTATTATAGAAATAATATCGTTAAGACTGATGTATCAGAACAACGAACTAATTTTAATCAAAATATTGATTTTTACATACAAAAAAGAATACAAGAATTATGAAAAATAACATATCATTATTAGTAGGATTAAAGAATAATTTAGACTACAACAAACATTTTTATGAAACAACTCGAGAACTTTATCCAGATACAGAATTATGTTTTGTAAGTTACGGATCAACAGATGGGACTCACGAATGGTTAGAAACATTAACGGATAATAATGTTAAGTATTTTTATTCGGATGAATCTAAAACATTTTCCGATACGTTTAATAAAGCTGCTGAATTAGCAACTAAAGATTATGTAGCATATTTGCATAACGATATCGTTTTAGCCCCGGGATTCATTGAAAATTTAGAAAAACATGTAAACTCTGAAAATATAGTGTCATATACCACAATAGAGCCGCCTATATTCGCAGATCATGAACGTCCTGGTAAATTGATATATGATTTAGGTACATCTATAGAGGCGTTCGATAAAGATGCTTTATATGAGTTTGTACAAATCAAACAAAAACAATATGCTGATAAAACCGAATCTGGTATTACGTTTTTTATGTGTATGCCTAGAATCAAGTTGTTAGAAATTGGAGGTATGGATAATTTATTCAATCCAATGTTTTGTGAAGATGATGATTTAATTTGTCGTTGGAAAATGTTAGGAATGAAATGTTTTACGGCATTGGATGCGATATGTTATCATTTTGTAAGTAAGACATCTAGATTTTCAGAAGAATATCAAACCAGAACTCAACAAATAGAATTGACATCCAATCGAAACTACGTTAGAAAATGGGGAAGTAGATCCGAAGCTCCAAAATATAACATTGCATTCATAGTAAAAAATTGCACATCAGATGTATTAGAACTATTAGAACCGTGGTGTGATAGAATATATATTGAAGATAATATGCAGGTTATAACAACTCATTACATTGATCGAGAACAACCGAATACTAAATTCGATCTAACAAAACGAGTACTTCATACCGGCTACAATGATCCGCATGGTGAAAATGATATTGTAGTAGAATTTGATAAACTACAATTAACAAACCAGGATTTCATGTATATTCAACAATTAGCATCTATTATACAGGATTCAGGTGAAATTGGTGACTTTCAATTAGGCAATCTCAAAATATCTGTATATTCATTAGAAACATACGAAAAAAATCTTATTAATATAATCTAATACATATTTATTAAAAAGTTACTTTAAATTGAATAGGTTATTGTTTTAAACAAATAAAAACAAGGAAATGCTATGAGGTTTAATGAAATTTTTAAAAACTCAAACGATTACAATGAAAAAACAATCATTGGATTTATGTCTTTCGCAGTAATGACATTGGCAATGATAGTTGATTTAGTAACTGGTTACTTTGGTAATGAGTTGAAACTTAACGAATACATTTACAATTCATTTGTTATTGTTACTTTAGGTAGTTTGGGTATTGCAGGTTTAGAAAAATTTGCAGGTAAAAATAACAACAATCAAAATAATAACGAAGAAGAACTAGGTTAATTTAGTTGTCACTATCAAATTTAATTTTGACGTAAAACTGAAAGAATATTCGAATGAAAAACCTATCAAAAGAAGAGTTATTAAGCAGGATAGAAGCAATTAATAGGAGTAATGCTCTTATTTATTTCGATCTTAATGGTATCATATTAGGCGTTAATGACATTTTTTTGGAAGCAATGGGTTATGGTATAGGTAAACACGAAGATCTTATCGGTAAACACCATAGCATGTTTGTATGTGAAGATTACGCAAAGTCATATGAGTATGAAAAGTTTTGGGATATCTTAAGAAGTGGTAAGTATTATCAAGGTGAGTTTGAAAGACGAAGAAAAGATGGAAGTCTTATCAATCTTCAAGCAACTTATAACCCTATTTTTGATGAAGACAACAAGATTACCAAGATAATGAAAGTTGCTACTGACATTAGTGCAATTGTCAATAGCAAGAAACAGATAGATGCCATCAACAGAAGTACAGCTCTTATTAGTTTTAACATTGATGGATTTATAACAGATGCAAATTCTATATTCTTAGAAACCATGGGTTATAAAGCTAATGAAAAAGCTAAAGTCATTGGAAAACATCACAGCATTTTTGTTAGCTATGAGTATTCTAAATCTGATGACTATACTAAGTTTTGGGATAGTTTAAGAAAAGGTAAGTATTTTGATGGAATATTTGAAAGAAGAAAAGTAGATGGATCTACTGTTTATTTACAAGCATCTTACAATCCTGTTTTAGACAGTAAAGGAAATATCACTGATGTAGTTAAAATTGCAACCGATGTCACTGAGGCTGTAAACAATAAGAAGAAAATCGACGACTTAACAACAAATTTACAGGTAGAACTTGATAACTCACAAAAGCTTAAGAATGCAATTGAGATAGAAAAAGATGCAGCACTAAATGACTTAGATGTCATGATGAAAAAAAGCCAAAGTGAGCTAATAAAAATAATTGTTAAAGTTGCATTAGCTGTTATAGTAGGAGTAGGAGTTGTAACAACAACATTATACTGGATGGCTATTATAACAAACCAAGACACACAAATAATAGGCTCTACATGGAGTAATATGTTTAGTGTATTATTAACAAATGCCTTTTCAATAGTTGGTACAATCATGGGTATCAAGTATGCTACACAAGAAGGCAGTAAAGAAAAAAAATAAAAAACATAGTAATAACAAAAAAAAAAAGAGTTAATTATGGTACTTAAAAGAGGTGACAACAACGAAGTTGTAAAGAAAATTCAAGTAGTATTAGGTGTAGATCCAGTAGGAAACTTTGGCCCTAAGACAGAAGAAGCAGTAAAAGCTTGGCAAACTAAGAATGGTTTAAAAGCAGATGGAGTAGTAGGACCTGCTACATTAGCTAAAATGGGAATAGTTGTAGAATCAAAAACTGCAGCAAAACCAGCTTCTAAAACAACTGCTGCTCCTAAATATACATTAGAGCAAGTTAAGAATGCAGTTATTGCAAAAGGATACAAATGGTTTGAAGGTAAAGATTATCTATTAAACATTGTAGGAGCTCGAAATTCCGACACAGGTCACAAAGTAACAAATTTGTTTGACGACCATATCACATTATCTTACACAGTTGGTGGTGAAGAAAAATTCCATTGCTGGCCAGCAACAACAGATCCTGGAACAAAGGGCGTTATGAAATATGGAAACAAAGCGGGTGTAGCACGATTAGTAGAAGGACAATATATTGATTCTCATATTATGCGATTACATGCTGGGAAATATGAAGCCTTAGGACAAAATAAAGCAGTTAAAGTATTCCGTGATCCGAACAAGGATATGACATATGATGAAAATAAAATTCAAGAAGGTGTATTTGGAATCAATATTCATAAAGCTGGTGCAGACTCAACATTTGTAGAGAATTGGTCAGAAGGATGCCAAGTATTTAAACGTTCTAAAGACTTCGAAGAGTTTATGGCAATTTGTCGTATAGCTCGTGCAGCAAACGGAAATAAATTTTCATACACATTAATTGAATCCAATGATATAAAATAATGAAATCAATCCCATTAGCAATATCACTTGTACTAACAACAACCATGACATTTATTAGTACATATTTTTACAATCTAACCTTAGATCACGTCGAACAATATTTGGCATTAATTGCTGTGGTATTGTTCGACGGGTTTTTTGGAATAGTTGCTGGCGTTAAACGAGAAGGCTTCCAAACATTTAAAGCACTAAAAGTATTGCGAACCACAGTAACATGGATTGTAATTTTAACAGTGTTATTGCTAGTGGAAAAAGGATTTCCTGGCACCGGTTGGTTAAGTGAAACAATATTGGTGCCATTTATTGTTTTTGAATTATTAAGTGCATTAAAAAATGCATCCATGGCTGGATTCATTCAAGCAAACCTTTTGAATCAAATTCTAGATAAATTTGATACACATAAAGGCGAACGATAATAATCGTATTAATATAATTTTGAATACATGTAATAAGTTCATATTATAGTATATGAATTATCGTTACATACTATTATCATTTTTACTATTTATTTTAGGTCAAATTATAGTTTGGATACAAGTTAATGGTCCATTAATTTGGCCATGGGCAAAAGAATGGCGATGGGCTTTAATGTTACTAGGAGTTCCTATCACGTGGTTGTTTATGGAAGCAACTAGTTATGTTGTGTATGGATTCGGTGGGTTATTTTGGCCCGGACGTTTTATTTCATTTTGTGCTGGTATATTCATATTCACACTAATGACATATATTTTTCGTGATGAGGCAATTAATGCAAAAACTGCAATATCTTTATTATTAGCATTTGCACTAATATTAGTACAGCTCTTTTGGAAAACGTGATATTTATTAATAAATACGATGTATCATGTCAAAATTTAAAGTAATAAATACAATTATACAGGAAGAAGTTGAATCTGTTCTTACGGAACAACTAATACAAGAACAAACTTCACCCAAATGGACTAAAGTTGATCAACTATTTCGATCGTCTGGTGAAACACCAGGAAACTTTTCTGGGTTAAGAACATATTCATTTGATGATCCTGAAATAGGCATGGTACAATTATTTAGTGATGGTACTGCATATATTCAATCATCAAACACCGAAACAACGTGGAACTATTCAGAAACCGGCGGTACACCTAAATTATCAGTTGATGGCAACGAATTAGAAGTAATTAAAGTTTCGTCGTTAAGAAAACAGAAACAAAGCAAACAAAAACAACAAGCAATTACAGCAAAACAAGCTCGCGACAAAGCTCCATCTACCATTGATACTATTCAAACTGCAATGGATTGGCTTGGATTGATTCCAGGATATGGTGATATAATAGATGCTGTTAATGCTATAATATATTTTTCTAGAGGTAAATATTTAGAAGGTACTTTATCTTTAGTTGCAATCATACCAGTTGTAGGATCTGGTATAAAATTAGGTTTTAAAGGTGCTATACAAACTTTAGGCGGAATGAGTTCGGCATCTAAAATTTGGAAACAAGCTGCAGGTGGATCTAGCAGTAGTATTACACAGTTAACTAAATTTTATCAAGAAGCAGTTGCGTCTGGTAAACTTAGCAAGTCTCATTTAAAACTAGTAGCTGATAAAGGCGATGCTGTGGCTAACATTCTTTTAAAGGGAAAGAAATACTTCGGACCTGGGGTTGACAGACAAATAGATCGAGTTATTGGTTCATTAAACAACACAGTAACTAGGCCTATTAGACAATCTTTTGCATCAAAAGTTGTTGCGGCAGCTAAAGCATCAAAAGCTGCTAAAACTGGTGGTAATGTTTTAAATAAAGTGTTAACTATTGGATCTGTTGGTGTATATAGCACTGCTAAAAATATCTTAAAAAAATATGGAGTAGGTACAAGAGAATTAAAATTGCTTAAGGATGCGATGGATGTTCGATGGGCAAAGCAACTAATAAATAGTCCAGATAAAACTGCACTTATATTTAAAAGCAATAAAAAGTATTCAGCTGCGGAAGCGGCATCATTTGGAATACCTCCGTGGCTTCAAGTAAAATCTTTTTCTCAAATTAGAGATTGGATGGATAATGTTAAACAGACCGATCCATTAAAATGGAAAAAGATATCAGATTATATTGCCAGAACATCCACTGATAATAAATTGTATAAAACATATGTTGAAAATACATTTTCACAAGCATCTAACATATTTCGACCTGGGGCAGTAGCTACTGCGGGAATGCCTGAAATGTTTTCTAAAATAATTAAATTAGATTCATATCGATTGTCAAATCCAAAGAACGTTGATATTGTATACAATGAATTAGAAGATTTCGCAGAAAAAATTGGATGGGACACAGAAGATAATCCACAAGGAGTTATCATGCCGGCGTTGTATATGGTATATAATAACTACTTAAAAACATATGTAGAGCAACCAGTAGCTGCTGTAACTGGAGTTGCAGCTGGGTTAGGAATCGGATCAGTTGGTAATGCAGACCAATCTGCGACTGTCGATGAACCGAGTACTATTAGTACGGTTGGATCTCAAATAAAAATCGATTTTAAAAATGCATCTGGACAAACCACTGATCGATTAGCAACACTGCGTGAAAAGGGATATTCGGAAGAAGAGATACTTACATTAAAACGCGAATTGGATATCGAATGATTAATGAATATGAAACTCAGTCTACACTAAATCCAAAACTTTGGAATGGTACCGAGTTACATCCTAAATTGCGATTAGGTTTATTGAAAATTGCGAGATCATTCTATAAATTTCTAGAAACAGATGCTCCGGTATTAGATATTATATTAATTGGAAGTAGTGCAAACTATAATTGGACTAAATTTAGCGATATCGATTTACATGTTGTTATAAATTATTTACAGGTTAACGATAACATGCATCTAGTAAGTAATTATATGCATGCAAAAAAGAGTGTATGGAATTTAAAATATCCGTTAAAATATAAAGGAATGGATATTGAGTTATATGCACAAGACTCGAATGAGAACCTACATTCAACGGTTGGTGTGTTTTCTGTGTTAAAAAATAAATGGCTGCATAAACCAACGGCTGATACTATATCGATTGATGATGATGCTATTGAACAAAAAGCAAAACCATATGAATATGAAATCGATTCAATTAAAGAAACAGATCCAACTGCTATAAAGAAAATTAATAAAATTAAAAATAAATTAAGAAAATTACGACAGTCTGGTTTAGATGCTAATGGTGAATATTCTGTAGAAAACATGGCATTTAAACATCTACGTAATAAAGGATATATCGAACGTTTAAACAGATTAGAGCAAACGATATCTATAGGTAGGTTATCTATAGAAAACATTGTTAAACAAGAGGTTATGGATATAATTCAAGAAAATAAACATGCAGATGTTACTGAATCATTGATAATGCATGTAACTGGTAAAAAGAAGTTAGACACTACCGGGTGGGATTCTGTGTTAACACAGACACAAGCAGTTACCGATCCGATGGGGCAATGGAGACATCCAGGTAAATGCACAATGATACCTACGCCATATGGAGGCATCACAATGGAACATGTTGAATATGATGTTTTAGGAATCGATGACACGGGTCATATGATTTTAATGAAACCGGGACAACAATATCAATATCCGGGCACACAAGTATTTGAAATACCAAATACGGCACAATGGCAAACTATGATCATGCAATTACAAAACTCAATTCAAAATGGAGCAATCGATGCAAAATGGTAGTAGAGGTTTAGGTGATGATATTAAACGGATAACATCAGCTACAGGATTAGATCAACTTGCAAAACGAATTGCTGAGTTATTAGATGAAGATTGTGGGTGTGATGATCGACGAGAATGGTTGAATGAACGAACAAAAAATTGGCCAATGTATAAAAAAAGGAATATAGGAAATGGCAATAATAAATAAAACAGGTATTACTAATGGTGGTACTATTCAAGCAGAACACATAACCCGAGCTATAGATGCATTAAGTGGAGTTGGTACCGATAGCATTATAGCTTCTGGATCATTTACTGGATCATTTACAGGAAGTGCTGGAATAACTAATTTACAAATAGGAACAAACGGATATTTTATTTCCGAAACATCGGGTATCGTTTTATTAAATGCTACTAATAATAGTTTAGATACTCAGATTCGCCACCGGAACGGGATTATTTCTTCTTCATTTTCGAATTTAGGGTTATTAATTAATGCACCTGTAAGAGCAACTTCATTTACTGGATCGCTTTTGGGTACACTTACTGGGACAGCATCTTTTGCTACAACAGCATCCTATGCATTAAATGCAATTGGATCTGGTACTGAATACATAACTTTAACATTTTTTCATTCACAAGTAACAAATACAGTAAATGGACGAGAAACATATATCGGAGGCTTCGCAGCTCTACCGAACACAGTAGGTCCAAATCAAATTGGATTAGTAGCGCCTTTCGCCGGTGATATTATATATGCTGCAGCCACATCCTATGCATCAACCACCGGATCGGCTACGGTAGATACTGATTTATTTATCGATGGTACTAATATTACTGCTATTAAACAATTAGATTTAAGTAACGCATATGAGGCTGGTGCAATTGAACCAGGTACCGCAGTTAATGGCGGTGAAATAGTTACAATTAGACTAACAGAAACTGGTGCAAGTAGTGCCGTTTGGGGCGTTAATGTTACAGTTGTGATTAAAAGCACATAATCAAATATTTATATAAAAAGGAAAATATGAAACTTACAAAAGAACAAATCTTAGGAATTATTCGTCATGCTTTAACATTTGTTGGAGGTATCTTTGTTATGCGTGGATTAGTTGATGAAACCGTAGTAACAGAAATAGTTGGTGGTGTAATTACACTTACTGGCACGATTTGGTCTATCGTATCAAAAGGATAATGTGAATACTATTAGTTTTAAATTCGAATCAGATCCCGATGTATCGGAAAATATAACGGTATCTGGTATTACCGGTCAACTTGACGTAGCTCTTAATTCAATTAATTCAACGGACCAAGCAGCCACTGCAGATAATTCTTTGCGAATAACCGATCTAAATCAAGCGGATCGAGAGACTAGTATGTTTCCATCCCGGTACATTATTGATGATACTACAGATAACTTATTTACTACAAGATTTTTAATTGATGAAACAGGATATATTACTATTAATTTAACTAGTATGTTGTCTAATTCAAGATTACTTAAATTCGTAACAAAATATAAAGACTCTAGTGTGTTAAGCGTTACAATTAACATACCAAAAACGACTAACTATGGTAGTTTAACTAGAAATTTTAAACTACCGGTGAAATGGAAACAAGGTGAACTCGGTTTAACGTTTGATCCATATGATTACTATGACCAAGCCGATGCTATTATTCTGCAACCAATAGCAGATCAAGTTACCGAATTTGCAACTTTACGTCGAACATACAAAACGATAGAAGACGCATATCTTTTAATTAAAAATCAATTCGAAACGCAATTAGTTGGCGAAATTGATCTAGAAATTGATACCGCTGAGACATATGAACCTAGAAACTTTAAAACAGTTATAACCAGACTATTAGAATTTCAAGTTGGTACAATACAGCCAGCATTAGACTATACTAAGACAGCAAAGTTAACAACTGAGTACGACAGATTAAATACGATGAATACATTGATCAATGTTATTTGTAAAATGTATCCGGATGTAACTATAGAAGATGGTGAAGGTATTCCATATGATTCTGCTGATAACCTCGAACAAGCTACATTATAAGTAATACACAAAGGATATCATGAAGCAACAATTAACAGAATGTGGGTGTGACTCTGAAATGGATCATAGCAACATCGACAACTACATGTTTTTTCAAAATCTCAAAACCATCAAAAAAATGGTAGATTCGATGTTACAATTGGATCCGGCACATGTAGACCAAATTCTATCAGATGGACATGGTTGGGCTGCAGATCATATTGCCACATCTAAAGATGATGTAGAAGAAGTTGGAGGATTCTTGATGAATAATATGTCAACATCCGATTCATATAACAATCAACAACCACAATTCGTTCCAGTAGATTTTAAAAATCATCTACGTAGTGTAATGTCTGAAAAAATACAACGTGTAGATGATGGATGGGCAGTATATCCAAGCAAAGGTGGTAAACGTTTAGGTACACATCCAACAAAAAAAGCTGCATTAAAACAATTGGCAGCAATTGAAATTTCAAAACATAAAAAATAATGCAGAAGCTTAAACACATATTAATCGAAGCAAAAACCGGGTGTCCGGTTGCAACACAAGATATTCATGTTAATTTAAAAAATCGTCAACATGCAATAGATGAGTATTACTATGGTCCTGCTAATCCAGATAAACCTGGATCATATTGGAAAGATGCAGCAAAGCGTTGGAAAATTGATGAAGCTACTGCAAAAACAATGAAATGTGCAAATTGTGCAGCATTTGATGTTTCTGATAAAATGTGGAATTGCATGTCTAAAGGAATAGAAGGCAAAGAAAAAAATATCGATGCAATGGCTACAATTGAGAAAGCTGACTTAGGTTATTGTAACTTTTTACATTTTAAATGTGCCGGTACAAGATCTTGTACTGCTTGGGTAACAGGAGGTGCATTAGATGATAAGGATCTAACTAAATGATGAAATTAAAAAATATATTAAATGAAAGCAATGTTGTTGATCCAATGCAACTTGCAAAACCATTTTTTAAAGAGTTTTCAAAACAAATGAAAACATCTGCTAAATTTTCATATTTAGGATTAAAAAACAAAGAACATATTTTCAGTGCACCTATAGATGATTTAGGAACATTGAAACTAATATTTTCAAAAGCAGAATTTGTAGCAAAAGTTTGCGATTCGTATGCATACTTTGGCATTGTGTATCTGCTAAACGGATTAGAACAGTTTGACGCAACAGTTTGTTTGATAACAAAAACAAAAAATTCATTCGATACTAAATTGTTTGATGATGCTGATTCAGATTTTAATAATTCAAAAACCAATTTTTCAAACATAATAAAAAAGTTATAATGTACGATTTAAAATTTGAATTAATACGACCCACATATCGAGACATTCAAATTTCAAAACCATTACCAGAAGATGTAGCAGAACATGTATTAATGAATTATACATGTCATGTAGATCATGAAGGTTTTGATTTAAATGAAATTGAACAAGAATATTATAAGCATAATGGAGTCTCGTTAGAACATGATACCACGTGGTATAAAGATGGAGAAGCTTCTAATGGAGCTCATGCAATAATACTCCCATGGTTCACTCAAACCGAACAATCTTCTTTAATTCTCGATCATAGTCAATTTGTATTCAGACACCCAATTGTTGGTGATGCTGCTGAACAAATTAAACGTTATGCAAAACGTCGGCCGGAATTATTACGCGTATTAAGTGCAGAATTTAAATGCGGTTTAGATTTATGTATCGATTATATAACTGAGGATAGAGTTTATCCGGTAGTGCATATTGAATGGGATTATTTACATGTTAACGAAATGTTGCCAGATATCGATTATGTAGAACACGTATTGCAAAATATAGATTGGAATCATATTGTTCCTACTGTAATGCGATTCAATTATATGTCTAAAAATAATTTAGATGCATTTCAACAAGCAGATTTTAGATCCATGTTATTATTTGGCAGAAAATCATATAAACTGATTCCTACATTGTAATATTTATTAATATGAAACTAATAAATTTACTATTTGAAAAAAAATCTAAACCAGATACATTCGAAGACTTCGCAGACACTAGAGAGTCTGGAGCAAAAAAGATTGCGGATTCTGCTCACAGCAAAGGCGGATTAGCATTATTAACGTGGCATCACTTTAAAGTTAAACTTCCATATTATAAAAAAGCTGCGGCCGGTAAATTTGATTTAAAAGCTGCAAAACGCGAATTTAAAGCAACCTATAGTAAAATATCTACATCGATGACTCAAACTGAATTTCAACGAGAAGTAGGTCGATTAGAAGTACTAGGTGAATTGATTATACGTGAAGAACGAGGCAAGTAAATGATACATCTAAAATCTATACTGTCAGAAGCATCTCTAGCATTTGACAATGAGTTCAAAGAAATGGTTAAGCAATGGGAAGGTCCTGGACCAACTGATGCTAATGGAAACCATCTAGCATATGATGATGCTAACCCTAGGGTTCCAGCAAAACCAGGGGCAACGATAATTGGTACACTAACTATTGGATATGGTACAACAGCAGCGGTATATCCGTCGTTAAAACCAGGGATGAAAATATCAAAAGCTGCAGCTGAAAAGTTGTTAGCAAAAGGCATTGCAGACAATGAAGCAAAAGCAGCTAGGTTGATTCCTAAATTTGCGTCATATCCTAAATATGTACGAACGGCAATATTAAATGCAATCTATCGAGGTGACCTAGGACCAGTAACTCGCAAAATGATTAATCAGGGCAAATGGGATAGAGTTGCAGATGAATATCTTAATCATCCGAATTATCTAAATCCAGGCCGATTTAAAGGTGTAGTTAAACGAATGAAATCTAATGCAGATGCATTTCGTAAATATGCTTCTGAACTAAAAGGAACTGGTAGTAAAAGTAAATCTGTTGCAACGAGCTCAGGTATGCCAAAAGATCCTGCGGCAGGATCATTGATAGGTAAACTGGTATATCCTAGAAAACGAACATCAGCTGACTATGTAAATGTTCGTACGTCCCCAGAAGTAAATACCGGATTAATTCACAATTTTCAAACCAAAATAACATGGCCGGATCCAGTTGGTAAAATCATGAAAATCTCAAAAGATGACCAAGGTCAAACATGGTATATGGTTAAATTACAACCAGGTGTAGGCAACACTACCGGAGTTGGATATGTTCGGTATGACAATGTAACAACTGATAAGAATGCTAAATATATCTAATATATAATTGGATAATTATTTGATTTTACTTATTATATGTTATGGAGAATTTTATAGATAAATTATTGATTACATCCATTAACCATATGAAAACTAATTCATGGGAATGGCCAGATCACTGGGATACAGATCGAAAGCAACGATTTTTAAATCAATGTTTAGACTATGCAACAAAAAATGAGTTCTATGAACAATGTGCAATTATCAGAGATGTCCAAAAAACAATCAACAACTAAACGAGGTCAGTGGCAAGTAATATTGCATAATGATGATATTAACACGTTTGAACATGTGATCGGATGCTTAATGGATATATGTAGCCATAATTATTTACAAGCCGTACAATGTGCGAATATAGTGCATAACACAAAACAATGTTCAGTGTATGTTAGTAATTATGATGATTGTGAAATGGCATTCGAAGAACTATATTCTCAAGGTTTAAATGTTACATTAGAAAAATACAAACAACGATGATTAAATGGTGGTATAAATTTAGGATTAATATGCTGCATGCTACATATCATAGAAATATGAAACGAGCTGAAGCAGCCCGAAAAGAACAAAACATTATTGAATTTAAAAAATATATTTACCAGGCAGAAGATGCTTGGCGTAAAATAGTTATATTAACAGAAAAAACAAAATAAGTTATGGGTAAAAGATCAGTATACTCAGGTGAATCGGCGAAGGACCGTTCAATAAATTTGATGGATAAATTCATCACAAAAAATGCAAATCGAGAAAAGAATCATCCAATCCTTCCAGCACGCCGTAAAGATCCTAACATTGCATTAGAATTATGGCCACTTAAAGATCAAATTGAATACTGGGAAACGCGCACAGATGCAGATCGTTTTGACGAACAATATTCAGCATATTCTACATGGTATGATGATCTTAAACAAAGAAGCGGTGTGTATCCATCTACATTCTTAGATTTTACAAGCAAATTAAAAACGGAGATGCGAGAAATGTGGGAACGTAAAATGCATCCTAAACATGCTATTATCGAACTCCGCAAAAAAGGAGTATATTAATTATGTCTCAGCAGTATAAGTATGTGTATGGAAAAGGACGTACGGCATATGATTTGCCAGAGTCTGATATTCGATATGCAATAGCTAATACTAAATCAAATGCCGAAGCAGCTCGTTTCTTAAAGATATCATTCACTACATACAAAAAATATGCTAAAATGTATGTGGATTCTGAAACCGGTAAAACTTTGTATGATATGCATACAAACCAAGCTGGACATGGTATTACTAAAGACAGTCAACGAGCAGCAGCAGGTCGATATACAATTGATGGTATATTAGAAGGCAAGTATCCAAACTATCCAACATGGAAGCTTCGTAATCGGTTGTTGGCATTGAACATAATGGCAGAAGAATGCCAGTGCTGTGGATATGCAGAACGAAGAGTTACTGATGATACGGTACCGTTGCTATTAGATCATATTGATGGTGATGAAACCAATCATCGCATAGAAAATTTACAAATGCTTTGTTTGAATTGTTATTATCAACAGGTAGGTGCTCCTTTTAATAAAGAGAAGGAAATGTTTTGGAACTATAATGCACTAGGCTGATATTTATTAATATGGTATCAATGAAAGCTCTTATTATCGAAGGACGTTACGATAGCATAGTATCCGAACTGTCTCGTAGATTGCTTAAGGTAGTAAAAGATAGTTATTCTTCCGTAACAGATCCAAAAGGTATGTTTGCTGGAAAAAAGATATACTTCAAATCCGGAGAATCAGTTCCTAATATCGATGATGATTCTGTATTCAAAGAGATTTATTTTGAAGAAGTAGAAAATGCTACTATACCATTAGATTTCTATCTAGCACTTAAAGTGCAATGGGTTGAAGGTTTAAATGATTTCCGAATCGGTGGTGATGCTTACAACGCAACAGGTAAAAATGCAGATGAAATGCCATTGGTTGAAATTCGCTTTGAACTAGATCCAGCGGAATATCCTCAAGTATTAAGTGAAGTTGCAATTGAACTGCGAGACACATTGCGTCATGAAATTGAGCATACTACACAATCCGGATGGAACACAATTGATTCTAAATATTTGCCATCAGACATGGCGCAACGATCCAAAATACAGACTGGTGATCAACGCCCGGCGAAATATTTCTTACTTAAAAAAGAAATCCCAGCAATGATACAAGGAATGTATCTCAAAGCTAAAAAGAAACGAGTACCATTTAAAATAGTAGTTGATGAATACTTGGGACGATGGGTTGCAAATGGAACTATTACTGCACAAGAAAAACAACAAATAATAGATACCTGGAGAACATATCTCCCTAAATTAGGAATACGACAGGAGTTGTAATGATTAAACTAACTAATTTACTAAATGAAGATTTGCGTAGATGGGTCAAAGAAAAATGGGTTGATCAACACGGTAGGCCTTGTGGCAATGATAAAACAAAAGGCGTAAAAAAATGTCGTCCTAGTAAAAAAGTATCCGACGATACTCCTAAAACATGGAGCTCATTTGATAAAAAAGAAAAAGAATCATTAGTACGACAAAAGAGACAGGTAGGTATGGGTAACCGTACTCCTAAAGCTGAAGAAATAAATTTAGAGGAAAAGACGAAAGCAAAACGAGATGCTTGTTATCACAAAGTAAAAGCGAGATATACTAGAAACGGAGGCACATGGCCATCGGCATATGGATCATTAGCTTTATCTAAGTGTCGCAATGTCGGAGCAAAAAATTGGGGAAATAAAACAAAGGAATCCATGGAAGAAATGACGGTATGCAATGAATGTGCAATTGTAATGTTAGAAGATATTAAATCCGGAAAACTTAATGTATTAACCGAAGCAGAATATCAAGGTCGCACAGTTAAATTGGGTAAACCAATGCGAGGCGATGTTAAGAAGTTTAAAGTGTATGTTCGCAATGCAGACGGCAATGTAGTTAAAGTTAACTTTGGCCATGGCGGTACCTCAGCAAAGAGAGCTGGCCAGAAAACAATGCGCATAAAAAAATCTAATCCGGCTCGTCGTAAAAGCTTCCGGGCAAGACATAACTGTGAAACTCCAGGACCTAGATGGAAAGCAAGATATTGGTCTTGCCGTGCTTGGTAATTTGAAATAATTTTTTTATATAAGATATAACAATGGCAGATCAGATCGAAGAAATATTGATGGAAGCGTACGCTTATGGAATTCATGAAGAAGTATTTGAAACAGTGGATCGAATACAACATGAATTTCCATATGATCGAGTAGCTTTGTATGAAACTGCATTTCAACAAACCATGTCACGTTATGAACAAACAGATTCTGAAGATTAATTTAGGAGCATCGCGCGAATCCCAACGACAACAAGGCTATTTTGATGGTCGGTTTGTTGAACGGTCTGAACAATCTAAAAAAATATATACACGTAAGAATAAACATAAAATTAAATCATATGAATAAATTACTAGTAGCATGAAAAAAGTTATCAGATAATTTGGAATTGTAACGGATTATTCTTATATTTAAAGTATAAAAATAAAGAGTTATGAAAAGCAAAACATTTGGTATTATCCGAGATGGTCGGGTATTTGAAGTAAACAGTGGCAATGATATTACAGCATTGTTCCGAGACAGTATGATTAAAGCAGCAGCGCAGAACGGCAAAGCATTAGCATTTGATCCGGACACTGCACGAGCTCGGCAAGTAGATTTATCTGAAATCCCAACAGAGCCAGCAACACCACAACCTAAGCCGGTAACGGAAATGGATGCTGCCATGGCATTAATTACACGTGCGGCAGATATCAAACCAGCTGATTTGGAAATGTCTGACATTAAATGGAAGTATCTTGTAAGGTCAGCAGTTCGTGGCAAAAACATAATGATGGTTGGTCCAGCTGGATGTGGTAAGACTCAGGCAGCAAAGGCTCTTCCTCAAGCAACAGATCGACCTTTCTTTTATTTCAATTTAGGAGCTACGCAGGATCCTCGTGCCACTCTTATTGGTAACACTCACTTTAAAGATGGACAAACTACATTTGATGAGTCGGCATTTGTGAAAGCAATTCAAACTGAGAATGCAGTTATATTAATGGATGAGTTGTCACGAGCTCATCCCGAAGCATGGAATATCTTAATGACAGTACTAGATGAAGGTCAACGTTACCTTCGACTTGATGAAGATATCGATGCTCCAACTATCCAGGTAGCTCCAGGCGTATCATTTATTGCAACGGCAAACATTGGTACGGAGTATACATCGACACGCGTATTAGACCGAGCATTAATGGATCGATTTGAAATTATTGAGGTTGATATCTTGACATTAGAACGCGAAGAAGCATTGCTAATGAAACGTTACGGCAATGTAGTGTCAGCTGATTTGATTCATGCGGTAGCAGATATTGCCGACACAACTCGTAAAGAATGGAGATCTGAAACCGGTAAGCTAACCACAATGGTTTCTACTCGTATGACAGTTCGTGTATGTGAGTTGTTGGCAGATGGATTCACGTTAGCAGAAGCAGCAGAGGTTTCAATACTCCCATTCTTTGATGCATCTGGTGGAACCGATTCAGAAAGAACATTTATTAAACAGATTATACAGAAACATATGGCTACTGCTGAGAAAGACATTTTCAACACCGGTGAGGTAGATCGAGAGTCTGAAAGCATACCATTCTAAGATCTTTTTCATAGCTCGAAAAAGAAACAGTTACGGCTAAAACTCCCATTCGTTAATCAGCGGAGTCTGTTTCTTTTTTAACTTTACGGTTGGATCGTACTGGATAATTTCTTATATTTATAGTATAAAATAATTGAGATATGAAAAAAGATTTTGGGTTTAAAGGTTATGCAAATTCCACCGCATCAAGTTTCTGGTTAGACTCAGACTTTGATGTTAATTTCCGAGAAGAAAATCGTGTTGATTATACTAAATTAGCTGCAGCTCAAAGAGCTATTGGTAATTTTGTTAATATTGTTACTGGCCAGCAAATACCAGTTGTATTTCAAAGCCGAGAAGAGAGTTATACAGACGGTAAGCGAGTTGTTATCGGCACTAAACTTGAGGATAAGAATTTTGATCCGGCAGTTGGATTAGCATTGCATGAAGGCAGTCACATTGCATTTACTAACTTTTCATTGTTTGAAGGTGCTACTCGTTTATCCAATTCTAAATTTGCAAATCGAATTCGACTTAAAGGCCTGGATCCGGATATGAACATGACCGAAGCCGAGTTTTCTAATATCAAGTCATTGTTGAATTGGATTGAAGATCGTCGCATTGATTACAAAGTATATACAAATGCTCCAGGATATCGTATGTATTATGAAGCAATGTATAACAAGTATTTCAATGATAAGATTATTGATAAAGCATTGCAAACTGGAGAAAAGGTTGCTGAGGATATGGATAGTTACATGTTTCATATTATCAATTTTACTAATCCAAATCGTCAGTTAGATGCCTTAAAGGAACTGCGACGCATATGGAATCTTGTTGATTTGAAAAATATTAATCGTTTGAAATCGACTGAGGATGCGCTAGATTTGGCGTGTGATGTATATCGTGTTCTTCGAGATGCTACTGCTAATGCAGAACAAGAAACCAATAATGTGTTTGATGATGTTCAAAAAGGCAATGATCCAGGCGGTGATAGTATGCAAATGGAAGCGGATGTCAGTGATGATGAACAAGACTTAACAGAAGATAATGATGATTCAGATAAAGGTTCTTCTTTAACATTAAAAGAACTTGACAAGTTGCAAAAAGCAATACAAGCACAACAAGATTTTCTCGATGGTGATGTAGCTAAAAAAGGTCGATTAACTAAAAAGGATGCTGGCATCGTAGAAGCGATTAAAGAATCTGGTACTGAGACGCGAGTTGTGTATACAGATGCTGGCGGTACTGGTTGTCCTGTTGAAACAATTGTAGTCAAAAAATTGACTCCAGCAATCATAGAATCATTACCTAGTTTGTTTGCATCACATGCAAGTGAGTATGTTTCGGGCACGCGAGTGTTTAATGAAAGTAACTGGGGCAGTCGTACGATTATCCAACATCAACAAGCAGTCGATGCCGGCATTGTGTTAGGCAAGAAGTTAGGTAATAAGTTGCAACTCCGAAACTCAGATAAGAGTTTGAAGTCAACTAGATTAGCAGCTGGTAAAATTGATAAGCGTTTAATATCTCAATTGGGATATAACAATGTGAATGTGTTTCATCGTGTAGTAACTGATCGATACAAGAACTATTTCATACACATTTCAATTGACGCATCTGGTTCAATGAATGGTGATAAGTTCAAACAAGCTATTACAAGTGCAGTAGCAGTCGCACAAGCAGCTTCAATGACAACCGGTATCCGAGTACAAATTGCTTTCCGCGGTACTGATACTATAGGAGGAGGTCGTGAAAAATGTGTTACGGTTTATGCATATGATTCGGCACATGACAAAATGAATAAGATACGAAGCTATTTCAAATACTTAACAACATTTGGATGTACTCCGGAGGGCATTGCTTTCAAAAGTATTGAGTCAGATCTTAAATCGGACGCAAAAGGAGATGAATTGATATTCCTTAATTATTCAGATGGTGAACCTACAGATATATCCGGCACTGACAGTTACTATAACGGAGTGCAATTCACCCGACGTGTTATTAACGGTTTCCGAGGATTAGGCATGAACATTGTAAGTTATTTTATTTATTCTGGATATGTATATGCAGATACCCGAGAAAATTTTCAGAAAATGTATGGCATCGATGCCCAATTCATCAATCCAGAAGATATGAGAGATGTTGCAAAAACATTGAATCAAAAATTCTTGGAAATGGCTGTGTAAATATTTATATTAAAATAAAGTTATAAAAGGATAAAAGTCTATGGCAAAACAAATTGAATTTAATTCAGAAGCAAGAACAAAACTTAAACGAGGTGTTGATACTTTAGCAGATGCAGTAAAATCGACACTAGGTCCAAAAGGTCGGAACGTAGTAATCGGCAAGAAGTTTGGTAGTCCCCATGTTACAAAGGATGGAGTATCGGTAGCAAAGGAAATCGAGTTATCAGATCCTATTGAGAATTTAGGGGCTCAAATGGTAAAGGAAGTTGCATCTAAAACAGCAGATGTAGCCGGTGATGGTACTACCACAGCAACAGTGTTAGCACAAGCATTAGTAACTGCGGGATTAAAAAGTGTAGCAGCGGGTGCAAATCCAATTGACTTGAAGCGAGGAATCGATAAGGCGGTAGGATGTGTTGTAGATGAACTTAAATCAATGTCTAAAGAAGTTGGATCTGACAACGACAAAATCAAACAGATTGCAACAATCTCTGCCAACAATGATGAAACTATTGGATCGCTAATTGCTGAGGCAATGAAGGTGGTAGGTAATGATGGTGTTATTACCGTAGAGGAAGCAAAGGGTACTCAAACTGAAGTAAAAACAGTTGAAGGAATGCAGTTTGATCGAGGATACTTGTCCCCATATTTCGTAACCAATCAGGACAAAATGATTGCTGAAATGGACCAGCCTTGCATCTTGTTGGTAGACAAAAAGATTTCTTCCATGAAAGAATTACTTCCTATCCTAGAACCAGTAGTGCAGACGGGTCGGAGCCTGTTGATTATTGCTGAGGACTTGGATGGTGATGCATTAGCTACATTGGTAGTGAATCGTATACGAGGAGCACTTAAAATTGCAGCAGTTAAAGCACCAGGCTTTGGAGAGAAACGCAAAGAGATGCTTGAAGATTTAGCAGCACTTACAGGTGGTACCGTTATCTCAGAAGAAAAAGGACTTACACTAGCAGATGCCACATTGGATCATTTGGGTAGTGCAGAGAAGGTTGAGATTACCAAAGATCGTACCACAGTTATCAACGGCGATGGTGAATCGGCCGATGTTAGAGAACGAGTTCGTCAGATCCGATTAGCAATTGAGAATGCAACATCAGATTACGAGAAAGAGAAACTGCAAGAACGTTTGGCAAAACTTGCCGGTGGTGTAGCTGTTCTTTACATTGGAGCTCCAACTGAGACTGAGATGAAAGAGAAAAAGGATCGTGTTGATGATGCATTAGCTGCTACTAGAGCCGCAGTAGAAGAAGGTGTAGTACCTGGTGGGGGAGTTGCTTTGATTAGATGTTTAACCGCGTTAAATGAACTAAAAAGCACCAATGACGACGAAAATATTGGTATTGCTATCGTTAAACGAGCAGTTGAAGAGCCATTGCGATGCATTGTAGCAAATGCGGGTGGTGAAGGAAGTGTAGTAGTTCACTTTGTAGCAACAGCTTCAAATATTTCATATGGTTATAATGCTCGTACAGATGTATATGGTGATATGATTGAAATGGGTATTATTGATCCAACCAAAGTAACCCGCACAGCAATTGAAAATGCGGCAAGTATCGCAGCAATGATTTTAATGACAGAATGTGTAATTGTAGATGAACCATCTAAGGATGATACACTGATGGATCCAGGAATGATGATGTAATGGAACAGCGGTTATTCGAACAACTCAAAAAGATTACAAACAAGAAGCGTAAAAGGCCGGTGGAAGATATCCATCGGTCTTTGGCTATTGTAGAATGTATTATACGGGATGCCGATGACTTCGGCGTAACTCCTCAAATAGTTACATTAGCATTGCAGCATATGAAACATAATCCTAAGTTAGATATATCTGATGCTATAATGCTAGCCTATGATGAGTGGTTTGATGCTGGATTACGCACTTTTAACAATGGTTAATATAAAAGTAAATAAAGATGACACCAGTATATAAACATGGAGAAGCCGCGTACATAGTTATGCGGCAGACTCCTGTTCATCATTTTGCAAAAGGATTCGATGATCCACCCAACATGGAGTATGTGCAGTCGTACATGAAGTGGTTAGGAGCAGATCACGTGTTACGAACCCAAACGCATTTCATGTTTTGTGAAACTATCCCGGATGTAGATTTTGAAATCATAGAATAATTTCATATAATATGTTATGACAGAAAGAGAATTACAATTATTAGGATTTGAAAGAGAAGACTACTGTGATTGGGATGGAGACCACCACTACTATTCTTATCAAATCACAAACGGAATGTCCTTTATATCATCAGCAAGTGATGAAATTGAAGAAGATGGTCAATGGTATGTAGATGTATTCAACACACAGCATCCGATCCGTTTCTGGAAATTTGAGGAAGTACAGTCACTTATTAACAAATTAGAAAAACATTTGATTAAAGAATGAAAGCTAAACTACTAAAAAAATTACGAAAAGATTGTAGTTGGACATTCGTTCAACAAGATGTCGGTGGCGTTGTAGTAGACAAATGGATGTTATTACACGGAGGTTTTATTAGTGAGTACTATAACTCAGAATCATTAATAAAACACGTGTTGCAATATAATGCAGATTATTATGATGCTTTTTGGGATTGGCCATGGGACAACATATTTCACCAATATCATACCAAAGTAACCGAACGTACGTTTAGAAAATACAAACAAAGATGACTAAATTAGAAATCAAAAAATGTGTTTTAGAAATCCTAGATACATTATATGAAAGAAACGGATTTGATGATTGGTGGGATCAATTGGATGATGACGTTGAAAATGAAATAACAGCAGAGCTTGAATCTATTATTGAAAAAAGATTAAACAAATATGAGTAAAGACCAAGCAAAAGACGCTCTAATCGAGTTACTGTATATTCAGATGATTGACCTATCCCTGATGTCCAAGATTGAACTAGGTGATGATGTGATTGCTGAAATCAATCGACTTAAAAAGATTATTAATAAACCATACGAGGAAAATTTGTGTTAACATGAACACGTTAGATAAACAATACACAGACCTACTGCAAGACATCCTAGACAACGGAGTAACAAAGGAAACTAGAAATGGAGGCACACTTTCAGTGTTCGGCCGACAGATTCGACACAAGATGTTAGATGGGTTTCCACTTCTTACAACCAAGAAGATGCCATTCCGTCTTATAGCAACAGAGTTGTTGTGGTTCCTACGTGGCGATACTAACATCAAATATCTTGTTGACAATGATTGCCATATTTGGGATGGTGATGCTTTCAAAAACTACCTAAACACTTACAAAGGTAATTTTGAAATGGATAAAGACGAGTTCGTTGAAGCTATAAAAACTAATCCTGAGTTTGCTAAAAAGTGGGGGTCGCTCGGGCCTGTATATGGTAGGCAATGGAGAAATTGGGAAACAGATGATACTGATGCTCCTCGATATGAACATTGGAAGAAAGATATAGACCAAATCTCAAACCTAATCCGTGACCTTAAAACCAATCCAGACTCAAGACGTTTGATGGTTAATGCTTGGAATGTTGGAGAATTGGATCAAATGACTCTTCCACCTTGTCATTATGGATTTCAAGTTTATACAAGAGAGTTGAGTTTAGAAGAAAGAAAAGTTATTGCTAAAAAAGTATTACCAATATTAAATACATTTTTAGGAAACCAAAGTGAAGAAGGTTGGATAGAACAATGTGAAAAATTAAATATCCCAACCAGAGCAATCTCTTTAATGTGGAATCAACGTTCAGTAGATACATTTTTAGGTTTACCATTCAATATTGCATCTTACGGATTGTTATTAGAAATCATTGCTAAGGCAGTTAATATGATTCCTGATGAATTGATTGGTAACTTGGGTGATACACATTTGTATTTGAATCACGTTGAACAAGCTAAAGAACAGATTGGTAGAGAACTAAGTGAATCTGAAAGGTATAGAATATTCGAAGATAGAGGATATGAATTTAGAATGATAAAGGATTGGTCTAAAGAAGAACAATACGATAAAGCTGGTATACCAACCCGAACAAGAGAACCATACCCACTGCCTGTTTTAAAACATATGAAAACAGATGAGTTCTATAAAGCGTTAAGTGAAGATACATCTTTGTTTACCCATATAGATCCAACAGATTTTCAAGTAGAAAACTATCAATCACATCCTAAAATTGTTGCCCCATTAAGTAATTAGTTATGAAAATAAGCATAGACCAAATAATAGGACAAATATATCCGTTGCCTTACATAAAGATTACCCATACTAAATGGTTGAACGGTAGCTATGAATTTTGCATAGGTTGGTTACG